CAATGCTGGCCTTGCACACAAGAGGATGTCACCATCATGTGCAATGACCGGGAGCTGAGCACGGAGCGCAGCGTGACCTTGATGACGAACAGCACGAAGGGCGTCCCGATGGGTGAACGCTGGTCTTCCTTCGGCTGGCGGTCAGGCAAGGCGGAATCATACGCCCCGCCTCGCTTGGGCGCACTCGGCCGGTAAAGCTACGGCGTTTCCCTAGGCACGGTTTCGAATCGTGCCTAGGGAACGTTCTAGTTGAACTCGATGACGGTCGTGCCTCGCATGACCTGCAACTCGACATCCTTGGACTCAGCACGAGCCCACAAGTCATCTTCGGCCTCAAGGTTGCGCGCCGAGAACTTCCCGTTGTTGGGACCTTGCTTGTGCGGAATGAAATCAGGGTAGTCCACGGGCGGCTCTGAGCCGGCAATGGCAAGGCGGAGCTGGCAGCTATGCGGCATCCAAACGGTGCAGTTCAGGTTCCCGTTTGAGACATTCACGTAGGCGTCAGAACCTACCAAGATCCGATGCATTGACGATGCCATCACGTTCTCCTCTGAAAGGCAGCGAAGGCTACAGTAGGCCAGCGGTAACGTCCAGCGGACGTTACCGGTGTCCTATCATGGGGCTCCACAGCAGGAGAGGAACATGCAGATCCATTTCAAGAACAAATACATCGACGAAAAGGCCGAGGTGCAGTTCAGCAGATACTTCGCCGACCAGAGCATAGCTATCCAGCTCGTCGGCGTTGAGTTTCCTGAGCCGCTGTCCAAGCCAACGGTGTGCCTCTTCGACTACGGCTACCGGCCGCTGCCCGAAGAAGTGTTCATTGCGAACGCCAACCAGTACGAAGGCTCCTTTGAGTGCCTCGTCAAGGAAGGCGTGCTCGTGGACACCGGCAAGCGTCTCAACTACGGCCGGGGTGACTCCCATGTGCGCGTTGGCACCTTGACGCCGGCAGCCAAGGCAGAGTTCGACAAGCAGACTGCGGATACCTGAGCGATGACAGTTGGTGAACTGATCAGCGTCCTCCAAACCTATGATCCCGACATCAACGTCTACGTCGGTATTCAGGGTAACCGTTGGGAATGTGTTGGGACCAAAGCACCCTTCATTATTCCACAAGGCACCCTGAAGAACGAAGTCACGGGACATGAGGAACAAGCCGTCATCATAACCCAATCACCGCTCTGAACGGCAAAGAGTGAGCGACCCCATCTCCACGGGCAACCGTGGAGATGACGACGTTCACGTTGAGCGTCAACACAGCAGGAGTGAGAACAATGAACCTAGCAGAAGCTTTAGACAGTGCGGACGACTACATTGACGGCGACACCCCGTTTTTCTTTTGGGGACCGCCGGGCGTGGGCAAGTCCAAAGGCCTCGCAGACCGGATCAAGGCCCGCCGCAAGGGCTGGGGATTCATCGACTTCCGCGCAGCGTTGCGGGAGTCGGTGGACCTCAGGGGCCTGCCGGACTTGGACAGCAAAAAGGGAGTGACCAAATGGTTGCCGCCCGACGAGCTGCCCAACGAGAAGCGTGATGGGAAGCAGGGTGTTCTGTTCCTTGATGAACTGAACGCCGCGCAACTCGCCACGCAGGTCGCGTGCTTCGGCCTCGTGCTCAAGGATGCGTTCGGCAACCGCAGGGTTGGCGACTACATCCTGCCGCCGGGCTGGCGCATCGCGGCAGCCGGCAACAGGCAGAGTGACCGCGCCGCCGCGCAGAAAATGCCGACGGCGTTGGCAAACCGCTTCGCTCACCTTGAGATTGAAGCGGATCCTGACACGTGGATCCAGTGGGCCTACGATCAGGACCACATCCCGGCCATCATGCCTGCGTTCATCCGGTTCAGGCCGAAGCTCATCCACTCGATGGAGGGCACCGACCTGAAAGCCTTCCCCACGCCCCGTGCGTGGGAGGAGTGCGCCAAGTACGTTCAGATCAAGGACGTGCGGCGGCGTGACCGGAACATCGAAGGGCTTGTGGGCGAAGGCCCCAAGAACGAACTGAGCACCTTCATTGAGGCGTTCAGCGACCTCCCTTCCTTGAAGGACATCACCACCGACCCGAAGGGCGCGAAAGTGCCTGACACGGCGGCGGGGCGCTATGCGGTGGCAGGAGCCATCGCACGTCACGCCACCCGCCAGAATTTCAAGCCCATCATGACCTATGCGGACAGGTTGGGCAAGGAACTGGAAACGGTGACCGTGATGGACGCTTGCCGCAGGGACAACACCCTCTGCGACACGCCGACCTACATCTCGTTCAAGCAGGCCAACCAGTCGTTCGAACTGTGAAGGAGCATGAATGGAACTGAGAAAGAAGTCACCGGGCGGGCGGCTGAAAAAGACAGTCGCCCGCAGAGAGTTCGGAGCCGGGCAACCGGTGTTCTTTCGGTGGGTTCACGGCACAGGGCCGCAAACCATGAACCCGGAAGGATACTACGAGTTCTGCATCGAGCTCACCAACAGTGCTACCGGCGAGACATATGAGCTCGCCGGTAAGCAGGTGGAACTGATGGATTTGTTCCAACACTATCAGGCGCGCTTCGCAGAAGCGACAGCCTAGGAGGTTGCAATGTCAGTAATCAGAGGCGTGTTCGAACGCCAACGCACGGACGCGCAGAAGGCGGCAGTCATGGCCGTCATCTTGCAGGATGCGATCAAGGCGCTGCCGGGACTCGAGCCATTGGATGTCATGTGCGTCAAACCGCATGAGGTTTCGCGCCTCATGCAGGATGCAAAGGGCAACCAATACGTCGTGGCAGTGAGGCCGATCGGATGAACGCGCGAGAGCGCAGAGCCGCCCACCTCGACCGCAAGGTGCTGCACAAGATGATCCACTTCCAAGCAACCATCATGGGAGCACTGCACAAGACGGCGACTGATCCAACGATCATCACGCAGCTTGAGCAGCGCATGTTGGAAGCCTTACGGCTGATGGAAGAGATCAACAACGAACTTTCGCTTGAGAACGTAGAGCTCAAGCGGGAGGTCAGCGAACTGGAAACGCAAGCAATGGCGGGAGCCGAAAGCGTAACCAAGAACTGAGCACAGTGACATACGGCGGTGAGAGCCGCCGTATGGCGAAGTGCTTAGGAGCATTTCACACAGCAGGAGAGAGAACATGAACCAAGAAGCTGCAAAGGCAGTGATAAAGGCGCGCACGCAGATGATATATCGGCAGCGCTTCTATTCCTGCCTTGCCCTCAACTTGGAGCCGAAGGAGTCGCCAGCGGCGGCTTCCACGGCTTTCGAGGGCAAATCATACTTCTACAACGCCGATTACATCCTCGGCCTGACGGAAGGACAACGCATGGGCTCATGGGCGCAGGCCGTCACGGGCTGCGTCTACAAGCATCCCATGCGTCGCAAGTGGCGTGATCCACGCCGCTGGAGCTTGGCCTGCGCGTACGTCATCAATCACGACGTGCTCTCAGCCGGCTTCGAGCTTCCACCGGGCTCGGTGACTGACGCCAAGTATCTTGGCATGAGCGCCGAGCAGGTCTACGAAATGCTCGACGAACAAGACGAGCAATCCAAGCCGAAGCCGCCCGAACAGGGTGGTGACGAGACCGCCCCGAAGAAGGGCGGCGGTGGCGGAAAGCCTGACGAAAAGGGTGATGACGGCGAAGGCGAATCTGACGGCGACGGCGAAGGCGGTCAAGGTCAGGGTGGACGCACGCCGCAGCAGGAACACGACCCCGGTGGGGCCGGCGAAGTTCTTGACGCGACGGATCACACCGACGTCAACGGCAACAAGGAGGCTTCCGACGAGTGGGACAAGAACGTGCGCGCCGCTATGGCAGTTGCCAAGGCGGCGAATGCGGGCTCCGTTCCCGGCGAGCTGGAACGCATCTACAAAACGTTGACTGAGCCGCGCATTGACTGGCGGGACGTGACACGCATCTGGGCGCAGAACTCAATGCGCAAGGATACATCATGGTCACGACCGGACAAGCGTTACCTGCCCCGCAAGATCTACTTGCCGGGGAAGGTCAGTGACCGGCCGCACCGTCTCGCTGTCATCGGCGACACCTCGGGCAGCATGACTCCGCGCTTGTGGAGCGAGCTGGCCACCGAGATTAAGGCGATGGTGGATGAAGGCGTGGCGGACGAGGTCTACGTGATCTACACCGACACGAAGTTTCAGGGCGTTGACATCTTCGAAGCCTACGACGAACTGAAACTGAATCCCAAGGGCGGCGGCGGGACCCACTTCAAGGCGGTGTGGGAATGGTTGGAACAGAACGTTGACGACGTAGCAGGCGTCATATTCTTTACTGACCTTCTCACGCTGGACTTTGGGCTGGACCCCGGCTGCCCTGTCCTTTGGGCGGTGCATGGAGACAAGCGCCGCTATGCGGGGCTGGCTTCCAAGGCACCGTTCGGGGACACGGTCTTCGTGGACTACACCTGATGGCAGACGACATGCTTAGCTTGAGCGATTGGCAAGGAGTCATCCAGCCCTTCGCTCGAAAGCATGGGTACAGCAAAGGAGTTGCTACCCATGCCGCCAAGGCACTCTATTGGCATCTGCCACAAGTGCTGCGGGCGAAGTATCGTTACGATCTGCAAACTATATGGGAAGCGAAGATCGGTGACAAAACGGCCGAGCTGCTTTGGAAGTTTCTACACCGGGACTGAGCAGAGTCTCCAGCGCGGGCAACTGCGCTGGAGCTATGTGCTCAGAAGCACAAGCAGGAGAGAGAACATGAGTGATATGGGAACGGAACCTACAGGTCAGCCCAGCAAGAAGCCCAGTCCACCAGCCAACTTCGACAAGACCGGCGGCGACAAGATCCTTGCCGCGAAGCCGAGCGAGCTCATCCTGATTGCCCTTGAGGACATCAAGAAGGTTGAGCGCTCGAAGATCTACAAGATCGACATGAGCACGTGGCACACGATCCGCCATGAATACGAGACCGGCGAGGACAATGAAGAGCCGAGGAAAGAGCCGAGGAAGGTCTGCTACGTCTGCGAAGGCGGCGCGGTCATGGCCATGACCCTCAAGATGAACTTCGACGAGGAGTTGGGGCCTGACGACATTCACAACGGCGAGGAAGTCAAAAAGATCCGCAGCCGCATTGAAGCGCTGGACAACGCTAGATGCGGCAACATGCGGGCCTACCTTAAGCCCTTCGGCATTCCCAAGGAACACCCCATTTGGGTGGACATGGAGGACAAGTACGACGAGAAAACCAGCCAGTGGACGTATTCGTGGTGGACTCAACAGAAGCTGCCGCACTATTCAGATGACCCGAAGACCTTCAAGAAGGTGCAGCGTCAGTTCGTCAAACGGTTGCAGCAATTCGACTTGTGAGCAGACACTACCGCCTTCGGGCGGTAGCAGTGTGTTACACAAGAACACAGACAGGAGGAACGAACATTGATCAATGGTGAAATTGAAGAGATCCTAGCCATCCTTCGCGTGAAAAAGCAGGACTTGGTAAAGCGCTTGGCGGCTACTAATGTCGCCATCAAGGCGCTTGAGGACGGCTACGATCTTCCTGAAATGAAGCCACTTCCAAAGTTTATGACAGAGGACAGAGACAATGGAAACGACGACGGAAACAAGCTCCCCCGAGCCGGAGGTTTGGGCGGCTTACGAGAGTCGGTGGAAGAAGGACAAGGGGTGGATGCAAACGCTCCTGAACGGGGCGCTTGACCCTTGGGGCATCAGGGCGGAGCTGGATCAGTCAGGCGACAACTACGGTGCCGTTGCCAAGATTGAGCGTGAGGACGGCGCAACTTGCTACGCGCAGCTTATGCTCACCGACTCCAGCGACGCCGGTGATGACGAAGCCGGCAAGGAGGGCAACTACATGCTGGAGATCATAGCCGACGGCGGCTTGGTCCTCGGTATGTTCTCCCCGCACAACTACACCGACATGTGTTGGGCGGACTACTCCAACGAAGGCGAATGGCATACCAAACGCCTGATGCTGGAACAAGCCGAGCCCGGCATCCGGGAGGTCATCACGAACTTTATGGAGGTCACTAAGGGAGGGTAGTGATGGAAGCTGCATTGGGGATCAAGCGTGTGGCTTGGGGCCACATTGGCTGGACATCTAGAACCGCTGCCGGTTCTAGGTGATCCCTCATGCGGGGGTGGTGCAGAGGGTACAGCAAACTCTGCATCACCTTCGCTTCCACGAAGTGAGCAGCTCTTTCTAGATACGGTTTCGAATCTAGAACATGGTGCTCATGAAGCACACGTAAACTCCGGCGCGAAGTGTCGTGCGCGGTTTCTTTGCCGTTGCTCGCGCACGGCCCGGCCGGAGGGGAGGGCGGTGGTTACCTGCTGTGACACCGTCCTCCCACATTTCCTCGACCTGCGGGTCGGGGGGAGGGGGGCGTTTTCCCTGCTGGAGCGCCCCCCTCAGCTTTGAGGAAGGAGAGAGTCATGCAGTTCGCGGTGGTACGTCCTGCGCGCCGCACCATTGAAGCAGTGCAGGCCAACGACCCGAAAGAACTCTGGCTCAGCTTAGGCCATGCAGACAAGGCTGACTTCGGGAAGCTAGCTGTCGGCTATGCGATCATTGTGGATGAGTTTGGTCTTCTTCGTGACCCTGCGAAGCAGCACTACTTCTCAGTCAAAAACAACCTATATGCGAACGACGCGGTCATCTACGGCTTTGATAGACGTGGGGAAACCGTACCGGTACCCACTGAGTTCTTTGAGGCGTTGTTCGGCATTATCAAGTTCCACAATTCGCCGGCTGAGGTCGAGCAACTGATCTTGAAGGGCCAAATCTCACGGCCACACCTTGTCGACTCCGAACAGGTGACCCATTGGAAGTGGGCTCCTGACCAAGGCGACATGGTCAAGCACGTGCAGGACCTAGTTGAGGAATTTCTACGACGGGAAGCGGCGCGACTCATGCGCCGCCTGAATGAGGACAAAAAAGCATGAGCGAGGACAGAAAGATAAACCTGAGACGCCTGAGCCAACGTGATCTTGTTGACATGATTGGCAAGGCTCGTGAGATCCGCAAGGACCACGAGGAAGCCGAGGAAAAACTCAAGGCGGAGTTGGCACGGCGTCACGGTGAAGAGGTCAGAAACGCCACGCAGATTGATCCCACGGGTTACACGGGCAAGCTCGTCCGTGGCCAGTACTGGCAATGCACCTTGACATGGTGCGAAAGACTTGTACTGGACACTGACAAGGTTCGTGCTTACCTTGGACCGCGAGTGGGGCGGTTCGAAAAAGAGAGCAACCATTTCACGGTCATCACTGAGCGCCAGCCGCCTAGTGAAACGTGAGGGTCTCGCACAGCCGGCGTCTAGCACGCCGGTTGAGCCGGCCTCTCAAGTCGAGTAGCCGAATCGGGAGAGTTACACAGCATGAACATCATAGCAGGAAAGGACCTGGAAATACCAGCGTTCCTCAGAAGGGAGAACAAAGTGGCGAACACCGACACCGGGGCGGTCCCCGAAAAGAAAGTGAACGGTGCCGAGCCAACCCCCAAGACGGAAACGTCAGAAGCGGTTGCGCCCGTCAAAAAGGAGCCGCCCCTCCGTTCGGGCACACCGGCCCAACAGAAGGCCGCCGACGAGGAGCGCGCCAAAAAGCGTGCTGCCGAAGGGCTGCCGCCCACCGAGGCGAAGCAAGCCCCGGTGAAGAAGGAAGCCAAGCCGGCCGCCAAGCCAAGCGCCAAGGTCATCCCCATGCGCAAGGCTGAGCAAGCGCCGGCCAAGGGCAAGGCCGCGCCAGCGCCCGCCAAGGGCAAGGCAACGCCCGCCAAGGCCGCGCCAGCGCCCGCCAAGGGCAAAGCACCGGGCAAGGCCGCACCGGGCAAGGCCGCGCCCGCCAAGGGCAAGGCTGAGCCGGCGAAAGCCAAGGCCTCCAGCGTCGAGAAAGACGCCTACGGCTTCAAGAAGGGCTCGCTCAAGTCCCGTGCGGCGGCAATGTATGCCGGCGCTAAGGGCGCGACGCTCTTGGAAGTCAAGAAGGCGTTGGACAGTTCGCAACTCAACGTTCTCGTCGAGCTGGAGCAGCGCGGCTGCTCCGTTCGCAAAAAGAAGGAGAAGGGCTTGGGCAAGCGGGAGATCACCCGCTACTTCCTTTCAGGGAGGCCCAAGTCCAAGTGAACCTAGGAGGGCTCCAGCCCCAACCCTCCGAAGTGGAAGCCCCTCGCCTCACGGCGGGGGGCTTTTTTATTTCGTGCGTTGAAATGCGGACCTGAGGAGACAGTATGACACCGGACGAAGCATTGGCTAACGCCACTGAGATCCTGCAACTCACCGAACGCATGATTGTGCTGCTTGAGAAAGCAGAACAGGCCATGCGTCACGGCTTCAAGGACGAAGCGTCAATACCTTTTTCCCACCTTCGCCAAATAGCGGCGAACGAGGGGCAGGGGGTATATATCTCAGTGGGGCTTATGCTGGCGGCCACGATAGCAATCCGCTATCATCGCCACAAGGTGACTGAGCTCGAATTCAGCACGGCAAGGGAACAGCTTCTGGAGTTCGCAACTGACCTCCATGCCATGAAGCGGCAGCCCAAGTCGAAGTTGAAGAAAGGAGGATAGCATTGGCGTCCAAAGCCAATCAAGAAGCTCGTGAAGCACGCGAGAACAGTATCATTGACGAAGCGGACTACTTCACAGTGGTCCGCTACTTGGGTCCCGGTAAGGGATACGAGCGTCATGAGAAGGATGACCGTGAGCAAGCAATCATCCTTGCAACGCAACTAGCGAAGGAGAACAACCGACCATATCTTATCTATGCAGTGAAGGGAGTCCATGACACCTTCGTCGAGGGTGTCGTTCCACCAAAGCGAGGGTTCAATGACCAAAAAGAAGTCAGACGAAACAAGCGGCGGGTTCGCCTTTGACGGCGAACCCTACCTAGAAGTCACAGAGTGGGGGCCTGACGCAAACGGCAAGTTTGCGCTGGATGACGACGGCGATCCCAAGAACGGATTCTACTGGTCAGTGATGCGGGGACCGGGAGTGCCATACGGTTCCGAGGTAGGGCCATACGGCGAACACGCGGATGCCTTGAAAGCGGGTAGACAAGCGTGGGCTGATGGTTCATTCTGAGGGGCGCACCGGTCATCGCAACCGGTGCCGTTTCCTCCCTAGGGACCGTGCCGGGATAAGCCCCCGGCGCGGTCTTTTCATTCGCTAAAGGAGCTATCGCATGAGCAGGGAAGAGCTTCAACTGAGCCTGATGAAAGACGATCTGACGAACGCGGAAGATCTGGTCGCCTTCCATGAGGCGCAGAAGCACGACATCAACAAAGGGAACGTGCTCATCCGCAAGGACGTGTTCGGTTTCAACCGGGACACCTTCGCGGCAATGCTGCGTGACTACCGCGCCATGCGCCGCCTGCTACAGGATTTAGGCGTGGACGTGGACTGGAAGGTCCCTCCGAAACATAGAGTGCGTTTCGAATCCTCTGACGCAAAGGACGTTCCCGACTTCATCAAGAAGCCGTGGAACAAGAAAATTGCTGCGCGTGAGCGACCAGAGGAACCGCAACCCGCTTCTAAAAAGCGTGTTAGACTAGAAAACCACAGCAGGAAAAGGAGGGTGAAACTCTAGATGAAATGCAAACTCACGAAGCCCTGCATTGAGTGTCCTTTTCGCAAGGATTCAATGCGGGGATGGTTGGGTCCTTGGTCTCCCAACGACATGCTTGAGGCCATAGGAGCCATTGAGTTCCCATGTCACATGACGGTGGAGCCGGGCGACGTTTATGCACAGTACTCGCTGAACGCTTCCTTTTGCGCCGGCGCTGCACTGCACATGAACGCCAAAAAGCAGCTATCCCGCCAGCGGTGGGTCGCTGACTTCCAACTGACCCTCAAAGGGTCGGATCAGCAAGAGCATGTCCTGCAAAATACGTCTGACTTCCTCAGGCACCACAACCCGTCGTTCCTCGACGAGAACGTGGTGACTATAGGTGAGATCATTCGTGCGCAGAAGGCGAGGGCGCTATGAGAGCGTGGCAGTGCCTTCCCTCATGGCTGCTAACCCGTGCAATCCTGCCATTCGTTCCCAAAACTCATCCTTGGCGCGGATTACGGCCCACGCTGAGGCAGTGGAACGAAAGTCAGACCGATCTCTGCCGCGCCTTTGACTTCGTTCTTTGGCTCAACGCGGCAGTGACCTTATTCTTCGTTGTGCAGATATGGAGGAACATTTGAAGATGAAATTCATCGAAGTGACGAACGGCCCCCGCAATTGGGGGAAGTTCGCCATAGGCACGTTCGACTACGACGATTGGCAGACCAAATCTGCCGTCGCCACCGTGGGAAACCGCAGCCACCTGTCTGACCGGGGCTGGACGCGTGAGCACAAACTCGTGCTTGACCTCCAGACCGGGGAAGGCGCAATCTTCAAGATTGGCGGGCTTCCGCAAGCCGACCTTGAAAAGCACCGGATATGGGTGTGCCCCATGTTCTTGCCATTCCTGGAATGGCTGTACAAGCAGGATGTGCGTGACTTGACCACGCTTCCTGATCACGTGGACCTGCCGGATGCTCCGTTCTCAATGACCGGGTACCGGCGCAAAGGTCCGAACCAAGCGGACGTCATGGACATGGCTCGCCTGTGCGGCCTGCCCATAGGCGACGATGTCGGCCAATACTACTGGCGTCGTGATCTCCACGCTCTTGTTCGCCGCAATGCGAACGGGACCGACACCCTTTGGGAACCAACAAGGGAGGTGACTCGGCCAAGACCTGACGAAATCTGAAACCCTAACCAATCAGCAGGAGAGCCAGAACATGGCTGAAAGAGAACATTTCCGAGCAACCGAAAGGCCAGTTGAGTTCCAAGCACCTCCGCTTGACGCCGTGATGGCGTTTCGTGGGGTCTATGCGCTCTGCACGATCAACAAGGAAGGGCGGCTGAAAGCGACTCACTACACGTGCGTCCTCAGCGGCGGTTCCGAGCCCATATGGGCGGTCTGGACGGTGAACGGCAACTTCCAGCGTTTCTGCTCAAAGCGGAAGCGTGTCATGGAAGCCTACCCAAACCTCGTCTGGCGGCGCAAGCAGGCAACGTGGTCTCTGGTCGCCGTCCACGATATGGACGAGACTGAGCGCCGCAAGCAACTGCGCCGCCTCTACAGTCGCGGCAAGACGCTGTCCGGTGAGGAGCGTGCAACCGTTCTGCACGATCTGGAAATGCTTTCCGCTCCGCATGATGCTGACAACGCCGCCAACGTGGTCAGCATAGGCGCACATCCCTTCGCAAGGAAGGGCTGAAAACAGAGGGGGCCTCATGCCCCCTCTTACTTCTGGAGGGACCCATGCAACAACATGCTATTGACTTAGCTCTACGTGACACTCCGAGGCACCGGTGGAATTGGAGAGAGGTGGCACGGATCCTGCCTAAAGCCAGACGATTCATTTTCCCAACCGAGGCGAGTGCTCGCTTGGCTGAGATAATGGATTCGGCTACTGACCTAATCCTATTGAACCATCAATTCGCGTTAGCGCCTTACGAGGTCACATACATAGAAGTAGATCTCAATGCTATCGCGAACACGCTGCGGCCAAAGAAGGCATTGAACGTCTTCCAACAAATTGGATTCCTAATCACCAAAGATAGCGTATGGACGTGCTCACATGGACTGCACGGAAAGAGGAACGTAATCCTCGCAACGATGGGTGTGGTCAGGCTCGGTCATGATCCATACACATGCGAAATCAATTCAATAAGGGACGTGTTCGAGAATGCTGACATAAGCGAAAAGGATGATTGGCAGTTTGCCCGCCTAGCGCACTTGATTGGAGCGGATGGTGTTCGGGCTTTGATCGATTGCGGAGAATACGAACGCATTGGAACAGAGATCATATTCAAATGGTCTAGCCACTCCCTCCTTAACACAAAATGCAGACCAAGAGAATGGTCACATACGATGGGCGACTTGCTCATTCTCTTCGCCGCACTTCTTACGCTCAATCAGCCGAAGACCGTGGTAACAAGCTTCGCGCCTCAGCGCGGCATTGTCCGAGGCAAGCCGGTTGTCTACGCGGCTCACCACACAGTTGAAATCGGCATGACAAAAGAAGTAGTGCGAGCGTTTCCAGTTCATCACGGTGATCGCGAATCGCCACGACGGCACGAAGTGCGCGGTCACTTCGTTCACTACCCGGCGTCAGCAAGACATCACTGCTCCCGTCCGGAAGGGCATGACTGGCCGCGCGAACCTGAGCTCCACGGCACAGCGCCGTCTTGGAAATGCACAGTATGCGGCGGCATTAGAACATGGCGTCAGGAATTTCAAAGAGGTGACGCTTCGAAGGGTTTCGTAACCAAAGATTACGAATTTGAGCCCTGACTTCTTGCATGTTTGGAACCGATGAAAATCTTGAAAATTTTCACGAAAGCGAATCTGCCGAATCCGATAGGGACAGGAGGATGAAAATGCATTGGACCTTACCAGCAGACACGCCCGAACAAACTATCCAGCGGGTGTGCGAGCTTCTACGTTTGCGCGCCAACGCGATCGGAGGAACGAAAGGGATCGTACGGGGCAAGCACCGGGAAGAGATTGTCGAAGCACGCGCCAAAGAGCTGCGTGACTTCGCGACCTTCCTTGAACAAGATGTGAAAGTGGAAAGGACAACACATGGCTGAGAGCGACGTCTACACACAAGCCGCCACAAAGGTCGCCGGACTCAAGGACGCCTTGAACGCTGCGATCACTGAGGCGGAACAACTTGGGCTGAGGATTGAGGCGGAAGTGGACCACGTTCAGTCCATGTCTGTCCGGTGGCCACGACCCATCGTCAACGTCTACGTTCTCAAGGACTTGACCGATGGAAGTTAGGCTGCTCATGTTCCTACTCATCTTCACGGTTGTCACCATGATGGTCGTGATTGTGCAGTATGCCCACTACATGGCGATGACGAGGTATCGTCGCGAGATGGAGCACCTTCTGATCGCAATAGGTCAGAACCAGATCAACCATACCAAGATGTGGCTGGCTGTCGTAGGAGAAGAAACCAACGAAGGCTTGCAGCTAGCCAAGGCAGCGCTGGAGCGTGACCGCCTAGAGCTTGAATTAGCTCTGGACACCTTCGTCGAAAGCTACCAAGCCGTCATGGGCTTGCCAAAGCATCAAAGGAAACGGCGATGACCGACTACGGGAACATCACGTGGACTCCTGAACTGCGCCAGCGCCTACGGGAGCTGGTGCGAGTGGAACTGACGGACTGCGAGCTGATCACGGCACAATTGCAGGCCGAATTCCACGGCCGGAATTTCACCGTGTCCAAGATCAAGAGTGCTATATCCAATTTCGGTCTCAAGCTGCACAACGTGCGGCACACGAACAGAAGGGGGGAGAAATTGTCCATGAGCGAGAAGGACCCACGCATCGTCTACGGTGCGCGCTGCCTATGGTGGGACACCATTGACAAGATTGACCGAACCCCCAACAGGGGGGATGGCATACGCCTCCCATGCTGTCCGCATTGTGGCAACGTCCTGTATGAGATGCCTAACATGGAAGCGTGGGTCAAAGGGCTGGAAGCCTACGAGAAGAACCACCCCGGCTATCGAGTGTTCCTTGACTGGCTCCGGGGCAAGTGCTTCCCAACAATGTTCGACGCCAAGATTGCGTACAAGCAAGACACGGGAATAGAGTTGGCGTGGTGAAGGTATATGGTCCTTGTGGTAACAGGAGACCAGCATGTCCTTTACGGTTCACAAGTTCCCTCTGCCGGCCGGGCTTCCGAGCGTCACCAATCTCTCGGTGCCCGGCTTCGTCAAGACGCTGAGCGTCCACGAGCAGCACGGGAAGGTTTGCCTATGGTGCTACATCGACGACACCGACCTGTTCTCACGTGACCTGACTGTCGAGCGTCTGGTCACGGGAGGCATAGCCCAAGGCCCTGCCAAGAACATCCTCAACTACGTCGGCACAGTGCTCATGGATCATGGGCACTTCGTGACCCACATATTCGTCGAGGCAGCACGCTGATGCCGAGGCTGTCAATCGTTCCGCTACAGTCTCAGAAGGAGCTCCTTGTCAAGTGCGAGGACCTCATGGCCGAGCTGCATGACCTTACGCGCTTCCAGGAAGGCAACTACGTGGAGGATGTAGGTCCCGACATGTACGGCGAGTATGTGCGGGGTCTTAACGGCCTCGCTCGGTCTGCGCTGGAGGCGGCGAAGTTCTACTTGATGAAGCAGGCCCTCGCCGACCAGGAACGGCAGATCACAGCAATGCTTCGTAAGCGGCAGGCGGGGCAGGCTTTTGAGGCTGACCGCACGCCGCCAGACAAGGCCGACAGGCCGCGACGTGAGCGCGTCAGGCTGTAGGCTGCCCGCTAGCGCCTAGGCGGCCACGCGCCGCCTAGCTCGTGCCACGCTCTGCCCGGCTTGGAGCTGAGCGCGGCACCCTTCACAATACCATCGAACCTCTCAACCAGAATGAGCAGGTCGGATAGCAACTGGCGAAGCATGTCCAGTTCACGGTCCATTTCCATTCCCCGGTGATCCATCCCTGAACGCATCGACCGACGCATCCCTGAACGTGATCCGTCGTTTGATGTCGGCCAGCGGTTGAGACATGGCAGACGTGACGGCCGAGGCAATAGCCTGCGCAAGGGACGTAACGTCCAGTTCGTCGCCCTGCGCCTTGCCGCGCGCCCGCAGCGCCATGCGCTGGATGCGCATCATCTCCTCCTGAGGAGTCTCAGCCTCGTCCTCCGCTGCCTGATCCGCAATGGCTTGGGCGGCCTCATCGTTCTCTTCCGTCGTGTGCGGAACAAAGTCCTTGAGGTCCTTGGCGGGGATGAGCACCATGTTCAGCGGAATAGCAAAGAATTCACCGCGCTCTCCCATTGACGTGTTGCCGGCGGCTTCCTGCCACTGGTTGATCGTGTAGGCCCAAGGAGCGGCCTTCATGGTCTCCAGCTTGAGTTCGTCGTCTTGGATGACCGGCGTCTCATACGCCAGCACCAAGCGCGTGTCGAACATAGGCACGGCGACCTGTTGCAGGACACGCCGCAGCATCTCCACGCGCGGCTGAATGATGTCCTTGGTCCAGAAGTAGTCCGCCGCCTGAATGGTCGAACGCTTGGACTCACCAATGATGCCGAACTTCTCAGGCGGTGCGCCGAACACTGAGATGAAAGTGTCCCGCTCAGCCTTGCGCATTTGCACCATCTGCATCTGCTCGAAGGTCTGCGTGAGTTCCTTGACGTCGATCTTCTGCGAGAAGAACAGCGGCTTGAACGCCTTCCAAAACCCTTGGTGGTCGCTCATCCACTGCTTCTCAAGCCGCTCAGAGTCCTTCTGCGAAAGGAACTGACCGCTGATGATGATGTCCGGGCGGGCGCGGTTCAGAAAGAAAGACTTCTGATGCTTGGCCGCAAACTCGTCGATCTGGATTTCGTCGTCCAAGGACTGCGCGGTGCCGACACCACGGGTGTACGGGTTCTCCGGGTCCGGGTCGATGAACGGACAGATCTCCGTGACCGGGATGTCAATCTGCAACCCGCCGGGCGCTGCCACATGGTAGAAGGGCTTCTCCCTTGACGGCATGTCCGTGACCCAATTCGGCGGCAGCGGCCAGAAGGCGTAAGGAACGCCGAGCTGGTTGCGCTCCCAAAGCCAAAAGGATTCGCCGGCAAGGTCAAGGTGCTGCATCGTCACCGCAAGACAGCCGTGCCCATTGAGACGCGGGTTCCCGGTGCCGTCACGCAGCATGGTGAGCAGCGGATGGTTCTCAATCCTGTCTGCTCTGCCCACGCTAATCAGCTTGTTGATGGTACCGGTGCGAACCGCTTTGCGAACTTCGCTGTCAATGCGGTACTTGCCGTTCTCATCCTTGGCGGCCACCATGAACCAGTCGGTGTCCGCAACGTGGCGAGCAATCTTTCCGACGATGGCGCGCAGCCACGGGGCGTCCTTGTAGAGCTTGAGAAGCTCCCTGACGCCACGCCGTGGGGAAGTGAACTGCGAACCAAGGCCGACGAACTGCGGGGCGACGGCAGGTACCGTCGCCTTCTCAGCGGCCACGCTGGACAACGCCGTCAGTTGTCCGCCCTGCGCCTGCGCTGCGGACCTTGCCGCCTTGGCGGTTGCTCCTCTACGGGCCATTGTTGTCTAACTCCCTGTTGAGATGCGTGGTTGGAACAGTCTCCAAAATGCACGCACGGACCAGTGAAATAACTTCGGCTACGTTCTTGGCTTGCAACTCGTCCTGCTTGAGCAAAAAGAAACCACCCATGATGATCATCGTGATATTCAGGATCACGATGAGAAGCAGCGTTGGGGCTCCGGTAAACGAGGAGACCAACCCCTCAGCTACCCTGCCTCCCGCCTGTACAATCGTCTGCGGTGGTTGCTGTTGATCCGTCATTGGAATGTCCACATTTTGATCCCGCTTGAGTTCTCACGCATGAAGCGTAGGAACTGCGAGGTCATGTCCATTTGGTCCTTTTTGCCACGGGGGAAGCTTCTTGCCTCAAGCAGGTAGGGCTCGAGCCATGAGGCGTCCTTCGGAGTCTTCACCTTGCCAACTCTCATCGCGGGGGTCTCAGAGCTCATCCTGATGATCTTGCTCTCGCTACCGGGGTCTATGGGCCGCACGCAGTCCACACCCTCGTTGCGGAGCATTTGGATCAGGTTGGTTCCTGAGCCCTTGTCCTCAATGAGGAAGAAGGTCGGATCCCATTGCTCCAGCAACGCCTTCGCGGTGCCTAGTAGCTCAGGGAACTCCATCTTATCACGGATGAGGTCCAAAAGGTAGTAACGGTCCTCACGGATACCCCACACGCCGAACACACTGAAGTCGGCCAGCTCGGTGTCCTTGTTGGCCGTGTCAGTTGAGATGACGATCATCTCGAACTGATTGCGGACCATCTCCTCCACGTACTGGCGGCCGGTGCCGGTCAGCCACTTGATATCGATCATCGTGCCGCTGAGCGGCACGGGGTTCCCCTGATACAGGGCCTCCCACCAGTACGTGTCCATGTTGCGCCTGATCTTGAGCAAGCGCTCTGCGGGGTACCGCTGCGGGAACAACGCCTGACCGGTGAGGCGGCCAAGCACGTCGTTGTCGTCGGTCGCCAAGGCAGGGAAGTTGATGCGCTCAAACTCGTCGAACGCGACAATCTCTTCCTCGCCGGCGTCAACCTCCTCCTGCGTCTCAATGCGCCGCGCTTCAATGCGACCAATCAAGTCAAGAAGCGTCCAGCGCGTCATGACAATGATGACCGAAGCGCCGGGCTCCAGACGGGAGTAAACGTCGGTCAGGAACCATTCCCACACACGCTGTAGGATGGTCTCGCTCATCGCAGCCTCAAAGCCCTTGAGCGGATCGTCAATGATCAGAAGGTCCGCGCCCTTACCCATGATGGAACCTTCGGCACCTACGGCTTCCATACCGCCTTGGTGTCCTTCAATGTCCCAATGGGAAGCGGACGAACTGTCCATCGCGACCTTCAAGTTGAAGACCGTGGGACCGAACTGCTCAAAGATGTTCCGGGCAGCGCGACCTTGCTGCTTGGAGAACTCAGTGTTGTAGGTGACGAGCAGGACACGCTTGTCAGGGTTGCGCCCAAGATACCAAGCCGGCAGCACCTTGGAAATGAATTGTGTCTTGCCGTGCCGAGGCGGCGCTGAGAACATCAGGTAGATGGACTTGTTGCCCTGAATGATGGGCAGGATGCGGTTCTCAACGTAGCGGATGTAGGGGGCATACATCCACTTGGGGTAGGCCAGCTTGGCAAGACCGCCGGGCAGCGCGTACGCCAGTTCCTCCGGTGTGATCCTGCCCATCAAGTCCCTGTTGGGAACTATCAGCGGCTTCCCGGCAGTGTCGACAAGCGGCTTGGCATACGCCGCCTGCGACAGCTCTGCTACGTCTGTCCCCAAGCGCACGCGGCGCTTGGGGCGGGCCTCAATCTCTTCCAGGTCCTCAGCGTCCAATCGTACGCGGAACCGGCCAGTGCTCTCAATCAGACCGGTCATTTGCTGAGGTCCTCGTAGCCGTATTCCGTTCCGTCAATCATGCGGCGCGCAAGCTCGCGCGACACTTCGTCGGTGGCGACCTGCTGCGCCAGCTTTTCTTTCCCCTTTACGCTGATTTCTACGTTGGCGACAACTTCCGCACGCACTGCGTCGCGGCGTCCCCAATGCTCAGGCCAACGGCGCTCGAGCTGCCAAGCAGACGACTTCCAGTCGCCCTTACCATCCTGCCGCAGCTCCTTGAGCCTGCTGAGTTCTGCTTGGCCTTCCGCCTTGCAGATCTTCTCGTAGAAGTCAACGTAATGGGGATGCCCTTCACGGCCCTTCACCATCCACTCAATGAATGTGGAGCGACTGATCCCGATCAACCGACAGCACGTGGTGTAAGGCAACCCCTTGCGGAGCAGCTTGATCAGCCTCTTACCCTTCTCAGGGTTTGAGATGAACATGGGGCGCTTCGTCAAGCTGACGTCGTCTACCCGCTGAACATGCGGCTCCAGCCCGGCGGACTCGTATGCATCGACGAGTTGCTTGTATCTAAAGCCGGGAATCATGCGACCTTCCGTGTCGCGCGGTGCATCTCGATAAGCCCGGTCACGGGCGCGGTTGGCGGGCTCCATGTCCCGCACGCGCTTCGGTCGCGGCTCGTCGTCTAGCCGAACCCGTCGTTTATTTTTACCCTGCATGTGGACACCCGATAAGAAAAGCACATCGGAGGGACAGATATACACGGTCGGAAACGAAACTCAAACCCTGTATTGGACAGGTAAATTCGACAGGAGAGTAGACATGCGTCAAGAAGATCTGGAGAGCGCCATCGAAGAGCTGATCACGATGGAGGACCTGCTGGAGATTTTTCAGGTCAGCCGTCAGGCTCTATTCCGCTGGCGTCAGAAGGGTCTCAGCGAACTTGAGATCCGCATTCCCAACAACCCGCGAAGCGAGGGACCTAACCCGCGTGACCTGATCCGCTTTCAGGAAAAGGCGGTGCTCAGGTGGGCCGCAAGGAACGGCTACAAGACACCGGGACTGGACCTCTGGAGAGTGAGGTCCGCTAAACGGGACGCTGACGCTGCATAAGCCGCGCAGCGTCCCGCGCCATCTCGTCCACGATCTCATTGAGTTCGTGGCCTTGATGTCCTTTCACCCACTTCCATACAACTCGATCAAACCACGTAGCAAGCCGGTCTATTTCCTCCCATTGGGAGCGATTTGAGACTGGCTTGCCCTCTTGTGTGATCCACCTACGCTCACGCCAGAGGGGAAGCCATTCCGAAGCACCACGTGTGACGTAGCGGCTGTCGCTGATGACAAGGAGATGGATGTCACGCCTTGTGTGGCGCTTGACAGCTATCAATCCTTGGCGCGCAGCCTCCAATTCCATTGTGTTGTTTGTAGCGGGGAACTCACCGCCACTGTCCTTGAATACACGGTCATGCCATTCGAAGCGGTAGGCCCAGCCTCCGCAGTCCTGTTGACGTATGCATGAACCGTCGACAACTAGCTTGACAAACTCTGACATCGCATCCTGCCTCATGTGAACGGCGTGAGGGTTACGCAGGTCTATACCGTTCGTGTAGGAGTGAGAACATGGTCAAGTCAAAGGAACGTGCCATTGAGGGAACGACGTCCGTCAAAGAGCCTCGCCAGGAGGACATCGTGATGGGCAGCCGCATTCGGCAACTGCGCAAGATGCGCGAGCTCAGCCAAGAACAGCTCGGCGACAAGTGCGGCATCACCTTCCAGCAGATCCAGAAGTATGAGAAGGGAACCAACCGGCTCAGCTTCTCCCGCATGGTTACGATGGCCCATGCGCTGGAAGTGTCCATCAACGACTTGGTGCCTCCGCAGTATAGAGGGACGGCACCTAGCGCTGAGGTCGACGACATGCTGAACACGGCGACCGTCGTGGGAAGGCTTGTGGCAGACTTCAACGCCTGCTCAAGGCCGTGCCAGAAGGCCCTGATCCATCTGGTCGCCGTCCTGTCTGGTAGACAAAAGGAGTAGTATGGCACACACCGACATAGCCATCCCCGCGCGTATGCAGCATCTCAAGCTCGACGCGCGGGGGTACCCGATCTTTTATGTCGCGATGATAGATAAGAACGGGAACCCTCATCTGGCAATCAACGACACGAACAGGCGTATCATGTGCGCCAAGTTCGACCTGTGCAGCATATGCGGCGGGAAGCTCTTCCGTGGACGGTGGTTCATTGGCGGTCCTATGTCCGCCTTCCATCCCCACGGCTTCTTTTCTGACGCGCCCATGCACTTTGAGTGCGCCCACTATGCGCTCTTGGTCTGCCCGTGGCTGGCGCTGTCCAAATACAAGCGCAGCGCCACCACTGAGAAGGCCATCATAGGCAAGATAGCTGACGGCAAGATCGCTCTTGAAACTGGTCAGGTGTTGATCGACGAGTCTCAGATGGCAAACCGGCCGCTGGTCTTCGTAGCCGTCATGGCAGTCGGACAGGACTTCACCAAGGGAACGGTTGCTCCTTTGTTCAAGCCCAAGCAGCCCTACCGCGTGGTCGAATACTGGATACACGGTCGCCAGCTTGACGACGAGGAAGGCCGTGCAAAGGTCATGGAGTATCTGAAATCACCTGACATTGACGAAGCCTACCGCGACATCGTGGTTCCGCCCGTCAAGTTCAAGGTAAGGAGGGAGCGTGGAATTCAACTACCAGGATTACCTAGAGCAGCATCACCAGATCACGGAGACGACGTTCAGCCTGCTGGACCTGTCTCTGAACGCCAAGAACCTCAAGGCGGCTCTGGCGTCGGTTGAGAGCTGCCGCAAGCAGCTCGCGCAACTGAAAGCCGGTCACGAAACCGAAATAGCCCGCAGGCTTCGTGGCTGGGAGATTAGATCGGGCGGGAAAGGAAAACGACGTTGACCTGACGAAACGGCGGCAAGCCCGCCGTCTTCCGGATTGGCATTCCGGGGCTGAATGAGTCTGCCGACTAGGGAGTAGGAAATGCTTGCACCACTTTCGCCTTCGGCCAAGCTGCGCGCTTTGGCCGACGACATTGAGCAGGATACCAAGCACGATTTCAGCATGGATAATCCTGACACTTGCGCTTACGCTTTTTGCAAGCGCAGGTTCGGCGTGTGGCACGACACGGTTCTGGACAACGAGCAGCACCTAGCCAACATGCTCGGTATCTCGCTCGAAGAGGCAACCAGCATCTACAACGCCACCGACCTCGGCCAAAACCGCAGGCTCGTGAGCACCAAGCTCCGGACGCTCGCCCTCCAGTTGGAAGGCGGCAAGCTGCCGTTCGGCACAAGGCCCTGACGAGTGGCCTTTAGGAGGCTAACGTGGAAGGAGGATGGCTGGTCCATCCTCCTTCCTTGCGTCATGGGCCTTATCATAGGCATCATGACTGGCATGTTGATAGAACTCTACAACGGGGGTGACCCTTGGGAGTTCAAGCTATGGAGGTATCTATTTGGGTAAGAACACCTGTGGGGGATGCACGTTCTGCTGCCTAGCAATGGCAGTCACAGAACTGGATAAGCCGAAGGACCGGTGGTGTCCCCACGCCAAGAAAGGTGTCGGCTGCGGGATCTATCCCAGCCGGCCCCAGTCCTGTCAGGACTTCGAATGCCTTTGGCTGCAAACTGACTGGCCGGATGAGTCCTTGCGTCCGGACAGGGCCAAGGTCATGTTCATAGGGACGCATGAGAAGACCATCATCGTTGCTCACGTCCACAAGGACTATCCTAACGCATGGAACGAAGGCCGTGTCAAAGCGGCCATTGAGAAGCTACGCGAACGCTACCACGTCATCATCGTGTGGCGGAACCAGCGGACGTTCCTCGGCGGCAAGGCTGACTTGCCCGCCAACATGGCAAAGGAGCTGATGCAGCTTCCAGCTAGGGAGGGGTGACATGAGTCGCACCACTGCGCAACTCACTGTCATCTGGATCATAGGAGCCAGCGTCAATATGTTCTCAAGCTTGCGGGCTGGATACCCTTCGTGGGTTTTCATTATAGACGGCCTCATGGCCGGCTTCTCCCTTTGGCTTGGGTACACCTTGGGCACTGCAACAAGGAGGCGAAAGTGAAAGGGGATAACATCCGAACGCGGTGGCACCGCTGCCGGGAGACGCTCGCATCGGGCCGCGTAGGCATCAAGCAGGGGCCGGGATCACGGCCTTTGCTGGAAGTTTATAAGAACACGCGCGCCTACGACGAGATGGAGTCGCTCTTCGACATACTTGAGGACACTCCCAAGTATTACGTGGAACCGAGCCTCATGGAGATATGCGGTCGTCCTGACGTTACCAAGAGCCTTGAGGCCATGCACGCGGCCGGCATCGCTCGCCTTCCGTTCCACGACGTCATGTGCGAGGTTGACGGCCGGACCAAGCAGGGCTTGGGCACCGTGCATAACTTCGTCGTGCTGCACGAGCGGCAGACCAAAGAAAAGATGTCCATTGAGGAGGTATATCATCCGTTCAGGGCAATTCTTTTCAGGCTAGTGAATTGGGAAGGAAAGGATACTTTGATCTTTTCGCCGGGCACCTATTGGTTGGCCTTCGATACCGAAGCAGACATTGAAGGCGTACCGGGAGGTGAGACTGGCTTCGGCGTCCACTACATGACCGGGCCAGCGCCCTACGTTGAACCGGGGCCGGAAGCGGCACGAATCATAACTGACATCGGCTTTCAGGACTTCCTGCCATGCAAGGACGCCTTTGAGGCAATGATCGTCTTGCTGAATACACGCGGCGTTCATAAGGAAGTCATAGAGCCAACCCGTCTCAATAAGGCGAGACACAAGGCGCGAAAGCATCCCATACCACGGCATACAGTGATACGCGTCGCCCACACCTACAGCCGGGACGGGACTAAGCGTGAGTCTCCCGGCTGGAAGCAGCAGTTTCACATCCGTCCGGCGTACATCAACTACTACTGGCATGGGCCACGGAACGATCCGGAGCGACCGCAGGTGAAGAAAGCCAAGCTGGTTGAATCCTACTTTGTCAATTGGGACCCTGAGAACCCGAACCAGAAGCCCAAGGTGACAGAAGCACACCTGAGAGCGTAGTGCGATTCCCAAATCATGTTGCGTCCTTAGCCGGCTTTTGCTAGGTAGGCCCTGTCGCTTGGCTCGCGACACTCTCATGCCCTCTCCCGATGGCTGACCGAGAGTTGGGAGGCCGGAACCCCTGCACGGTTCCGGCCTTCCTTCATCCTAGCCCCCCAAGATCATCACCGGAAGGGTATGTGCTCATCAACAGCCGTTGCATGAGCGTTTTGTCGTTCCACGACCGGTAGCATCCAGCAAGCGCTGTTCCGAAGTCCACCGTCCCAGTTCTAGGCGGGTGGCGAAGCGCAGGGTAGGGCGAAGCCTCTCCTAGTTGGCGCATCCTAGATAAACCTTAGGATAGTGTATCCGCAAGGACACTCCGTGGCTCTGCAAGGTCTGTCTCATCTTGATAGAGTTCCACGGGAAGCACCTCTATCCCTTAAGGGGGGTAGGGGGGTTTCCGTGGATACAGGTCGAACTCTCTTGATAGAGAATTGGACTTGGACGTGGAACACGTACACGCGCAAGAAGGATAAAACAGCTTAAGAGAGGAGGATGCAGCTTATGCGGTTTCGCATCTACAAACGCAACACCGGGACACTTGTCTTCCTGACTGACGACCCACACAAGGCGGCCTCTGAGTTCGTCAATGTGGCAAGGACAGAAGCAGACAAGCTCCCGCAGCCTCACTCCACTGAGTACGAAGTAATTGAGATTGAAGCCAAGGACGGTCTCCAGCCGGCTATGGCACTCGCCTTCATCATTCGCACTGACGACCCGGACTACCCTCAGTTCCTTGCCGTCATGACCGGTATGGAGATGAAGGTCTGGTTGGCCGTGGGGCCACCACCAATCACGACAACGTCACACCGTTCAGGAGGAAGTAATGGACCTGACTGCAACCAATGTGGAACGGACGTACGCGTACTGTCGTTACTCCGCATCTTGCGCACCTGAGAACGTTGTTCAAGTGCGCGGCGTCACGAAAGAATACTCCTTCAACAAGCAGGCCATAGAAGCCCACAAGGAGCACATACGTCTCATGCTGAGCTTCTTGCCCGACCAGTTCCACAAGGAGCTGGGAGGCGGTTGGGCGTTCTCAATGGGCCATTGCAAGCGCAACGGCACGCAATGGACGTACTATCGTGACTCGATGGAGCTCCTGTTCTGCATGGGCATAGCTGCCGGCTTTGTCGAGAAGGTGGAAATGGTGCTCACAAGCCTCACGGACCCGTACTACGTCGTTGACGTGGGGATCCCGCCTGCGGCACGGGACCTGAAATGACACCGGTAACAGGGAGGCACCTGAGAATGGGAGAAACGTTCTATCACATCGCGGTGGTGTGGAAGGCAGACCACAAGCCTGATCGCAAGCAGATGGCCAAGATCAGGAAGGTGGGTCTGCGCCACAACGCCAGCCATGCGGCTGAGATGGCCGCCCTTGAACTATCCAAGCTGACCGGCTGCGCGCGGGTTGACGTCTACCACTCGTTGATGTCGGCCCGCTTCGTTGAAGGTCGCTCGGTCAACTACCCCAAGAACTGGAAGGAGAGATAAATGGGACAGGATACGTTCCTGCTCAAGCCTACGTTTCATGTACGCGGCAAGCGTCACTTGGCCGAGATACAGGCGGCGTGCTCGCCGCTTGGTCTCATCCACTACGAGGAGAAGGCGGCCCTAGAGGCCGCCAATACCATGAGTCTCATCGACGGCGTTGAGAGCGTCTTCGTTGTGCGCGCCGTTGACGTGGTGCGATACGTCAAAGGACAGGTGAGGGAGACATGACTAGGTTTTCTGATTGCAAGTGGATGTGCTGCCGTATCACGAAGGAGTGCTGCGGCTGCTGTGAAGGGAGGACACGTGACAAGCCCGGCGGACTTCATCGCACTACAAATCGAGCGCTACAAGAAGCAAAAGGAGAGGGAACTTGCGGACTTGCGCAAGCGCATTCCAGAATGCAGCGTCCCGGAAGGGAGCTTAGGTCCTTGGACCATTGACAGGACGCTCGTTGAGCCGCCCGACATGGTAGCGGCTCGCGGACTGGTCAAAGGGGAACGCGGATGGACCCCTCACGGAACATACACCCGCCTCATCCATGCCGAACGCGGCGTGGTCATGTCAGACACACTGGACGAATGCGCGGACTTGGTTCCCATGCTCAACGCAGTGAAGGGACGCGTCCTGATTACCGGCCTAGGCTTGGGCATGGCAGTTGACGCCGCTCTGCGGAAGCTAACTGTGAGCCATGTGACAGTCGTGGAGATCAACAAGCGGATCATTCGCCTTGTGGGTCCTCATCTCAAGGACTTGCACGGGGATCAGGTTGAGATCATTCACGCTGACGCCTTCGACTGGGAACCACCACCCGGCTCAAGATGGGACTGGGCGTGGCACGACATATGGGACATCATCGACGAACAGATCATGAAGGACTTTGGAATACTGCGGACCCGGTATAGACGACACGTCAGCGCCTCACAGCTCTGTTGGGCTCAACGTTTGGCGCGGAAGTATGGAGGTTAAATTGGCAGACGATCCGGTTGAAACCGTAGAGACTGAAGTCGAAGAGGAGGAACTTGAAGTCCTCAACGTTGAGTACGCGATGACCGAGACGATGGAGTCGGTCGCCAACGTCAATCTCAAAGCGCCACGGCCGCCGAACAACGTCGTGGACACAGTCACCAAGGACGGCGTCGTGGTTGACCCGACCATCTATGCGGTGACCTACAACGGCTCCCACGCCTTCGTGTCCATCAGGAACATGGCCGTGGAGAATCCCGAGGACGACTTCGAAATGGACGTCACGTTCAAGGAATACGTGCCGCCACCGCCGCCTGAGACGACAGAGCAACTGCCGGCCTAGCACCAACGGGAGAGGGTAATGGCTGAGTTCCAAACCATATACGAAAACACTACAGCCAACGCCGAGCGCGTTGGCTGGAACAATACCCCCGGTGCCCACATAGGGAACCGACTTGCCCGGTGGGTCGTCCACAACCATCAGACGGGCCTCTTTCATTTCACGGAAGAGAAGCCTGAGTTGGACACGCGGATCGACTTCGAATACGCCAAGGCGGTGTGCAAGATGGGACAGGGCGCTGAGTGCTGCCGCTACCTGACGATGGGAGCGCAAAGCTGGTCTTGCCAGAAGTTCGCCTATCACCACCTGACTCTTGACCGTCGCGTGTGGCGGACGCAGATGGGTATAGCCGGGGAGGAATCAATCAATGCCCAAGGAGACAACTGCGCAGGACGTGCCGACTAGAATAGAGCCCAAGGATGGTTTCATCACTCCTGAGGACTTGGCTGCTGCGGTCATACGCGCGAACATAAGGTCCGTCTGTGACACGAACCAGTCCTTGAAGCAATTCACCGTAGTCATGTCCGATACTCACTTCTACGAACTGATAAAACGGTTCAAGTGGGTAAAGTGGGAAGATGCCAACAAGGTAGGCTTCGACCCTATGGACATGGTCCACAACGAACGTCTAATGATCCACGGGGTGGAGATAGTCCGTGAGGAGCCGCCCCGTCAAAGGAGGCGCTGATGGACTGGTACACCGTAGGATTCACCTACACCCTACTTCTGGCGCTCATCCTACAGGGGCGCGGCTTGATGAATATGTCCAAGAACTACGCTGGTCTATTCCTCCAGCTTGGAAACATTCCAACATACAATGACTGGTTGCGCATAGTTAAGATCAGCCGCTTGATCATGAACTTCTGGATACTGACTACGTTCCTATACACAGGAACGGTCGTGTGGCACTTTCTATCGAGAGGAGAATGACATGGCAAAGAAGAGCAGACAGGACAGGTGGAGTGCGGCCCACACGGAACTAGCCGATGCGTTTGAGCCGTTCAAGACGCTGGTTGAGGAATACCGCAGCATGGTCGAAGATCGTGTCAACACGTTCAAGGAACGGCTGACCGAAGACCTGCAAGCGCTCTACGACGAGTTCCAAGAGAAGGCCGGCGTTCACACCGGCCGGATTGAAGACGCCCTGTCGTCGTTGAAGGACGTCAAGTCCGAATACGACTCATGGGAGGAGCCCAAGGCTGAGGCCACCCGTGAAAAGCTGGAGGCTGTCCAGAACATCGACCTGGAAGTCACCATTGAGATCAACACCACGACAGACCTTGACTCTATTGCGTGTGAGATCGACATCACACCTGACCTTGACGAATTTCAGACGTTCGTCGAGGAGGTCGAAACCATAGAGCTCCCGCTCGGCTTCGGGCGTGATTGAAGAAGGAGGAAATTGATAGAATGGACCTCGATGATCCCGACACCAAGGCCCGCATTGCTGAGGCCATTGCGAAAGCACGTGCGAAGCCGCTAGGCGAAGACGTACTCAACCCAACCAAGATTGAAGCGCGGCCCTTGGTCCGCCTCATTGACCGCAAGCCGGATCACCACCGGCCGCAGTCAGAATACGTCATACTGGACGCCATATACCGAGCGAGCATTGCGTTCGAAGAACAACCGGTGGGGCTGTGCAAGCATATCAGCGTTTCCATTGAAGCACCTGACGCGCTGCCCCCTGACCTGATCTTCAAGGCCGTGGCCACTGCCTTCGGGTTTACCTTCCCGAACAGGGGCATCACGTGGATCGAAGAATACAAGCCGAACTACTACTGCCTCAACCTTGTCGACCTGGATGATCCGTCCACATGGGAAAAGGAAGTAGAAGACCGGGCGGTCAAGGCCGCCCTAGCCGACGTCATAGACGTCATGCGAAGAAGTGAGGAGGTAGATTGATATGGAGAAGTTCTGCTGCGTGTCCGCTATTCAACGGACCTTCGCCAACACCAAAGAAGACGCAGCCAACCACGGCAGGCAGCTTCTTGAGAAGCAGTACCTACGGAGTGCCAAGCCCGGCCGCATGTTGATCGTGCAAGTCGTTGGCGTCGTGGAAATCGGCTTTCCCGAAGTAAAGGTGCGTGAGCCTACTGAGGCTGACTTCTTCCTTTCCGGGGTCGGGGATGAAGGTGATGACGGCCTATTGCCTGATGAAGATTTCAACGCCAAGCACGCCGGCAAAGCAGGCCGGCGAACATAGAAAGGGTTTCGAATTTGGATCAGGAAGCAATCAAAGCTTTCAAGGAGTGCTTCCTCACCTTGAAAAGCATCCACGACAGAACCAGCAAGGGTGTAGACGTCACCAAGGACGACTTGCTGTTCAACACCGGCGTCGCGCTAGGCTGTGTCGAGCGCGGCCTCACCATCCTCAACGCTTTGTCACCTGAGGAAGTGACGAAGCTTACGTCCATCACGGTTGAGGAAGTAGGAACAATACCTAGGAAAGGTATGTCCTGACAACGCGCCAACTAGGAGGCTAAGCGGATGAGTTTCTTTGGTATGGTCATTGCGAACAATTTGGGGGAGATCGTAGGCTTCGTCTGCATACTGATCGTCTCAAGCTGGATCTTCCTGTCAGTGGGTCGCCGGCTTGAGCGGCGCTATATGCGCAAGATCGGTTCGGGCGAGTGGCAGTCCTACCTGTCCGACCCCAAGCGCTACAAGGCTAGCCGGGCGTGAACCGGTTCCATCGTGCCTTGAACGTCATCGGTCTTACGCACGTTGTCGCTATGCTGTCCAGCGCAGCGCTGAAAGGCGTGGACCAGGTCGTCAAGAACTCAATCCTTAGGACGGAAGGTCCGCAAGGGCTTGAGGGGTTCGGCGCTGACTTGGGAGAGCTGGTCCGCCTGTGGCGGCGACGCGGGACCTTGGACAGCGAAATCAGATTGGAGCTCCAACGAGAGTTGGATAGGCTCCGGTAACCCGCGCGTAGCCGGGTCCGCTACGCAGGCAAGAGGAGACTACCTATATGTTTGGATCTTTGCGGAAGATCGTCGGTGCCGCCACCAAGGAAGTGAAGGCGGAGTACGGCCAGAACAAAGACTTTCTGGAAGCGTGCTGCGCGGCCGTCGCCTTGGTGGCCTACGCCGACGGGACGCTGGAACCGGAGGAGCGTGCGAAGGCGATGAAGATCGTCGGCAGCCACGCCAGTCTGTCCACAATTTACAAGTCAGACGACATTGAGCGGACGATGGACACCATGCTCAAGAAGGCGGACTCCCATTCGGGCCGCATCGGCTTGATGCGTGAGATTGCCGACGTCAAGGGCAAGGGTGAGACCATTGGTGAAGACGTCTATCTGGTCGGCCTTGACGTGGCCTACGCCGACGGCGAGCTGGAAGCCACGGAGGTCGCGGTGCTCAACAAGATCGCGACAACACTCAACGTGGACCTCAAGAAGCTCGGCCTGATCGAGATGCTCTCGGCGTAGGACAGCTTCGCGCCACACTACGGGGGGCCGGAATTACTTCCGGCCCCTATTCATTTTGGGAACAGTATATGCATGATGGGCATTAAGAAGGAACCCGTCATGAGTTACAAGCCGTCAGACGAACAAGTCGGTGGAACCCACTACAAGGGTCTCCGCATTGAACCGTTCACGTTCGCCATGCACAACGACTGGGATGCGGTGGCGTTCACCATCTTGAAGCGGCTTAGCCGCTACGACAGGAAGGATCAAAAGCAGGACGTCCAGAAGGCCCTGCACGAGGTCGAAATCAGGATCAACCTGAACGGCCCGCAGTGCTTCCCAGTCCTTGCCGGGCAAAAGCCTATCCCGATGGAGCATTACATACGGGAGAACGGTTTCTCAAATCAGCATCAGCTACGGGCGCTACGCGCCTTGGAAGTTTGGGTGCTGTACAAGGAGACCGAGGAGAACGCCGTCAACATTCTCAGGGGGGCGCTCAACGATTTGATCGTTGCCTACGACGCCGCCCCCTAGGGCGCGTTAACCTTGCGCCGGCCCTGCGGCCCTGCCCTAGGCGGCGCGGCGCTGTACGCCCTGCCCTAGCGCCACGGCGCGGCATGGTAAGCTTGCACCGGCCTTGCCTTGAGGCCCATTGAGGAGACACTTATGAGAACCGACGAACTGCAACAGCGATTGACGGCATTGGGATTCAAACCCGGTCAGATCGACGGCATATACGGCACCCTCACTGAGGAAGCCGTCTTCGACGCGCTGGACAAATATGCCCCGCCTGTGGAAGTGCCTGAACCACCACCGCCAAGCGCCGACATGGACATCATTCCGGATGACTGGTTGTCCGACTGTCACATGGCGAGGATCATCGTCCATTGGACGGCGGGCTCCCACAAGGCCAGTGAGAACGACCGGGAGCACTACCACATCCTGATCGAAGGTGACGGCTCGCTCGTTCGCGGCACGCACACCATCGCGGACAACATCAGCACTGGCGACAACGACTACGCCGCACACACCAAGAACTCGAACACCGAGAGCATCGGCGTGTCGCTCTGCTGCATGGCTGACGCGCAGGAAAACCCGTTCAGCTCGGGCAAGTACCCCATGACGAAGACGCAATGGGACGTTCTCACAAGCGTCTGCGCTCAGCTTTGTGAGTTCTACGACATCGACCCCACACCAAAGGAGCTCCTGTCTCACGGCGAGGTGCAAGCCAACCTTGGCATTGCGCAGGACGGCAAATGGGATTACACCCGGCTGTCGTTCGACCCAAGCGTCGTCGGCGCGAAGGCTTGCGGCGACAAGCTCCGCAAGGAGACCGCCGACAAACTGTAGTTTCCTTTCCACCTTCCTGCGGGGTGGCGAGCCCCGCAGGTTTTCCTAGCGAGGCAAACGATGGCTACTGTGAGACACGGCGCTAGCGCCACAATGATCCTTGACAGCATTGGACAATACGCTCCCCGCTTTGCGTCACTGCAAGTGCGCTTCCCGCGCATGGTTCACGCTGACTGCAAAACACACAGGATTCACTCCGGCTATGAAGGTGAGGTCTTGGACGTCATGACTGACATCTCCATCCTCATCGACCGTGACATGTCCCGCAATGGACGTTCGTCACGGGCAGTGCCGGTCAACCGGCTGCTAAAGGAAGCACGTGAGAACCCTTACGTGCCAGCCTTTCGCCACAACGCCAAGGGCATGACGCCCGGTGAAGAGTTTGATCCTGAGACGCTCGACGCCATCACGACGCGCTGGCTCAAGCTGTGCGCGCATGTGGCGGACGAGGTGGCTTGGTTCAATGAGATGGACGTCCACAAGCAGTGGGCGAATAGACCGCTGGAGTTCTTTGGTTACATCGACCTGGTCCTGTCGACAACCAACTGGAAGAACTTCCTAGCGTTGAGGGACCACTCCGCCGCCCAACAGGAAATGCAGGACCTTGCGTTCTGCATCCAGACCGAGCTTAACATGAGCACGCCGAAGCTGCTCCAGCCCGGCGAATGGCACATGCCCTACATCAGCGAAGAAGATAGAGACGAAGTGAAGCTGATGCACGGTGACGATAACAAAGCCTGCCTCAATGACTTGAGAAGGATCAGCACGGCTCGTATCGCCCGCGTCAGCATTGCCCCCTTCGACGGCAACGCTGCCTATGAAGCGGAGTTCGCACGCTTCAAGCTTCTTGTGGGCTCAATGCCGGTCCACGCCAGCCCGTCCGAGTCGGTTGCCACTCCTGACGTGTGGGTTCCAGAAGACCTGCGCGCCGATGGCATAGGCTTCGAAGGCGGCTACTGGCAGCACCCTGAGAAGCATGGGAACCTCAAAGGCTGGTGCCAGTACCGGAAGTATCTGCCCAACGAATGCGTTGAATGAGGAGGTGTCTATGGAAGATCGTAATCACGAAATAAAGGAGTTCGTCAACAGCAACCACGCACAAATTCGTGGTGCTGCCTTGGCGTCGGTGCGGCATCTCAAAGAGATGTACCCCGCCGCCTTCGAAGCGGTTCCCGAGACGGCACAGAAGTCGCTCGCGAACTTCATCACAACCCAAGTCCAGCAGGTGATGGACGAAGTCGTCACACGCTTGGTGGAGCGGGTCGTCTACATCCCGTTCGAGGATGAGCCAACGTTCATCTTGCTGGCCCGCGACCCGCAAGCGCCCGGCTTGGTAGAACGGTGGGTCACCGATCGGAACATGTACGAGCCCCATGAAAAGGAGAAGATCAACCGCGCCACCGAGACCGCCGGCAAAATGCGTGAGTGGAAGGAAGCCAACCCCGATGAGGGGATGCCCATCACCGCCATTCATCAGTTCGCCCAGCTCGGCAACAAGGAAGTCAAGGATAACGAAGGCACCGTCACCCTGACGTCTATCTTCGCCATGCCTGCCTTGAACAAGCACCTGACGCTCCTGCGCCTCTACAAAGGCGGTGGGTCGGAGTATCTCATGCACGCAATGGACGGCTCAAACCACGGCGCGTCCATTGTTGGCTTCCTCACCAAGGAAGACTTGGTCGAACTGCGGGACAGTCTCAACAAGGAGTTTCCCAATGCCTAGAGCTTTGGCGCTGCTCAAGCAGCACGAACTAGAGCATCTCAAGAAGGAGGCTGAGGCATCCTTCTTGACGCCGGATCAGGTCATGCACCTGTTCGGCCATATCAGGCGGTCGCAGGAAGTGATCACGGCGATGAACAACATCACCATGCATCAGACGAACCGTGTGCGGTTCGGCGATAACCATCCTACCGGCGACCCTGAGCCGGCCATCCCGCACAACGTGCATCCTCTGACGTGCGGGACCAACAGCAACCACACGCCGCTCTATCCCTTCTTCAACGTGGAGAAGAACCGGATCGAGATGCACTGCCGCGACTGCGGCTACACGCAGTTGAACGGAGCCATGTTCGGGGTATGATCTGTCGAACCTGCCACGGGACAAGATGGCTGCCACGTGGCCACCCTTGTCCTGACTGCCACGGGGGGTATCAACATTGTTGCGAAGGAGAACAGTGCAATGAAGTTCCCATACTTGGGCCGCAAGCGCCAACGGAAAGGACTCAAGCAGGGCCAGCAGATGGAACTAGGCGTATCGAGTGGCGGAGGCCGCTCTACGTACCCAAGATCACGTCATGAGGACCGCGCCTATGTCCAGCCCGTCATAGGGGGCGACACCTTTGGAGGCGGCTCAGCCGGCCACGGGGCGGACTGCGGCCCCAGCGTGGCCGACAGCGGCCCAGCGTGCGGCGACGGCGGGGGAGGTGGCGGCGGCGGGGGCGACTAGTTCAGTTCCGGGTCCAGCACCACGCCGTTCAAGTATCCGATCACGTCAAGCGAGCCTGTCGTCTCCAGCGTCTCAAAGTGTTGATGACAGACCGCTTGCACAGTGTCTTCGAAGCAGATGCACCCCTCCGGGACAAGGACCAAGAAGGCTGCCGGCGAGCGGCAGCCCTTTGGCGCAAAGATGCAGGGCGTCATTCTGACGGTGCCGGGTCTATCAGGTCGCACACCGCCCCGTATCCATAGGCCGTAAGCGCCTTCGCTGCGCGCTGCTTTATCAAGACAATCTCCTGTGCCTGCAAAGCTATCTCACCGCCCGGCTCGAGCTTCCTTCCCAGCTTGTAGAAGCTGTATTTCTGCTCGCCGGTAATGGACCTGTCCTCCATCTGGTCTGAGAAGTTCAGGCAGAAGATGCAGATCTCCCCCAACGTGGCGTCAATTGGCTTCCCATCCGCGCCCGTGCGCAGGGTAACGTTCTGCCCGCCAATCATGACGGGCACGACGTCGAAGTTGATCTTGCGCGGTTGCGGCTTGTCTACTTCCTTGTTCACTTTTGTCATACCTACCTCCTACCTAGAAGCCACCGATCACAAACACGTCCACGCTGCGGGATGCCCCCATCCGGTTCTCAAAGAAGAGGCCGGTGCTGTGGACAGACATGGTGAATTTTCCGTCGGTGCCGGTTGTACCTGTAAGCGCCCCGGTCGTGAAATTCAAGTTCGCGTCAGCGATGAATGAGATGGACGTGAGCGTGGCCGCATTGGTCGCTACATACCACATTCCTCGAGGTGATCCTGTCGCAGCGGCGTTGCCGCGCGTGCTCACCACGACAATAGAACCACCCGGCGCTAGGAGGGTAATTGAACCGGCAGTGTCATCCGCCAAGACAAGCTGCGTATGAACCGCAGCCGGCATGGTCTGCCCGGCAGTGAAGATGTTTGCCACTCCCAGCCGCGCATACTTCGCCACCAAGGAAACGCCAGCTTCGTATAACGTGGTTGCGTTGATCGTATTCGCACCTTGATCACCGCCAGAGACACTGGAAGTGTAGAGACCAGCGCCAACAAACACCGCTGTCGTCATATTCGTATTGATGGAGGCCCGCAGTGCAAGACGGCCGTCCTCACTGCCGTCGGTGTTGTCAACGATGTGGGCTTGGATTGAACCGTACGAATGGACCACGCTGCCGGAGTCCCATCCGCGGAACACAATCTGCGCTACGATTTGAGCGTTCGCATTTTGCTGGTTGCCCAACGTCAACGAAGTGATGGTCGTCGAAGCGCGTGTGATTTCCTGGTCCGCGCTCCACACGTTGGAACCGCTGAGAACAGGAACCACGTTGGAACCAGACGTGCCAACGTTCAGAACCGCCACGGTGCCTAGGCCAAGCGTGCCGCGCGCCGTGGCGGCGTCAGGATCATTCAGAAGCGTGCGGGTATAGGTCGTGACGTCTGAGGCCGTGAGGACCCGCACGGCGGCTTCGTAAAGCGTCGCCGCATTGATGGATCCAATTCCTTGATCACCACCCGTGACGCTGGCAGTGTACAGCCCTCCTGCAATCTGGATGCGGGTAGCCGTGGTCCCGGCAACCGCTGTCTGGATGCTAAGTATTCCAGATTCGGCCGTGTCAGTGGCCACAAGAATTTGCGTGAAGATGGTAGCGTAAGAAGTAAATGTACCACCGCTATCCAAACCAGCGAAGCGAATCTGCCCAAGCAGATCGTTCACTGTCGGCGAAGCAGAGATGCGGTGAAGGTCAAGAATAGGACCAACAGCCGCGCCATCCTCGCTTGTTTGGACGCGCACCACCATAGCGCTCGCCGACGTAGAAGCGAACGTGTTCGGATTGCTCCAGGTATTGGTGCCACTCAGGAACGGAAGGTTAGCGCCAGAAGAGCCGGTATTCTGAGTTGCGGCAGTACCAAGGCCGAGCGTGCCACGAGCCGTCGCTGCGTCTGCATCATCAGCCAACGTAAGGAAGAAGGCACTTGCAGGAAGCGTAGCCGCTGTCCAGACGCGGCTGTTGGATTCGTAAACTGTCCCGAAGTTGAGAGTGCTGACTCCCTTGTCACCGCCAGTCACGGCCGGCGTGTACATTCCCAAATCAATGTTGACACGCGTCGTGAGATTGCTGGCGCTTGCCGTCCGCAGCTCCAAACGGCCTGTCGCCGCGCCCGCCGTGGCGCTGATAATCGTTGCGCGGACGCCAGCGTAGTTGACTCCCGCCGCCGCGCTGTCCAGTGCGTTGAAGAAAATCGTTGAGATCGTACCGCCCGTAGCAAGCGTCGATCCAAAACTGATCTGAGAAGCAGTCGTCGTTCCAAGGGTGACGCCAAAGGTGGCACCGCTGAAAACAACAGAAGTGTTGAGAAGCGGAACCGTAGCACCGGTCGTGCCAATATTCTCAACTGCCGCCGTGCCAAGCCCTAGAGTGCCGCGTGCGGTAGCGGCATCCGCATCGTCTGCCAACGTCAGGAAGTATGCGCTGGCCGGCAAGGTAGCAGCCGTCCACACGACTGAGCCGTGAGCAAGCACAGCATTGGAGGATGCGCGCAGAACTTCGAACACGCGCCGCGTGTCGTCCAGCGGGCCATCACGGTAAACCGCAAAGACGCGGTTCGGAGGACCGGCAGAGGAAGCCGAATTGACAGCAAAGCCACCTTGGTCAGTAGAAGGTGACTGAAAGACAAACGGTCCCGGTGAAGCAGTCCAAGAACCATTGAGCAACGGGATGGTTGCACCGGTCGTGCCGGTGTTGACGGTAGCGGAAGTGCCCAACCCCAACGTGCCGCGAGCGGTAGCTGCGTCGGTGTCATCAAGAAGGGTCAGGATGTAAGCTGACACACTTGCGGACGTCAGATACTTCGTGCTTAGAAGGACGTTGTTCTCATAGTACGTCCCGGCATTGATCGTATTGAGGCCCTTATCGGTGCCGGTCACGCCTTCCGTGTACAAGCCCTGCCGAAGGTTCAAGCGCCTTGCGCTCGTTCCTGCGACCGATGTTCGCCATTCTAGGCCACCTGACTCCGCTCCATTTGCGGGATCAAGGATAATAGCCCGCATGAGCGCGTAGTCATGCACGTTGCCGCCATCATCCAACGCACGGAACGCAATCTGATAGATGTCGGCGTTCGTCGTATTGGCTTGGTTGCCCATAACCGCCGTGCCGATGGTCGTGCTTGGGCGGATATGTGCGTGGACGCTTCCTGACCAAGTAGGATCGGTATTGAGCAGCGGAACCGTAGCGCCGGAAGTACCGGTGTTCTGAACCGCCGCAGTTCCGAGGCCTAGTGTGCCGCGCGCCGTGGCGGCGTCCGCGTCGTCCACAAGCGTTGCGCCATAGGCTGAGATGCCTGACGCCAAGAAATACTTCGTGGAGATCGCCGTGCCAGCTTCGTAAAGCGCTCCGGCATTGAGCGTGTTCGCACCTTGATCGGTGGCCGTACCGATGGTTGCGCCAACGTTGAGAGTAAGAACGGCGGACAGGGTGCCTAGAGTGTAGGTAAGCAGCCGCATCCGGCTGCTCTCAAGAGTATCAGCCGGGTCTAGAATGCGTGCGTCGATCTGACCGTAGTTCGTATTGGTGCCGCCGCTATCGCGTCCGTGGAAACGCAGCGCACCAATGTCGTCGTTGATGGCCGGAGTAGCGCTGTCCCTTCTAATGTCAAGGAAGGGGCCTTGCCCGGAACCAGCCTCAGACGAAATGATGACCAGCGGTACAGCCGAAGCCGTAGACAGCGAAATGACTTGCTGACCGGACCACTGATTGGTGCCATTCAGGAAGGGAAGGTTAGCACCCGACGTACCGGTGTTCTGTGTGGCCGCCGTTCCTAGGCCAAGCGTGCCGCGTGATGTCGCAGCATCAGCATCGTCGGCGAGCGTTCTTGCATAGGCGGTGTAGGTCGCCAGCGCTGCGGTCGTGGTGCTATCGAAGTATGGGAGCCTGTCGGCCGCAGGCGTCAGGGCTGCTAGGGCTGCCGCCGCCACGGTAGAGATAAGCCACCGCGCGTCCCCGTCTGCGCGCGTGGGAATAGAGGTACCGGCGGCGACGCCAATGGCGCGCTTCGTGAACGCATCCGCACCGGTCTGCTCCACCAAGCCTGCGGTGGCGTTCAGACCAGCGAGAGCGGTGAGCGTCCCGTCAAGCGGCTGGGCGTCTACGATACCATAACCAGCAAGCGTCGTCGGCTTGCTGGTCAGATCAGCAAACGCTACGGGAAGTATATCGCCAGTCGGAAGCTCTCTGAAAAACCCGCTGACGACGACGAGGGGTCTACGGGTCGCCATGAAGAAACTTCCCTATGCGAGGGTTACCGGGGCACCGCGCTCAAAGTTGACTTCGGTGGCACTGACCGCGACGCCAATCCGCTGCACAATGTTCCCTGACGCGCTAGGAACAGTATGAGCACCGACACCGGGCGTGGTCGACAGGAACACAGGTGATCCCGGCGTCATGCCGCTCACCTGATTGTTCGTCCCTTCGAAGTAGACCGTGGCGGCAGCCGGCGCGGTGACCGCCGCCAGCACGAACCCATCCACTTCCTTGCCGGCTGTCGTAGCATCAGCCTTGCGCGCCTTGGAACCGGTCGACGCGTGGATGTTAACCCAGTCGCCGGCCGCAAGGCTCTCGCTTGTGACGACGGACGCCGTATCCGCACCAATGCCAACCGGCATCATGCTGTTGTCGATACGTCCACCCGCATCCAGCGCCGGAATCTTCCCCGCATCACCAGCGCCGGCACTTGTCTGGAGTCCAAGGACTTCCTGAATAGCACCGCCAACCAGTCTAAGAAACGACAATCCAGCCATGAACCTTCCTCCTATGATGCGAGCAGAAATGCTTCCTCAACGTTGACGAGGATTGTGGTAGGCGACAGCGCCTTTGCCACGCGGCACACGAAACCAGACGTGGGGACGACCTGCGTGAGCACACCATTGAGGCCGCAGTAAACGGGACCGAGGATCCAATTCCAGGAACCCTCTGTCATGGTGCCACCGACCTGCACTTGCACGTCGTCGCCAGCCGCAGCAGCGCCCTTCGTGATCCCAAGGATGAGGTCGCCGTCACCAGCTATGTCAGAACTGGCATAATCTACTTCGTCACTCGCCACCGGCTTGACCACACGATGCCCGCCCAAAGCTTGTGCAGCTTCGCGGACAACCACTGCCTCTCCCGCCGCCCCGTCCTGACCGGGCGCACCGGGCGGCCCTGCCGGGTTCGTGATGATGTAGTCAACTTGCGGCATTTCTTGGATTTGTTGGACATCTTCATTTGAGATAGTAATGATGTTCTCAGGCACGTCTTGGATCGTGCCTGTATCGCCGCCAAAGACAGCGCTAATCAGGTCATTGGGAATTGGCTCAATGGTGTATAGCGGGAGTCCGAAGACCTGGATCACGGAGGCGGCCATTGCGTGGGACCTTTCGAGCAAACAACGACGCCGTATCCTACCGTGGTGACGGCGTCGTCTACCTTGCGCAAGATGTCAGAGTAGTAGGAACTTTGGGTGAAGCCGTTAGCAATTGGAACAATGCCACGTGCGAAGGTTATGGTGAACTGGTTCTTGGTCGGCGTGATGTCCGGGTCCACCACAATCTCGCCATCAGCGCTGCTCAATTCGAAGATCGGGTCTCCCGGTGCGCCGGGAGTCACCTTGCCCTGCATGAGGAATTCAGACCCTTCAAGGTCAACGGGTTGACCGTTGATGTCGGTCCACACGAACCGGAAGGTATAGTCAGCATTGTCTCTGATGTTGAAGATGAACCGGAACATTGCTGCTCCCCACTGCGCGGCGTGAGGCCGGACTGTAAAGCGAACCGTATGTCTGAGCAACTAGCAGAGGAGATCGTATCATGTCAGTAGAAGACGTCCTTGAGCGGGCCAACGATGCCGGCTTCATGTTGCATCAATGCTATCAGCGCCACCCCATCGGAAAGGAGGGAAGGAGACACTGGTACTTTGACGTCGTTCTCGTTCACACTCATTCCGTTTGGGACTACTTTCACGGTCAAGGTGAGGATCTCGAGGAGGCTTTACTTGACGCCTACAGGAAAGGGAAAGTTAAACTGAGGGAATTCGAAGGTATGAGTCGCTCAGAAAAAGCGCGCGAACGTGATCCGATGAGGAAGTTGAGGGAGAGCCTCGACAAAGGCGGTGGCAAGAAGCGCGTTAGACTGTAAAACTCTGTTGCCTCCAGCGTATAGCCTGCCGTAAGCTGCAAACTCCATTGGGAGAATGGCAACGATGACTAGGCTAAGCGCTGAAATGGTAGTCTCTAATCTTCCGTCAATCGGTCATGACGGACTTCTCAAGGTGCGACAAGCACTGGACATGCTGTTGGGGGACGGTGCAGTCGGTTCCCCAGCCATACACCCGGAAGGGTTTGAGGCAGTCTTGTTCGACGCCATGACGGCTGAGTTCGAGGCACGCGGTATCCGCCGCAACATGCCCTTCGTGGCGTTCAGGAAGACAGCCCATTACCGCCACTGGCGGGACAGCTTGCCCGCACTGGAGGACTTCCTCAACAAGGAGTTCAACGGGCAGGTAAAGGGCCAACGAGAACAGATGAGCCTGTGCCGCCTTCTGATCTCCATGCTGATCGACGAACTACGTGAACGTGACCTCCCGTGCAGCTACGGCACGGTCGCCGCCAACATAGGCCGGCTGAGCGAGGTCTTTGACAACGGCTTCCCCGGCTACCTCCAGTGCGGCATGGCACATATCGTCGTGACCATGCTCCGCAAGCGCCGCCGTTAGTGGCTGAGCCGGACCTAGAAGAACTCCTACGCCGCAGTCAAGATAGGTTACGTGCCCGCCTGCCGCAGCGCAGGCGGGTTTCCCGTGACACGGCGGCAGGCGTTCTGTTCCTCATCCTTCTTGTTGCGGGCCTGTTGCTGTTCGGATGAGGCCCTGCGCCGTATAGGGTCTCATGGCACTAGGCACCTTCCTTACCGAAAACCTCCTCACGTTGCTGTCGTATGACAAGGAGCGGGCTCCTATCATACGCGGAACCGTGGGCATTGAGAACTTTGGCGGGCAGTACCGCGAGGTAGCTACCCGCCTCTACGACTTCATTGACAAATATAAGAAGCCTCCCGGTGACCACCTACCGGACATCCTTGAGGACAAGATAACGTCGGTCAACAAGCGTGAAGCGAACGCTTATGCCGACATTGTGGAAGCGATCCACGACGCCAACGACGGGATCAATGCCGAATACGTGATGTCTCAGGTCGAGACGTTCGTGATACGGCAAAGCCTGCGCAGCGTGGCGGTGGACCTCACGAAGGCCCTACAGCGCGACACTGAGGAGTCCCTTGAGGAAGCGCGGAAGCTCATGGCTGCCGCGAACACTGCCAGCCTAAAGGTCTTCGACCCCGGCCTGCGGCTGTCCAACTGGAAACGTGTCCTAGCAGGGCTGCGCACCCTTGAGGAAGCGTTCCCTACCGGCATACCCGAACTTGACAAGCGCAACTTCGGGCCTACCCGTAAGGAGCTCCTGCTCTACATCAGCGATACCAAGAAGGGTAAGACTTGGTTCCTGATCATGCTGGCAAAGCTGGCCGTGCTGCACCGACTCAAGGTGCTCCACGTGACCTTGGAAATGTCTGAGGAGCGGGCCAGCCAGCGCTATCTCATGTCGCTGTTCAGCATTGCCAAGCGCGACGAGAAGATAAAGATCACGCGCATCAAGCGACGCAAGCTGACTGAGAAGGGCATCAAACGGGGACACGACCCACGTCAGCAGCCTATCGTTGACTTTGAAGAGGATGAGGTCCGGCCGGAGCTGTCCTTTGACAGCCCTGACATTGAGGCCAAGCTTGAGCGCCTAATGCGGAAGTGGCAGCACCGCATCCTGGACAACATCATCATCAAAGGGTTCCCTACAGGCTCACTGACCATAGGACAGTTCGAAGCCTACTTGCAGAACCTAGAAGTCACTGAGCATTTCACTCCTGACCTGATTGTGTTCGACTACCCCGACCTGATGCAACTGGACGCCAGCAACATACGCGCCAGCTTGGATGAGGCGTTCAAGGGCCTGCGGGGCGTGGCCGTGAAGCGGAACGCCGCTATGGCCGTTGTCAGCCAGTCCCACCGCGCCGCAGCGGGCGCTAAGCAAGTCAAGAGTGCCAACGTTGCGGAGGCCTACAGCAAGATTGCCCACGCAGACATCGTCATCACCTACAGCCAGACTGAGAGCGAGTATGCGATGGGCCTTGCCCGGCTGGCGGTGACTGCCGGCCGCAACGACGAGGACAGGATAGTTATTGTCATCTCCCAACAGTATGCCCTAGGACAGTTTGCCATTGACAGCGCCCGGACCACGGGCGACTACTGGCGGTTGATCGAGAAGAACGTAGGCATCAAGGGAGAGCGAGATGACGACTATGGGGACTCGTCCGACTGAGGTACAGCGTAAGGTTCTGGCATGGCTGGTAGAGCAGGGCGGCAAAGGGCTTCTCTCCAGCGGCCACAAGACTCTCAAGATTGGCAAGACAAAGGCTGGCATACCGGCCGTGGGGTGCAGCGTCGTCGTGATTGACGGGCTTCGCGCTCACGACTGGATTCGCAAATTCAGTCCTAATTCCAGTGGGATCACCATCACCTACTGTATAACTGAGAAAGGCAAGGTGGCAGCTACCGGTGCGCGAGCATGATTTCAGAGAAGGTCAAGGAACGCTTCCTCAACGAGAAGCGTGACAATTTTGATTGGATGAAGAAGGCTCCGCGTGATGAAATCCTTGACGCGCTGGAGGACCTAGACCCCATCCCTGTGTTCAGCCGGCCCAAGCCGTGGCTGCATCAGCTTGTCTGCTTCCTGTTGATCATAACCCTCGAACGCTTCATGTGCTTCCTGGACATGGGCGGCGGCAAGACACGCCTGACGCTCATGATTCTGAGCTACCGCAAGCAGCGTGGGGAGACGGTCCGGGCCATTGTCTTCGTGCCCTACCTGACCGCCATTGAGACGTGGCTGGACGAGGTTGAGACGCACGCCCCCAATCTGACCATCGTTCCCTTGATGGGTAGCAGCAAGGAGAACCTTGACTGGATCAAGAACGAACCGGGTGACATCTACGTCATGACCTACCAGACCGCTGCGGCCATGTGCTCCAAGCGGCTTGAGGTCTTCGACAAGGGCGGCAAGCGCGTTAAGACGAAGACCGGTCGCAAGAAAATTGAGTGGAACTTTGCCGCTGCCGGCGTGCGCAAGATCTTCAAGGAATTCGACACGCTGGTCATGGACGAGATCCACAAGATCAAGAACAAGACGAGTCTCTACTACCGCCTGTGTTGGGCCATATCCACTTCGCCGCAATGCAAATGGGCCTTTGGCCTGACCGGGACACCCTTCGGCAAAGAGCCGTTGGACCTCTGGGCGCAATTCCACGTAATTGACCTCGGTGACACGCTGCACGAAAACATGGGGTTCTTCCGCGAAGTGTTCTACACGCGCAAGGACAACTTTTGGGGCGGCTTCAAGTGGGTCTTCAAGCGCCGGCTCAAGAAGGAGCTGCACCGTATCATCAAGAACCGGTCCATCCGGTATGAGATCACTGAGTGCGCCGACCTGCCGCCGCGCAACTACGTTCCCAAATACGTGCAGCCGACAGAAGGCATCCAAGCCTACTACAATGCCAGCGTCCAGCGCATTGAGGACCTGCGCAAGAACCGTAGCAAGGAGAATTACGGTGAGATAGAGTCGAACTGGCACCGCATACGCCAGCTCTCCAGTGGCTTCATGACGCTCAAGGACGCCGACCCCGGCAGCAAGAGCGAGAAGCACTTCGTCGCCTTGGATGAAAACCCCAAGATGGAGGCGCTCAAGGAGCTGATTGACACGATGCCGGAAGGTAGGAAGATGATCATCTTCCATGACTACGTGTTCACGAACAAACTAATCAGCGACGAGCTCAAGCGTCTGAAATTGAAGCACGCGCGCATATGGGGCGGACAGAAGGACCCCATTGGAGAGTTGCGGCGCTTTAAGCAGAGCACCGACGTCAACTTCCTTGTCATCAACACGGCGTCCGGTTCTAGCAGCCTCAATCTGCAATGCGCCGAATACATTGTGTTCTTTGAGCAGCCGACCAACGCCATTGACCGCGAGCAGGCTGAGCGAAGGGTATGGAGACCAGGACTCCTTTGGCCCGTGTTCATCTTTGACTTGATGATGCGCGGCACCAAAGACGAAGACCAACGGCAGTCGAACATTGACGGCCACAACCTCCTGCGTGCGGTCATTGACGGCCGTACCAAGATTGAGAGGATGAAAATAGCAGCATGAAGCGAACAGGAACATTCACCGTCGAGGTGGATTTACCGGGGAAAGTCACCATGCCGCAGATGCGGCAGTACATTGTGGACGCGGTGAGAGGATGGAAGGGTCAATACGACATGGGCCACCCTCTCTTCGACCTTGACCGTGCCAGCGTCACGGTCAGGTCCGTTTCTATCCAACGGGAGGAAGACAATGATAGCGCCACGTGACTTGAGGCAGACACACACCTACGTCGTTATGCCGCTTAGCGAAGCAGCCTACCGCGAGATCCGTCGCAAGATGGAGGAAGCCGGCTACGACCATGCGCTCGATGATAGTGAGGAATTTGGCACCGTCATCAACATGCATGGCATTGCCGTGGCGCAGGAAGCACTTGTCAACTATCCTGAGGACACGGCGGTTGTGGAAGTCCATGAACCGAAGCCGGTCATTCAGCCCGGTGAGGATATATTTAGGAAAACGAAGCACCCGTCCCACGTCACCCGCGTCAGCATGGACGCTTCCACGTTTGACGAGATCTGCATCAACTGCGGATGCACCGACATCGTGCCGGGCGGTTGGGGGAAGCTAGCCGACCCCTGCGTCTACGAAGGCGCGCCGGGCAAATGGAGTGATCAGAGATCAGTGAGGGAAGAAGCCTATGAAAAAGATCGCGTCGCTGCACAGCAAGCGCAGAAGCCCGAGGATGGAGTTTCGTGACTTCTGTGAGTTGGTGATGGACGTCGTGAAGATCCCGCCCATTGAGGGTGAACCGCCCGGCATCACGAACCTGCGGGAGGACATCAAGGCCAAATTCAAGAACGCCAGTGACCTGTTCGTCTTGTTCAACCAGATGGACCATTCAGTGGCGTACCAGGTCGTGGAAAAGACAGAGGAGCTACAGGCATACTATGAAAGCCTCATGGAAAGGGAGATGGGCAAGCCTCTCAATTAGCCTGCTCTTGGCCGCCTGCGGCGCTGACCCTATTGAACGTGGCGAGACAGGTAATTCTGACGTGACGGCAGTTATGATCGGCAGCGTCGACGATTGTCGAATCTGGCGTGTCAGGGACGGCCTTCGCAAAACGTTCTACTTCGTCAAATGCGCGCAGCACCAACACACTATGTGGATGGACAGGTGCGGGAAAAATTGCACTAACGACGAAACGGTGCAGACGCTCTATGCAAATCGACTGGATTAGGTTCCTTGAGGACCACAACATCCCCTATGTCAGCAAGGGGCGCAACGTCAAGAAGGGACACATAAACGTCAAGTGCCCCTTCTGCGGCTCAGACGATCCATCTGAGCACATGGGTATCCACCTGTCGCAAGAGCTGTATGGGTGCTGGCGCTCAGCGGCTCACGCAGGCAAGAAACCACACAATCTCATCCGTGCTTTGTTGGGTTGCAGCTTCGGACAGAGCAAGCTGATAGCGGCTCAATACAGCCAAGCGGATCCTGAGACCTTTGAGGACGCCGTGGCGCTGCTACAGGGCCACGACAGCGCCCCGACAAGCGGCCCTAGGCGGCGCAGCCGCCTGCACATGCCCGACAACTTCAACCGCATTGTCCGCACCGGGACAGCCAAGCGATTCTGGCACTACCTCGAGCGCCGTGGCTTTGACGACGTCCGTGGCATTGTCAGCGAGTACAACCTCAAATACGCGACCACTGGACCGCACAAGGACCGGATCATATTCCCCATCTATCAGGATGGGGAATTGGTAAGCTGGACCGGCCGCGCCATCATGCACGTGGTGGACGCACCCCGCTACAAGATCCTCGGTATGGAAGAGGAAGTGGGGCCGTCAGCTACGGTGGACCGCAATCAGCTTGTCTACAACGCGGATGAGTGTCGCGGCGGTGACATCCTGTTCGTAGTTGAAGGCCCCATTGACGTGCTCAAGCTGGACTTCTATGGAGTCAACTACAACGTCAATGCGTGTTGCCCGTTGGGAACAAGGATGAGCACGGATCAGGCGTACATCATTGGCAGGATTGGACGCCGCTACAGGCGGCGCATCCTGCTTTACGACCCCACTGAGGTCGAGACCGTCTTTCTTGCCAGCGACCTGTTGATGGGGGCTGGCTTCGAAGTAGGTGAGTACCCGTCCTTCGTGACTGAGGACGTGGGGGCGCTCACGCCTACGCTGACGCAACGCTTAGTCAGGAGCTTCTTGTAATGGCGAAAGCAGTCTATCTTGACATCGCGCGCAAGTACAACCTTCCTTATGGCGGCGTCCTTTGGTATGGCGTTCTCATGGAGCGGCAGATCATGGTTGATTCCCCTATCAAGTCACAGCCGCGCGACGCGCGAGAGTGCTATGCCATTGCGAGCATCCACAAAGCGTTCACAGAACAAGTTGAGCCGTTGACAGTGGACAGGATACTCGACTTCGACTTCGAAATTCGTGAGGCTGTCATGACTTACCGGGAAATCAAGGCCGGGGAGCGTGATTGGTTGACAGGAGAGCGGTATGAGATTCAAGGAACTGGATGACACCGGGCAAAAGCTGGCGCGCCGGATCTTCTCCGGAAAGTACATGATGGGGCTTTGCGTGGCCTTCGCAATTGCCATCCAACGCAAGCTTCGATACGGCGAACTTTACGGGATATTTCGTGGCGACGAACTCATGCACGCGGGCAACCGTTCCAACGGGATGTTCTTTGACGTGCGTGGGTTCATGCGCAGTGTCGAATTCACGGATGGTTGGTCTGGATGCGACGTCAGACTGACCACTGAGGAGGAGCTTCTCAGGTGTGATCCCAAGATCACCGAAGAGTTAATTCGCAAAGCTGAATTTGAATTGGAGCTTATGTATCCCGCTCATTGCCTGAACAAACGCGAGTCGCAAACCCGCGACCGCATTCGCAAGTTCACTGAGGACCTTGAGAAGCTTTGCAAGCGCCACGGTGTTTACATTCGGGGCGAGCTTCCGCACGAGGGTCCTATCATCTATGAGGCGTATGGGGACGAAAAGGGCTTCGAAGTCCAGTTCATGGAGACCGGACAAATGAGGCTGCGCCGGCTGCTTGATGACTAGCTGTGTGGATGACAAGATTCCATTTGCCTCTGAAACGTGAAAGTGCTTGGCTCACTTTTCGCAGCTAGAGCTCCCATTACCCACATCGAAGTGCAGCCGGGCAATGGGGCGCTGCTCTATGTCGGGGAGAGGGCCATGCCGAAGCGCCGTGTGCGGCTTGAAAAGTTGTCCAGTCGTGTCCGTCTTGAATGGTATCCTGAATGGGACGGGGTGATAAAAGCCTACACGATCAAGTTCTTACGTGAAAACCTATGGCGCTATGATCCAGTCCTATGTGGCATGGACGACCTCCTGCAAGACGCCTACATTGTATTCGAGCGCTGCACAGTCAAGTATCCGCGCGTCATGCACGCGCCCCATTTCATGGCGCTCTACAAGACGGCTCTCCTGAACGAGCTGATTGACCTAGCAAACAAGAACATTGAACGCAAGTCCGCCTTCGTTGACGGCGTAGAAGATGTGAGCGAATTAGCTTGCAATCTTGCCGACGAAGGGTCAGTGTCTATTGTCTTGGCGAACGCGCCTCCGGAAGTGCTTTTGCTTCTCAGCGTGTTCGCCAGTGACCGCCACTTGCAAGAGCTTAGGAAACCAAGTAGGAGACACCGTGGGCTTCCACGCCCCAGCTTCAACACAAGGATCAAGCGCATTCTTGGTCTGGATAGCGACGCTGACTTGGTGGCCGCGTTTCGTGAGTGGTTAACAGCTTGAAAGGAAGGCAGTAGGAAATGGCCAAACTCCATGCAATCGAGAAGGAGCTGATCAAGGCGACCGGCTTCAAGAAGGACGAGGACGACTACAAGACCCGGCAGGACTACCTTGCCGCGCTCGCCAAGGAAGTCAACAAGCTTCCCGACGACGAGTTCAACGCGGTCTCAGACCCGGCGACCGACTGGGCGAACAACGCGCTGGACGCCTTGAAGACCGACCAGGATATCGAGGACTTCGAGGAGGAGAAGGGCGGCAAGGACGACGACCGCAAGGGCGGCAAGCGTTCGTCCAAGGACGACGACGATGACCGCAAGTCGGCCAAGTCGAAGGACAAGGACGAGGACAAGGATGACCGGCGCGGCCGTCGTTCCTCCAAGGACGACGACAAGGACGACCGCAAATCCATCCGCGGCCGTGACAAGGACGACGACAAGGGCTCCAAAAAGAAGTCGCCCCGTGACTACGAGGGTGCGAAGCGCGACCGCTACGGGCTCGTCGTCGGCACCAAGGTCTCCGACGCCGTGAAGCTCTTCGAGGGCGGCGCGTCCATGAAGACCATCAAGGACAAGACCGGCGGCCCGCAGAACAACGTGCTCAAGAAGCTGACCAAGGATGGGCACCTTGTCGAGCGCTACGACGGTCTGATCAAGGTCACGCACAAGGATGACCTGTCCTCGGCGCAGAAGCGGAAAATGACCACCGCTTCGAACAAGGAGCGTGACTCCGACGACGGCGACCGGAAGCGGTCCCGTGATGACGACGACAAGGGCAGCAGCAAGCGCCGCTCCCGTGACGACGATGACGACAAGGGCAAGCGCCGCAGCCGCGACGACGACAAGGAGGCTTCCTCGTCCAAGCGCCGCAGCCGTGACGACGACGATGCCAAGGACTCCAAGCGGTCCAGCCGCAAGGATGACGATGACGACCGGAAGGGCAGCCGCCGCCGCCGCGACGACTGATCGACCTTCCAGGAAACTGACGGCCAGCCTGCGAAGGCTGGCCGTTTGCGTATAGTCATCATGCAGCCACAACCAACAGGAGTTGAAATGGCGAAGTTCAAGTACGACCTCGAAGCCAAAGTGATCTTCGAGGACAACATCGAGATCAAAGGCGTCGTCATTGGCCGCGCCGAGTATCTCAGCGCCGACAACAAGTACCTGATCCGCTACGCCGACGGCACCGGCACGCCCTGCGAGAACTGGTGGGACGAAGACGCCATCACCGAGGACGAGGACGCCGGCGACAACGACAACGACCGCGACCGCGAACGGGACTGAGTTGCGCGGACTCTTCGCGCAACCGGGGCGGACTCCTGTAAGGGTGTCCGCCCCTTCTTGTCGGTTGCGTTTCATCCAATGCGGCCCAGAGTGCATCGCCAAGAAGGGCTGCACGGCCAAATGCTGCGACGCCCCTACGAGCCCCACTGGCATCCGCGTTCACGTGAGCCCGTCTGAGGCCCGCAGGCTGCACCGCATAGGCATCAAAGCTCGTGGCGGCTTCATACAGCCAGAGCCCGGTTGTCGCCTTTGTCCGGCCAAGACAGCGGGGCACCTATGCGGCCTCTGGCGGTTGCCCGAACGCCCCCTCGGATGCATCGTCAGCCCGTTCATGCTAAACCGTTCCGGAACACTGGTTGTCCGGAACCGCTACAAGCTGCTACCATGCTACGACAAGGAACGTGGTGAGCCGGCGTATGTGGTGTTCGCAGGCAGCCTTGAAGCCTTGTTTGGTTCCAACGACACTGCCGTCCTATCCAATCATCTTGATCGGGGTGGCGGTGACCGCTGGATGAACATGGACACCCGCATCTACGACCAGATGATGCGGCGTGAGGATAGCCTGAAAGGAGGCTGACATGGCGACGATTAGCATTGACGTGAACGGCGGGACGCCGGCAACCAGAAGGACGGTCACCAAGACTGTCAACGCTACCGACCTTGGACGGTTCGTAGCCGCGCACCGCATCAAGTATGGACCGGGGGTGGACGGCCAGCCGCTCACGGACGCGGAGACGGTTGACGCTTGGGCAGCCGACATCTTTGCACAGGCGGTGGCCTACACGCGGGAGCACGAACTCCGCACTACCGCCGTCGCCCCCATCGCTCTTACATAAGCGAGCCAGTCATGCGCCGTGAAGTCTGGAAGCCAGTGGTCGGCTACGAAGGCTGGTACAGCGTTTCCAGTCTTGGGCGCGTGCGGCGCGACCGCCAAGCTATCGGGACGCAGGCTGGCAAATTGCTAAGTCTGCGTCCACGCAAGGGTGGGTATGTACCTGTCGTGCTCAGCAAGAACGGAGTGACGAAGCAATTCCTTGTTCACGTTCTCGTCTGCACAGCCTTTCACGGTCCCCCTCCGAGTCCAGATCACGAAGTCAATCATAAGAGCGACGACGGCGACCGGTCGAATAACTGTGAGGATAACCTTGAATGGGGAACTCACGGCAAGAACATCGAACACGCCTACCACGTGCTGAACCGCCGCATGGGTTACAGGAGTAGCCAGAATGTTATTTAAGAAGACTCTCCCTGACGGCCGCGTGCGGGAAATCACTCGGCCGACCCTGACCGACTTCAAGCAAGGGTATGTCCGCCCCACGCTCGACTTCTCGACCAGCATGACTATCTGGCACGTGGATGAGGCTATCAAGCGCCGCGTGCGGGATTGGCGTCGCGTCACTGACGAGGACGGCCACACCGGGGAACGCGCTGAGAAGTTCCGGGCTGACCATGACAGCGTCTACACCGGCACGTACAGCGTGTTCCCCCTTCCCTTGGCTGAATGGATTTACCTACGCTACGCTGGCAAGGAGCGCAGGGCGAAGGTCCTTGACGCCTTCTGCGGCGGGCCGCCCCGTGCCATAGCCGCTTCCCTCATGGGCCACATCTACCACGGGGTAGACGTCAGGCAGGAGCAGTTAGATGAGAACGAAAAGGTTATCGCCGACCTTAATCTTGACCGCGTGCATTACCACCTTGATGACGCTCGCTATCTTGATATCGACGAGTCTGATTTTGACTGTGCTGTCACCTGTCCCCCTTATTTTGATCTCGAGGTGTATAGCGAACAGCGGGACGATGTCTCAAACTCCATCTCTTACGCAGAATTCAACGCTTCCATGATGCTGTGCGCCTACGCGCATTGGCCGCTCATGAAGCCGGGAGCGTTCGTCTGCATTGTGGTCGGCAACTTCCGTGACAAGACCGGGGAGCTGGTCGACTTCCGCAGCCATACCGTTGAGAACTTCCGTGAAGCAGGCTTCCTGTTTTGGCAGGACATTATCCTGTCCAAAAACTTCGCCAGCGCCGCCAAGAGAGCAGGCAACGCATGGCGCGGTAAGAAGCTCGTGCCGAGACACGAGCACCTTTTGATTTTCAGGAAGCCAGAATGATCCTCAGCGCTAAAGACATAGCGCGCTTCTGGTCCAAAGTTGACCGACGCGGCCCCGACGAATGCTGGCCTTGGTTAGGCGGAACGCAAACCAGTGGGCATGGAGTATTCTCAGTTCGTCACAGCATACAGTACACTGCCCATCGCGTGGCGTTCTTCTTAGAGAACGGTTACGTGCCAGCATGGCCAAGAATGGTTCTCCATGACTGCGAATTTCATCCGTGCTGCAACGCCGCGCACTTACTTGATGGAACCAACAGTCAGAATCAACTCTATCCTTCTTGTCACGCCAAACATAAATCTCAGAAGGGTCACTCCGGCGTCACGCAGAAAGGTATAGGTCACATAAGGTATGGTACGCGGCACACATCCGAATCTATCGCAAAGATGCAGCAATCGGCCAAGCGCCGTTGGAAACTAGCAAGAAGGGTGAGGCTATGAGACGCAAAGCACTGGTCACGATGTTGGAACTGATCAAGCCCGCCTTGGCCGATCAGGACTTGGTTCCCGTCTACCAGAACTTCGTGTTCACAGGGGACACCCTGTACGCGACGGACGACCACCTAGGCATCGTGGCCAAATGCACGTCCGGCGTAGCGCCCTTCGCCTGCCACGGCGACACCATGCTCGGCTTGCTGCGCAACTGCCGCACCGAGGAAGTGGAGATTGAGTTCGACGACCAGCAACACGAAGTCGTGTTCATTGCCGGCCGGTCCAAGATGCGCCTGCCCTACTTGCCAGAGTCAGAGTTCCTGTTCAAAGAACCGTCTGACGAGTCGTGGGACGTGGTGCTGGACCTGGATGACAGCCTGATTGAGGCGATGGAAATTTGCCTCACCACGACCAGCAAGGACAGCAGCCAACAGGCGCTCATGGGCATCACGTTGGATACCGGTGACGGGATCAGCTTCTACTCCTGCGACTCAGACAGCCTCACGCACTACCTGATCGACGGAGCCAACTACAACGACCCGCACAGCTTCGTCATGCCCAACTCCTTCTGCGAGTCGGTCCTGCGCATTTGCAAGAGCGACAAGTCCATGAACGGCCGGCTGCACGCTTCTGACGAATGGGTGTTGGCCGAGCTTGAGAAGGACTACAAGGTCTACGGCCGCGTCATCAAACCAGAAGACCCGGTGGACCACGCCATGTGGGTCGAAAAGACCACGCGGGATGAGATCCCGTGGATGAAGGTCCCCAAAGGACTTGAGCACGCTCTGAGCCGGGCGCGTGTCGTGGCTGAGCCCAAATCGCAGCCCACTGAGATCAGCATCAAGGAAGGCCGGATGCGCCTATACACGAACACCGACATGGGCGAGGTGCGCGATCTGGTCAACCTTCAAGGGGATCATCCAGACGTCGAGATCAAGGTCAACGCGGCTTTGATGGCGCGCAGCATTGACGTATGCTCAGAGATGGCCGTGCTGGAAGGCTTCACGGTCTACCGGAAGGGGGCGGACCTCTTCCAAATCTTGTCCAACTTCGGAGACTGACATGCCGGATGTGCAGAAGGTTAACGCCCTGATCGAAATCGTCGACGTCATGCTGGCGGTGCAGGAGGCAGAACTCAAGCGTCACGGTGACTTCGCGAACCGTGACTTGCTTGCCACATGCCGCAAGCGACTCGACCAACTCAAAGCGGAAAAGTGATGGGCTTCTTCTACCAGAAAGCAGATAAGGCGAACGCGAAAAAGGGCGCCGACAAAACCGGCCCCCGCCGGTCTTCGGTAGGCCAGCAAACGAAGCAAAGCTCGGAAACGCTGCAACGCCTAGGCTGTCGCGCTTGCCCCCTCTCACGTGCCGGCAATGAGGTCCGTGAAGACGTACCACGCAGATGCGACATTTTCTTCCTAGGTGAGGCACCGGGTCCGCAGGAGGAACAGGAGGGCGTACCGTTCATTGGGAAGTCAGGCAAGCTTCTCAAGTCCATGATCCCCAACGAATACTATGACAACTGCGGTTACGGGAACACAGTCAGGCACTTCCCCAAAAACGCTGAGGGTAAGATACGGCCGCCGGAGTGGATTGAGCAGGAGTGCTGTCGCGGCTACGTCACCGCCGCCATTGAGGAAGCTGCCCCCAAGCTGATCGTGGGCCTTGGCATCCCAGCCTTGCAGTGGATGCTTGGCACGAAAGACATGCAAGGTATGCGGGGCCGCTTCTTTGCGGTCACCATTGGAAAGCATGAGTGCTGGTTCTTCCCCACCAATCACCCTGCCTACGTCCTGCGGTCGGCCAAGGATGACAGACGCCCGCTGAACGGCCGAGTAGGTGGCGCGTGGAAGCTGGACTTTGAGCAGATATGGCGGTTCATGGACGACGATCCGCCGTGGCCGGAAGTATGGACTCAGCAGACTGTCAAGAAGGACGTCAACACCTACAGCGGTGAGCGCCCCGAGGATGACTTTGACTCCCTGATGCGGGAGTTCGACGACATTGAGAGAGGAGTTGCCTGCTACGCCACCGACCTTGAGACGTGGCCTCTCAGACCCTACCGCACCGGCGCTATCATTCTGACGGCCGCCTTTTCCTACTATGACAGGCACCTAAAACTAAGAACGTTTTCGTTCGGAGTCGACCATCCCAAGGCCAACTGGTCCAAAGCGCAGCGGCAGAAGATCCTTGACCGGCTTGAGGCGTTGATACGCCGCCGTGACATCCCCAAGATTGCGCACAACTCTCCATTTGAGATGGAGTGGTACATCTTCTACTTTGGCGAAGACATTGTTCACCACAACTCGTGGGAAGACACAATGGTCCAAGCCTACATCCTTGACGGCCGCAAAGGGCCAAACGAGAAGGGTCAGGACGATCACGCTTCGCAATACCAAAAGCTAGGCTTCCTCACACGCCAGCACTTCGGCATAGACATCAAGAGCCAGTTCAAGCTGGACAAGAAGGACCTGCGCAAAAGCCCCTACGATCAGGTCCTCATCTACAATGGCGCTGACACGCGCGCCACGCTGCAACTCTGGTTCCATCAGGACAAGCTTATCAGGGACATCAGGCAGGAGCATGTCTATGAGATGGCCATGCCGCGTCAGGGCGCGGTGGCTCTCATGCAGCACTACGGCGTCCCCATCAACCAGAAGACCGCCAAGCGCCTGCAAGGCAAGCTGGAAGACGAAGTCAAGGGTATCGTAAATGACATCCTTGGCCTCAAAGTGGTCAAGAAGTATGTCAGTGAGCATAAAGGGGAATTCAATCCTGAGTCGCAGCCGCAGGTCCTTACCATATTCCGTGACTACCTAAAGCGGCCTGAGGTCTTCGTCAAGGACAAAAAGGACTCAGATAAAGTCACTGAGAAGGTTGACAAAGCCGTCCTTGAGAAGATAGACCATCCGCTTGCGCCGCTGATTATCAAGCTGCGCAACAAAGTGAAGATGAAGAGCACGTACGTCGACCAGATGATCCTGCCTGACGGCACGCTCATCTTTCCCGACGGCAAGCTCCACACTTCCTTCAACACGACCTTCACCACCACCGCCCGACTCAGTTCGGACGACCCCAACATGCAGAACTGGCCCAAGCACAAGGACGCTTGGATCAGGGAGCAAGTTGAAGCGCTGGAAGGCCACGTCTTCGTTAGCGTGGACTTTGGGCAGTTGGAGTGGTGTACCGCCTGCATGTTCTGCAATGACAAGAACATGGTCGGTGCTACGTGGAAGGAATACGACGTTCACAAGGAATGGGCGCTCAAAATTGGCAAGCGCTGGCCGTGGCTGTTCGACTACTTTAAGGAGAAGCAGGGGAAGAATGACGAGGACGCATTGAAGGGTGCGCGCTCACTGGTCAAGAACAAGATGGTGTTCCCTGTTATCTTTGGTGCGGCTGAGCCGTCGGTTGCCAGCTACTTCCTACCCTTCCTTGGCGAGGCCATGCCTGACAACGTGGCGCAGGACATCTTTGAGGAGTTTTGGGAAACGTTCTCCGGCCTCAAGGAGTGGCAGGACGAGACCATGCGGACCTACTACGACGTGGGTTACGTGGAAACGTTCACCGGCCGCCGCCGCTACTATCCCATGAGCCGACACGAACTGTACAACAGCCCCATCCAGTCCTTGGCGGCTGACATTGTGAACGACGGCATGGTGAGGATCAGCCGCAGCTCTCTCAAGCATAAGATCCGCTACCGTCATCCCATCATGCAAATCCATGACGACCTGACGTTCATGATGCCTGACAAGGACAGCATACTGGCAGATGAGATCAGCTACTTGGCACGCGAACTGCTTCTGCTCCCGTATGATTTCATCAACGTGCCTATGAGCGTGGAAGTGTCCATTGGCAAGAAGTGGAACAAGCTTGAGCCCGTGGGCAAGTACTGGAGCGAGAACTACAAGTCATTCGATTCTCAGGGTATCTAAGCCTCCGCGCCCTGCGGGGGCGTATGGAGGTAACAGATGAAAAAGCGAGTGCGTTTAGATGAGCCCGTCGTGCCCCGCAAACGGGTCAGGCTTGACGAAGATGACCTGATACTGCCTGAGCCCGCCCCGCCGCCGCACCGTCAGCGGGTGAGGCTGGACGACGGACCCATAGAGGTCATGACCGAGTACAAAGCCGGTGACCACCGAACGATGTATCCAGCGTTCCCCGGTGACAAGCCAACTGAGTGTACGTTGTGCGGACACATCTACTGGAGGCCGTGCAATGGGGAGCGCCCTGACTGTGCGAACGGTATATTTCACATGAGCCAACAGGGGAAGCGAAAGGATAAACGAAGATGAGCACGTCACTACACACCGCCTATCGGCCGAACGTATTCAAGGACGTCATTGGACACGACGCCGTCGTGAAGTCCTTGCGCAAGGTCGTGAAGGAGGGGCGTGCCCACACCTTCCTGTTCACGGGCGGCTCCGGCCTTGGCAAGACGACGCTTGCCCGCATTGTGGCGAACGAGTTTGCCCTGCTTGGGGCCAAGAGCGACGATGCCACTATCACGCTGGCGAACATCCTCGACGTGGACGCTGCCACGCATACCGGTGTGGACGCCATGCGCAGCATTGTCCAGAAGGCCAACTACCGGGCAATTGGCGACAGTCCGGTCAAAGGAATCATCGTGGATGAGTGCCACAAGCTGTCCAGCAACGCATGGGACAGCATTCTCAAGGCCACGGAGGAACCGCCCAAGCACGTGTACTGGTTCTTCTGCACCACGCTGCCCGGCAAGGTTCCTGCCACCATCAAGACGCGGTGCATTGACTACCATCTCAAGCCGCTCAGTGAGGATGAAATTCTGCTCATCCTTGCCGAGGTCATGGACAAGGCGGACCTCAAGGTGGAGGATGAGATACTAGAGCTGATTGCTGAGAACAGCGGCGGCTCACCACGGCAGGCTTTGACCTACCTTGAGAAGGTTGAGTACTGCGAAACGGTGACCGACGCGCGTGAGGCGCTAAGGCTGGCCGGTGAGACGAAGGAAATCAATGACTTCTGCCAGTTCCTCATGAAGCCCAAGGGCACATGGAAGGACGCCATGCGCATCTGCAAGGACATGGAGGAAGCCAATCAGGACGCTGAAAGCATTCGCATCGTTACGTGCCACTACATGGCGAAGGTGGCGGCCAAGACGACTGATCACCGCCGCGCTGCGAGCCTGCTGAGGATCATCGAATGCTTCTCAACGCCCTATGACAATTCCGCCAAGTACGCTCCCCTCTACGTTTCCATTGGCTTGGTTCTGGAACTCCACCGGGCCTAGGAAAGGTATATGTGAAAACGGAGGGGTGAACCATGCCCGCAAAACCTAGCGAACTGCGCCGTGCGCTGCAAATTGACCGCCTTGACCTAGACATGGAATTGGTCAGGCAACCAGAATTGTTCTATGAAGCCGGCGATCTATTGGCAGCGGCAAACGCTGACCGGGACACAGCCAAAGAGGAACTGTCCCAAATCGACGCGCGCCTATACTTTGAGTGCAGGAGGGAACTGGAACGGTCGGACGGCAAGGCCAGTGAGGCGGCTATCAAGAACGCCATTGAGATACATGACGACCACATTGAGGCCACCAAGAGCTACCTTGACGCCAAGGAATGGGCGGACAGGTGCCAGACGTTGAAGGAGTCCTTCTCAATGCGGTCCTACATGCTCAAGGATCTGGCAGGGCTGTACGTAGCGAACTACTATCAGACGGACGCCACCAAAGGCGGCCGGGCTGACGAGTATCGTTCCAAGCGCAACATGGAGCGGATCATTGAAGGCCGTTCCAAACGAAGGGTGAGGTACGATGACTGAGGACGTACTGGGCGTAGCAGTCCTGATCCTTGTTCTGGCGCTGCTGTATTGCTTCTTGAACTTCGTGTTCATCGCATACTACCGCGCCAAGCTGGCATACGTTCAGGGACTCCTGAGCCTTATCCAGCATGGGCAGAAAGAAACCCGCGCCGAGAGCGCCTGACGAGGAGAGAAGTGTATGGCACGTGATGACGATAGACGCCGTGACCGGGATGATGACCGGGATCGCGACCGTGACCGGGACGACGATCGTCGCCGTGGCCGGGATGATGACGACAGGCGCTCAAGCCGTGGGAGGGACGACGATGACCGGGATCGTGACCGTGGTCGTTCGCGTGATCGTGACCGTGATGATGATCGCGGCTCCAGTCGTGGTGGTAGCTTTGTCTACAAGCGCACGTCGCGTGAAGCCGTGCGGGAAGCCGCCAACCAAAGCGGAGGGAACTTCGACTCCATCGTAAAGGATGGGATCAAGGTGTTCAAGCCAAAGGAAGGCAAGAACACGATCCGCATCCTGCCGCCCACGTGGGACGATGCGAAGTACTACTGCTACGACATCTACTGCAACTACGGCATTGGCGTCGACTCGCAGACGTACCTCAGCCTCAGCAAGATGCTGGGCAAGAGGGACCCGCTGGATGAGGCCCGCCGTGATGCTGAAAAGGACGGCGACGAGAAGCTGGCCAAAGCCCTGACGCCCAAGAAGCGGAAGGGCGTGTGGGTCCTTGACAAGAACGCTCCTGACGAAGGCGCTCAGTTTTGGGCAATGGCGTGGACGTTCGACAAGGACATCGCCAACCTGACGGTTGACGAGGACACCAAGGCGCTCATCTACATTGATGACCCTTACGACGGGAACGACATCCGCTTCTACCGTGAAGGCACCGGCCGCAATACCAAGTACCCGGCGTCCAAGATGAAGATCCTCCCCAGCGGTCCCATCTTGGACAACAAGCGTGACATGCAGGACGTGCTGGACTACATCAAGGAAAATCCCATCCCTGATGTCCTGCAATACCACGACTACGACCACATTGAAGCGGCCTTCGGCGGCCACGTCCGCGTTGAAACGGACGACGACGACAAAGACGATCGTCGTGGTGGCCGTAGCCGTGACCGTGACCGGGATGACGACCGGCGCGGCGGGCGCAGCCGTGACCGGGATGATGACGAACGCGGCTCAGGCCGTGGCCGGCGTGACCGGGATGATGATGATCGTGGTTCGGTGCGCGGCCGTGGCCGGGACGACGATCGTGATGATGACCGTGGGTCGTCACGGAAGAGGAGCGAAGACGACGACGATCGTCGTGGCCGGCGTGACCGTGATGATGACCGGGATGATCGTCGTGCCAGCCGTGACCGGGATGACGACCGTGATGACCGGCGCGGGCGTGACCGTGACGACGACAAGGACGACCGCCGCAGCCGTGACCGGGATGACGTTGACCGTGGCAGCCGCAGTCGCGACCGTGATGACGATGACCGGGACCGGGACCGGAAGCGCGATGACGACGACAAGGGTGAGCGCCGCAACGTGAAGGACCGTCTTGCTGAGATGCGTGAGCGCAGCAAGGACCGGGACAAGGACGACGACCGCAAACGTGACGTCGGCGAGAAGCGCGGCGGTCGGGATGATGACGACGACCGTGACCGCAAGCGCGACCGTGACGACGATCGCGGTGACAAGAAGCGCACCCGCTATGACGACCCGGACGACGACCGGGACCGCCGGAGGCGCGACCGGGACTAAGGGCTGCCTACCTCCTGCAAGAGGGCGTCATCTACGCCCACCAGCTAGATAACCGCCCTCTTGCAGAGCAGATGGATGACGAAATCCCTTGGGCAAGGTTGGACAGAGATCAAAGTCAGATACGGGCGATGGGATACGAGGGCTGGCAGGATTATCTGGCGGTCAACCCCCTTCCCAAGCAGCGCCGTGTCTACAACTGGAGGCCAGATGGCAAAGCGGCGCGTAAAGCTTGAGGATGAAACGGCTTATGACAAGCTGAGAAAAGAGGACAACCTCTATTTCACCTCCGAAAAGGAGAAGCTGGAATTCACGTCAAGCGGCTGCGGGCTGCTTGATAACGTTCTCAGCGGCGGCTACGTCCTAGGACGTATGATCAACATCGTGGGCGACAAGAGCACGGCCAAGACGGCGCTTGCCACTGAGGGGCTGACAAACTTCTGCATGGACTACCCGAAGGGAAAGGCAGCCTACCGGGAGACAGAAGAAGCCTACGACATGGACTATGCGCAGGCTATGGGCGCGCCGGTTGACGACATAGACTTCGGCGATCCGGACGCCCCCATCACCACCATTGAAGCGTTTGCACGGGACTTGGAACGCTTCTGCGACGACTGCATCAAAGACGACGTGCCCGGCATGTACGTGCTGGACAGCTATGACGGCCTCAGCGACGAGAAGGAACTGGAGCGTGAGATTGGTGACGCCACCTACGGCATGGCAAAGGCCAAGATGGCGTCTGAATTGTTCCGCAAGCTGACCAAGAAGATCGGCAAGGCCCGCGTCTGCCTTGTTATCGTCTCACAGGTGCGGGACAACATCAACGTCAGCTTTGGGGAGAAGCACCGCCGCGCTGGCGGCAAAGCGCTTGACTTCTACGCCACGCACATCCTCTGGCTGTCCCACAAGGAGCAGCTTAAGCGCACCATTCGCGGCGTTGAGCGCGTCTACGGGATCGGCATCAAAGCCCTATGCAAGAAGAACAAGGTCGGCTTCCCGTTCAGGTCGTGCGACATGGACTTCATCTTTGGCTACGGGATTGATGACCTTGGGGCTTCGCTGGACTGGCTCAAGTCCATCAAGCGTCTCAAGGCGGCTGACATACCGGCGGAGAAGAAGGAGTTCACTCAGTACCGCGACGCGCTGAACGACATGAGCGACAAGGAGTTTGACCGCGAGACACGTCGCGTCAACAAGGTCGTCCGTCGTCTCTGGAATGAGATCGAGGACGAGTTCATACCCAAGAGGAGGAAGTATGGTTGAGCTACGCAGGATGCAATTCTCGCTGCACACCGGCGAGGTTCCTGATACCGCATTCGGCAAAGATGTGGAGCCCATCTACGGCCAGCGCTACACCACAATAGACACTCCGTGGATGCACTCCACCACGACGACGTTCGCAATGCTTCGTGAGTTCGGCTTGGACATCAGCGACCCCGAGAAGCTAAGGGGAATGCGGTTCACCATTGAGGTCGCCAACGGCAAGGCGGAATACGAAGTCGACATGATGAACCGTCATCAGGAAATGGTCACTATCCGTCTTATCAGCGGTGAGAAGTGGCCTATCAACGATAAAGGGGAGCGGGTAGATGAGGAAGGGCGGTAGTCAGAAAAAGGGCGCTACGTTCGAACGCTACTGTTGCCGTGAGCTATCCAAATGGGTCACGCGCGGCAAGCGTGAGGACATATTCTGGCGCACCGCCATGTCAGGAGGCCGGGCCAGCATTGCCTTCAAGTCCGGCACAATCCTCTCTGCGCAAGCCGGTGACATAAGCGCCATTGATCCAGCCGGCATGAAATTCGTCGACAACTTCCTCGTCGACTCAAAGCATTTCAAGAACTTGGACATTGATGCGCTGATTAAGCGCAGGGGGAACCTTGTCAACTTCTGGCTTGCCTTGTGCCGGGATGCTGAGAAGTTCGACAAGATACCGTTCCTCATTGCCCGCCAGAACAATTTCCCCATACTGGTCCTCAGCACCAAGAAGGGCTTCCATTTGCTGGGCATCTTCCGCATTGAAGCCATCTACCCACAACTCAATCTGCAAGTCATCTTTTGGGATGATTTTCTCAAGTGCCGGCCGCTGCGTGATCGCGTGCGCCTATGAAGGATGACGACCCGACCCTCTTCCGCATTCCCATAAAAGGGAAGTTCCGCCGTGAGCCCGGCTGCACGTTGAAGGAGCTTCTCGAACAAGTCTGGCAGATGAGACGTGTCCTCGCTCCCTGCCACATAGTCAAGTGGCGACAATCGAAGAGGGTCTTGGTCGTCTACTGGTCGTTGGGAAGGAAAGTGAAACTAAAAGAACGTGGAAAGGTGCGTCATGACGTTCTTCGCTCCAAAGCACGACCCCGGCGGAAAGAAGCTCCTAAGGATGCCGGCCGGCATGGGCGGCGACGCCTCGTTCGCCGGCCGCAATCAGGAATACCGACTGACACTGCGCCGTTGGTGGAACAGACAAAGGCGGTTTGAGGACGACCGCTTTGCCTTGTGGATAGGCATGAATCCAAGCACCGCCATTGCCACCATGAACGACCCCACCATTGCGCGGGAGTGCCTGTTCACCGACAAGCTGATCATGACTTCCTACATGAAGATGAACGTCATGGATCTGCGGTTCACGCACCCGGAGGACCTGATAGGCAAGGAACCCTGCTCGGCCGACAATCACTTCCTGATCAAGAAGTATGCGGCCAAGGCAAGCTTCATCATAGCGGCGTGGGGGAAGGTTCCAAATAAGCTCCAGCACTACGCTGACGCGGTAGCCGGCATCCTGGAACACTCAGGCAAGGACGTGTACTGCCTTGGCACGACCAAGGACCGCCATCCCCGCCACCCGCTATACGTGGATGGCTCCACCCCCCTCCAAAAATGGATCCCCAACATATGAGCATAGGTCTTTTCGCGAGTGACTTGCACATGACTGACCGGCCGAAGGATAAGTATCGTTTCGATTTATGGCCGTGGCTGCGCAAGCAACAGCGGCAACACGATGTCGACTTCACGTTCATCCTTGGCGACCTCACTGACAAGAAAGACAAGCATAGCGCGAAGCTTGTCAACGCGATCGTGGAAGGATTGCAGCACCTAATTCCACCGGTTTACGTGCTGCAAGGGAACCACGACTACGTTGACCCTGCGAATCCCTTCTTCAAGTTCCTCAGCGGGCTGGAAGGGATCAGCTTCATCACCACGCCAATGCTGCTCAAAATCGCTGGCATCCACTTTCTGTGCGTGCCGCACCAATGGGACGGATGGCCTGATTTTAACTGGCTGGAGGGTCGACCGGACTACATCCTCATTCACCAATGCATTGAAGGGGCCATAGCTGAGTCCGGGGCACGTCTGAACGGCCTAGAGACCGCGACAATTGAGCGCCTACGCGCCAAACGCATATTGGCCGGTGACATACACCGCCCGCAGGACGTCGGCGCTGTCGCCTACGTTGGCGCGCCCTATCATGTGCGCTTTGGCGACGATTTTCAGCCGCGCTGCGTCTTGCTGGATACGAAGCACGACCTGCTTGACGACATCCACTTTGAAGCGCCCGCCAAGCGCAGCCTCACAATCAGGGAAGTGGGGGAGATTGACGGTCAGGTGAAGCAAGGCGACCACGTCAAGATCACCGTGGATCTCACACGCGAGGAAGCCTTTGAATGGCAGCGTGTCAAGAAAGCAGTTCTTGACGAATGCCGCAGATTGGACCTGGAAGTGTATGGTGTTGAGATGAAGGTCCAAAAGGCCAAGGAGCGGCGCAGAGCCAGCGCCAAGGAGATCGCCTCAAAAGATCCCAAGGTCGTGTTTGAAGAGTTCACTGTCGTCGAGAAGGTATCCGCCCCTTTCAAGCGTGAGGGGGCCTTACTGCTGGAGGAAGGAAATGCCGATCAACTACGACACGCCGGACAAGAACGGTGACGTGCCGGACATGAGTTTGCTTTACCACGTCCTCCACCACAAGGAACGTGACACCTACTACGTGCTGAGCGACTACGTGTGGAACGCCAAGACGGACGAATGGGATGGCTTCTACACATCCAGCGAGTCGCCGGTACCGTTCACCCGCGCTATCCGTCAGCTCCTTGACGGCCGCTTCGAGATCACCGACAGCGTGGGCATGATGGGCCACGGGAAGCTCAACGAGCGCGACAAGGCAGCCTTCCAGCAATGGCGTGACGGCGACCACGATCCGGAGCCCTTCGGCTAATGTTCGACATCCTGCGCATCTGCATGTGGTGGTTCAAGTCCTACTACGGCGAACACGAGTTCTGGTTCCCGGAAGGCATTGGCCTCTACTATCTCACCGGCCGCAACGAGGACAGCCCCGGCCTTGGGGCGAACGCCTGCGGCAAGACGTCTCTTGTGGACGCCATATATTGGTGCTTCTACGGCACTAGCACGCGGGGGATCAAAGCGGCGAACGTCGTCCATTGGGGCACGCAGTCGTGCAAGGTGGAAGTCGACGTAACCGTTGGACTCGGCACCTTCACCATAGCGCGCGGGCAAAACCCGAACTTCCTGACCATTGACGGACAGAAGGCAACGCAGGATCAAGTTGACAAGCTCCTGCGCATGAACGATGAGGCGTTCAAGTACGCCATCTTCATCCCGCAGTTTGGCACGTCGTTCTTTGACTTGCTGCCGGCCGCCAAGCTGTCACTGTTCGCGTCCATCATGCAGCTTGACTTCTGGCTTGAGCGCAGCAAGCGCGCTTCGTCCAAAGCTGAGCGCATCTCAACTGACATGCGCAAGGAGGAAGCAGAACTGAACCGCGCTGAGGGGCGGCGTGAGGAAGCCATTGCCGGCTTGAAAGAGCTGAGGCGCAAGTCGGACCAGTTCGTAGACGACAGGAAGGTCAGCCTGAAAGCCCTAAAGAAGCAGATCAGCAAACACGATGAGCGCGTGACCGACCTTAAGGATGCGCTGCCGGCGCTGCGCAAAGCTGAGCAGGCCGCCGCGCGTTCGCTGGACAGCTTGAAACAGGGGCGGCAGGGATTGGAGCTGACCTACTTCGACGAACGCCGGGACGCAGCTTCCTTGCAGGGCGACTACGACCGCGTGACCGCCAAGCTGGCGGCGCTGCAAGACGACCACAAGCACTTCGACAGTCTGCGCGGCAAGATCTGCCCCACGTGCCTACAGGTCGTGGACGGTGATCACCTTAAGAAGCAGGGTGACAAGATAGAAGCGTTGCGCGAGAAGGATGAGCAGGAGGCTGACGACATCTATGAGCGGCTTGAGCGCGCCAAGGGCCGCCGCAAGAAGTTGAAGCGTCAGATGGAAGAGTCGGACGGCCTCCTGAGATTGGCGAGCGACAAGGTCACCGGGACGCACCATGCCCGCGTGGACTGCGACAACGCCCTGACGCAAGCTGAGCGCGACTTGAAGAAGGCGCAACTGGACTACGACACGCTACAGGCGGCGCAGGACCCCTTTGAGGCGCTGCTGGATAAGCGCCGTGACGACATCAATGCTTATGAGAAGGACATTGAGGAGTCGCAGGATGAGATTGCCCGGCTCAAGGAACACTATGATGCGGTGTTCTATTGGGTCGCCGGCTTCAAGCGCATTCGCCTGTTCGTTATTGAGCGCACTCTCAAGCAGCTTGAGATTGAGACGAACAACAACCTGACGCAGCTCGGCCTCATTGGCTGGGAGATCCAGCTTGACATTGAACGTGAGAACAAGTCAGGCGGGATCACGAAGGGTTTCACCGTTCTCATCTACTCACCGCGCCACACTGAGCCGGTACCATACGAAGCCTTTAGCGGCGGCGAGATCCAGCGGATCAGGCTGGCCGGCGACTTGGCCGTGTCGAATATGATCCTTGAGCGCGTGGGGCTCACAAGCGGCATTGAGATGCATGACGAGCCTTCTGAGCACCTGAGCGCTGAGGGGATGGCCGACCTCATTGACAACCTACGCGAACGGGCTGACCGGGAGAACAAGAAGGTATGGCTGGTAGATCACCATGCCTTCGACAGCGGTGAATTTGCCGGCGTGCTCACGGCCGTCATGGCGGAGGAAAGCTCCTCGCTTGAGTACGAGGAGATTCTTGCGTGAAACACCGGGTTCGCCTCACTGAGGAGGACATTGCGCGGCTATGGCCGCCTAAGCACCGGGAACGCCTGCCGCCTGATTTCAACTTGGAAGCTTACAAAGAACGCAAAGCGAAGAAGCTTGCCAAGTTCCGTCTAGGCAACATACCCAACTTTGACGAATGCAAGTACATCTACGGTGAACTGCGGGACCCCAAAGCACGCTATTGCGGAGACCCCGTTTTGCCGGGTAAGAGTTGGTGCGAGAAGCATCACAAGCTTTGCACGCGGGTCCTAGCAAGCCCGGAGAAGGTCTACCGGAGCAAGAGGAGAAGGTAATGGCTCGGCTGTCCCATCAAAGCATTCTAGCGTTGTGCGCAGACACAAACCAGCCGATGATCTCTCCGTTCCGGCGAGAGAAGGTCGTGATCAACGGCAAGTCAGGCGGGCTCAGCTCGGCTTCCTACGACTGCCACATTGACCACGATCTGATCCTTGGGATCAATCCCGCCCATATCATCTCCGACCACATCCTGGAGCACGGCTTCGCAAACGTGGAGCTGCTCAAGGACAAGCTGAGCAACAACCCGCCTATGGCGGCGCTGGCCTACACACTGGAAGACTTCTACATGCCCGACCAAGTGTCAGGCGGCGTGTGCGACAAAAGCACCTACGCGCGGGTCTTCGTGTCCGCCTTCAACACGTTCTTTGATCCCGGCTTTTGGGGCAACGGCACGTTGGAGCTGGTCAACCTTGGAACCGCCAACGTGACCTACAAGAAGGGTGATCCGGTCTGCCAGATGATCTTTGACTGGCTGGACCATCCTACCAACAAGCCCTACGACGGGAAGTATCAGCATCAGCGCAAGAAGCCACAGGGTCCCATCTACGAGCCGTCTGAGCGCGCCAAGGAACTCATGCAGATGGGCCTAGCGCCTACCGCCTCTGAGTTCGTTGAGAATGATCTGATTGTGGAAGGAACGCGGCGCTTGCAGAAAGTGCTGCAAGAGCGTGATGAAGAACTTCTGACTGGCAAGGGCGTGGACCGCCCCATCACAGTCATTCCTTAGCGACCAACTTCATCCGGAGCCAGACCACTCAGTCCTCGATCATCGTCGTTCCTATATCCTAGCTGCCTAAGCATCTGATTGACAATAGCCAGCTCGATATTGATGCGACTGATCAAAGTGTTCGCGCTGCTCATCTGATTGGAGAAGCTCTCGGTAACGACACCAATGCGCTCAGTCGTATTCGTGGCATTTTGCTGCATCTGCTCGATCTGAAACTCCAACCTGTCGACCCGTGCGATAGTGGCAGTCAATAGCTCAATGTGATCATCTATCTTGCGAAACATTCGCGTGTTTTCACTTCGTTGGTTCTCAATAAAAGCATCTGCGTCACCAAGACCATTCCTTAGATCGGCATAAGCCAATATCAAGGATGCGAACATGGTGAGAAAACCAATCAAGACCGTCAGACTGATCTTCTCAGACTTCAGATCTAATTCAACCATGTTAAACTCCTGATCGGCTGCTTCCACCGTCGCTCGCGGGTCGGGCTTTGGCAGCTTTAGGCTCACGGGGTCCAGTAGTTCCCGTGAGCCTTCTGCTGATCGCCGTGCGGCACTGAAGTCGCACGCTCGATCTTCCTTCCGTAGTTGTCCGACTGGCTTTCATCGTCGTTCACGAAAACGACGTTGATGCTCGGCGTGTCGTCCTTCCCGAAAACGTTCGTGACGACCGCCGGGCGATCCTGCCCGCGCGGATCAACATACGTAACAGCCTGTCCAATGTTGATCATTCCTTTCACCTCCTTCCTGCCTCAGTTGAGGCTAAAGCTATTTCAGAGATTCGATGAGCACCACTTCGTTCCGTCGGCAGGCGGGTGTGACCGCATAGCCGGCAGCGCCTCCAAGCGCTACGCCGGCACCTATTGCCGCGAGCTGACCGGACCCGGCCCCGATGGCACTCCCCGCAAGACCGCCGGCAGTGGCACCGACAATGGTTCCAGCGGCACAGCCCGGACCTTGATTTGCGGCGAATGTGGTGCAGCCAGCAAGCGGCAGGGCGAACGCCAAGACAAGAATACGATGCATGGTTAACTCTCCTTACGAGCAACCAAGCTTAGCCTCACAGACCTAGGACGTCCAGAGGGTCAGATATGCCCGGTGAGGAACAAAATGAGGACGATGATCAAGAGCACGCCCACGATGCCACCGGGACCGTAACCCCAACTGCTGTTGTATCCCCAACGGGGGATAGCGCCAATCAGCAACAGGATGAGAATGATAAGTAAGATCGTTCCAAGTGTCATGTCAGTCTCCTTCGTTTTTCACCTACCGAAACATCGGTGCGACAAGAGCGATTGCTAACCCAACTAAACAGCCGATTACAATGGAAATTGTCTTCCAGTGCCGTGAAAACCAATTACCGTCTTCGCCTTCATAACCCGGTACAGCAAGAATGAAGAACACATAGCTAAGCGTCAAGAGGAGGCTGAAAAAACCAGCAACCGGACTGGTGAAAACATTAGAGTCGACATCAAACAATCGGCTCGTTTCGTTCCAAAGAGAAAACCCGAGACCAGATGCGGAATTGCAAATGATCCCTGCTAGCAGGTAGTCTCGACGAGGAGCGGGTATTTCATGGAACACTCCAGCAATCTCACGCACGAAAAGAATGAAGCCGGCCGTAACAAGAGCAACCCGCGCGAAGTGATTCGGGATCGCAATGTTCTCGAATCCGAGCAGCGCAACTAAGCCAAGATAGCTCGACACGAGGACCGTTACGAACGCTATCCAGCGCCAATGCTTCTTAACGGTGCTCATTGTTGTCTTTCCTCCTTCTCAGAAGGTCGAGTGTGTCTTCCAAAAGCTTGGTCATTGTTTCCTGATCTCGAGATTCCGCGCGCTCCTCAACTCCCTTAAGAATGTCAGTTGTTTCATGCACCACGTCAAGCACCTTATCCGCCTCACGGCGTTCGCTGCGCACTTGCTTGAGTATGCCGGCAGTGCTCCCTCGAAGCTCCTTTACCTTTTGCTTGGCCTCCTCAGACGAAGCCGCAGCCTCAGCCGGCAGATCGGCGGTACCGGGCTCGCCTAGCCAACGGTCCAAGATTCTTTGGACGAAGCTCATCTAACAGTCACGCGCTTTGGCGGATTCTCAAGCAAGATAGTCACTTGACGAAGAAGTTCTTCTGTTCTTACTGTAAGTGCTTCCAAATCCCGCCGTGTGCGTTCTTGTGTCTCAGTTATCCGTCGCATCTCATTGCCGTTAGCTTCTGCAATGCGACGGATAAGATCAAGGAGCTCGGCTTGCTTCTCCAAAGCCTTGGCGGCAATGGATTGGGCCTCACCCATATGTTCCATCGTCTGACCACGAGAGTTCATGGAGCGTGCCAGCTCCTCATACATTTTGTTCGTGGTGGTGGCGACCTGCGCAACCTGCTTGTTGTCCTCAATACGCTCCTTCCAAAGCGTATTCAACTCCTTAAGCTTTTCGCGATAGGCGATGATCAACAACCCGAATAGAACACCGAAAACGCCGTACTTGACGAGCTCAAGGATCAACGTGTCGAAGCCCGTCCCAGAAACCACTTCGGCCATCGACCACTCCTACCTACGCAATCGGCGCAGGGAACTTTGCAGTCAGTGGGATGCCGAGGTCGTCGGTCATGCCGGTCTGGATACCAATCTTGGCTTCCAGCCGCTTGATGACTTCGTTGGGAGGAATCTTCCAGTGGTCAATAGCCTCGCCGGCACCCGCTTTCACGAGCGCAATTGCGTCCTTCACGTTCGGATTGGCGGTGTCCAAGTTCGTCATGGCCGCCGCTTCCTTGCCCAACCGCTGGATGAGCAGGCCGGCACCGTTATTGAGCGCTGACTGGAAGCTCGCACGCAGGTCCTCGTCGACCTTGATGCCCGTTCGCTTCTGGAACGACAAGGTGATCATCGTGATGAGTACCGGTACCAGCGCTGACGTGAGCGCGATGAGATACCCCACGATTTTGTCAATCAGGGCATCGCCGGTGACGCTCATCGGTTCGCCGCTTGGCACGCTCACAACGGGAACAGCTTCGGTGGCCTGTGAGGCGGGCGTCGCAGCGCTGTCAAGGCCGACCAGCGGCACAGGGCCGGCGCTAGGCGCTTCGGCTGCTGTCGGGGCTGTCTGAGCCACGGCGCGGCCCATTTTGACCATGCCGACCGGCATTGCCGCCAAGACCAGCACGGCGATGATTGTGATGATGTAGTTCCTGTGCATCGTCATCTCCTTCTAACCTATCGGAGTAGCATACGGCATGAAGCCGTATGCCGTCACCTATGAGGTCGGGAAGGGAGCGCTGGGCACCGTATAGCCGGCATCGCTAGCGTAGCGCGCCGTGCCGCGCGTGATGCGAATCTCGTCCATGCGTTGGTTCGGAAAGTCGTCGTCGAAGAAATTCTGAGCCGCACCTGCGAGAATGCCGATCCGCAGGAAGTCGTCAGCGGCGTTTGTCACGGCCGCTAGGGAGCTGGAATTGCCAGTGATCTTGGTACCGACCATAGCCCCGTTCCTGTAGAGGCGGAACGTAGTGCTGGCGCGCTCAAAGACCACGTGATCCCAAGCAGAGTTCGACATCACGCCGGTATCCACGATATTAAGCGGCGTCGAGACCGGCGCGTTGAAATCAACGCGAAGATGGCCAGTGCCATCAATGCCCATCCACCACGCTTGCTGCGAGCTGGCATTGCGCCAATGAGAGAGCAAAGCTTTGGTCACAGCGTTCTCACGATAAACCCAAGCTTCGACCGTGAAGTCTACCGTGGTGAAATCCCAATTGTCGGTGTTCACACCCTGGAAGGTGTGGCTGCCGACCGCTCCGGTAGGCTGATGCACACCTTCCCCAAACTTACCGCCTGATCCTGTCGTCAGTGCGACAAGGGAGGACGTGAAGGTGAACCCGGAAGGTCCGCTATTCGTGATAACCGACGTCTGGAAGTTGAGCAACGCAAGGACGTTGGCGAAGAACGGGTCCGTTGCCGGCCCGCCGCCGCCACCCGCGCTCCCGATGAGAGGACTGGAAACAATTCCCAGAGGAAAGGGATGTATGCTCATGTCAGTTCCAAATCCCCCGTAAGAAGCCATTCATTGGAAGCAAGCCGCTTGAGCGCAAAGCTGGAATACTGATCGCGTGTGTTCGGTTCGCAGCCTGTAGGAACTCGCAGGCTGCCCGTCTGCACAGCGAAAATAACCTTTCCAGTATTGTACTGGACACCGCTCATCTCAGTATCAGCCGGCCATGCGCCGTCAGCTTCCGCGTCAATGGTCAAAGTAACGTCCGTCGCACTGCTGACGTGCAGGAACTTTCCGGCGTGCGAAGCGGCGTTGATTTCCCCAGTCGCCGTGATGTTGACCGGCGCGGGATAGCGACTGCCATTCACCCACGCAGAACCATTGTATTCCAGAATCTGACCAGCTACCGGCGTCGTGATGGTAACGTCGGTAAGGCCATCCAATCCGGGAATTGTCACCGCCGCGCTGTCGGCAATCAGTTCCACGTCTACGCCGTCGCAAGCAAGGAGGCACTTAGAACCAACAGCTACGTTCACAGAAGCGCCAGCGCCGGGGTCCACGGTCACCACCCCCGTTCCAGCGTTGTGGACAGCGAACCACCGCTCCTGTGCTGGAATGGTAAGCGTGCGCGGAACAGTGTGGCCTTCGCACCGCAGCACCATGTGATGCTTGAAGTCGTTGGGAGATGCTGTCAGGTCCACGTTGCCGGCAGTCATATCCACCACACCGGTCGCGTTGGCCGCGCGCTCAGAGATGGAAAAGCCATCGTTTATCGTTACTTCTTTTGCCGCTTGGTTCGGCAGGACCTCAGGGATACCAAGGATGGGGCTGTCAGCCATGTCAGGTCCTCACGTCACGACGGAATGATACAGGGTAGTGCTACCGGGGAATCCACGCCCTACCGTAGCACTGATTTGGAAGACTACAACGTGCAGCGGGCTCGCCAGCGTGAAGCCGTCCGTAGCCAAGTCAGCCGCTAGGTAGTCCAACTGCGGACTGGTCAGGCCGGGGAACTCACGCACGAAGGTTTCAGGGTCGGCCGGGTCGAAGGTTGTCGCGTCAAATGGTGCGGCAAGGATGTAGGCGTCATAGACCTCCGCTTCCTCATTCAGCGGCACCACCGCCGTCCCGTTCTTGAGACCGCCGCCGTAGCGCGTGCGACGCTGCCACGTGATGCGGATGTCACCCGCCCCCGGCGTGTCCTCCAGCCGGTTGAAATAGCCGGGCGCATAGGGCTTCAAGGACGCACCGGTCAGCACCTTGGGATAGACTTGCGGGATGCTAATCATGAGACCCGGTGAGGCCGCCTTGAACTGGAACTGCGTGTTGATCAGATTGATGTCCTCAGCCACGTCCCGCACGCCGTTGGTCGTCACCACGATCCACGTCTCATTGAACTTCCCGACGTGAGCATAGGCGGCGTTCTCAGTGCCGCGCCAGCCACGGATCAGGTGACTGATCTCAACCCGCCCGTCGCCTAGTTCGTTCACGTCACGGAACAAGATCACCTCGTCTCCGATGATGACCATGTTGTCCTCTGACGGCCAGTTGGCAGCAGGAATGCTTACCCACTCGAACTGTTGCGTGCCGAACTGGAAACTGTGGGCCTGCGCTAGGGTGAGCACTGTCTGATCATCCGTTGCGAACGGCCCGTTGGGAGGCGGCGGCACGGTGTCAAAAACCGTTCCGTAGATAGCCTCATGGCTGGTCGCGTCCATAAGCTCCCAGTCGCCCGGTGTCACGCGCCGTTCTAGGGCAGCGTACTTGAGGCCGGGGCTGTAGGCACCCGCTCCCCAATAGTATGAGAAGCCACCACCACCCGCCGAGGCGTCGCCGTCACTAAGGAACGGCACGTCAAGCACGATGGGGAAGACAACCGGCGCTGGCCGGCTGGGAATGGGGAAGGTATGGCCGGGCTTCACCGCAAGGATGTCGCTGCTGTAGGAGCCCGGCTGGTAGCCGCACGCCTCAGACTCAATTGAGAAGTCACCGCCCAAGTCCATCTTGAGCAAGCGCGTGACGAATGAGAAGCCATCATCCATCACGAACGTCACCACGTCAGCCGGGTCGTAGGCAAGGTATTCCCAAGGCAGGAGCGTGTCGTAGTTCGTGCGCTCTGCCCAAATGCTGACGCACACCTTCTGCGCCGTCTGCTTGGCGAAGTCAGGTGTCATGGCCATAGGATACGAGATCTCAAGCACGTCACGGGAATGCATGACCGGCATGGGGCTGCGCGGGCGCTTGTAGTGCTGCATCCCGTTCTTGTAGTCTTCCTCCGGGTTGACGTATCCAATGTTGACCGTCATGGGACAGTCAATGGCTTGGACGGTCGTCTCCTTGTAGGGCTCATGGGTATCCTCAATGATGATGCCCAAGTCCTCCTGCGGGATGGTCAAGATGGACGGACCGCCGCGCGTGACGAATTTCAGCGCGTAGTCGCTCTCAACCACGTCAAACATGAAGATCTTCGTCAGATCCTCAATGACGTTGCGCGCCCCGGTCGGTTCCTCAATGATGTAGCCGATGATCTCGTCGTCCGTCAGCGACGACAGATTGAAGCGCTCAGGCGGCAGGCCCACGCGCTCACACAAGCCGGAGCAGATGTCCCGCACCCCCACGGCCACTTGAGACAGCTTGTCAACCTTGGCAAGGAAGATTGACCACTCGCCGTCAAACTCAGAGCCATCCTCAATGAGGCCGCCAATCAGGATGTAGCCGCCCGGTGCCCAGTACGCCTGAAACTGACCGGCGAAGCCGTCGTTGGGGGAACCCTCCTCGGGTAGGATGAAGCTGTTGATTTCCAGCGTGCGGTAGTCCACCTCGAACACGGTGTAGGTTGAGGACACCGTCTGCCCCAGCCACATGATCTTGTTGCCGGTGATGATAGGCGTCTGCTGCATCCTGCCGCTGTAGTACCACCCGCTGGAGTCGGTGATCTTGCCGCGCCACAGTTCCGTCCCGTCAAACGGGTCCAGCTTGACCGCCCACAGGCCGTCGCGTGCCGGATCGTTGGAGCTGATCTGCTCCAAGAAGCCAATGCACTCAGCCCCCACGAACACCGACGGGACAGTCGTCGCGCTGATGCTTATGTCAGCCGGGAGCAGCGTAGGCTCATAGATCAGGACGCTTGTGTCAGCCTGACCGAACATTGTCCCTTCAACGGGAGCGCCGACCGTGTTGCAGCGATAGATCTTACCTTCTGTCTGCACATACATGAACGAGCTGTCCACGTCAGGCAGGCCGGGGAAGATAAAATGGCTGCTGCCGGGAATGGCAGTGTTCTGGTAGGTGTAGTTGTACACCCCGCCGACGTTCTGGAAGAACGCCAAGTCACCGAACTGGCTGATGATACCGGTCACGAAGTAAGGCGTGGTTTCCCCGCTCACCGGGTCCACGCTCATCGTCATAAGCGGCACCGCCCATTCCGCGTGCTGGATGCTTAAGTCGGTGTTGCTGAGGTCGGCCGACGAAGCACCAAACACGAACTTTGCAGTGAACGTGTTGGGATCAAGGAAGACGATGGGCTGACTGTTGCCGCCGCCCGGCACGCCTACCAGATCACCCTCGGCCGAGACGCCAATGATATGCAGGGCCTCCAGGTCGAGCGACGCGTAGCCTATGAACTGGCCCAAGCCGTTGTACTGCGGGATGCTGTCCACTTCGCCGGTGATGCGGGCGCGTGTCACTTCCTCCAGCGTGCTGATGTCGTAGACCTGAACCAGCCGGCCGCCTTCCACCGAGTCCTTGATCACGTAGCAGCGGTAGCGATTGGGATCAACGTACACCGCGTCTTCCAGATTGTTGTCAACCGGCTGCGGCGCATCCTCATCCATGATGGGCTTGGCGTAGACATAGCTGACCGCCCGCTTCTTCAAGACCGAGACCTCGGCCGTGATGGTGGGGCAGCGGTTGCCGAAGTCCATCAGGGCGAAGTGCTCAAAGAAGATGTAGCAGCAACCACGGTAGCCGGGGACCTTCTCAACGCCCTCCTTGGACACCATGAACGGGTCCTGTAGCTGCTCCTCACTGCCGTCATAGAAGCGGAAAGCGAAGCGGCCTGAGTCGCCGCCTTCACTGCCCTTGCCCTTGCCGGCGGTCTTGCCGCTCTTGCCGCCGTCCTCTTCGTCAGTTGAGAAGCCGGGGCCGACCAGGTCCTCGTTGTCAGGGTTGTACTTGTCGTAGATAAGGTTCCCATCTGCCCATACGCGCAGGAGTTCATCAACCGGACCTTCACACAAGGCCATTGCGAAATTGGCGAAGTATTCGTAGAACTCAGTTCCCTTCTTCTCCGCCTTTTTCTTGTCGGTGATGTCCTTGCCCTTGGAGTCGAAGTAGGATTTTTCCTCCTCAAAGTCGGTGGCCCAAATCATATTCCCGGTCGTGCGCATCGTGCCGAACACAATGGGCAGACCCTTCCCGTAGGTGCTGCAAGACACCTTGAGGTCGTTGAGCCGGTTGCTCTCACTGTCCCGGCTGCCAAGCATGTACATGGCAACTGCGGAACCGACCCCAAGGCCAATCCGCAGCAACCCGGCCGAGCTGAGAAGCCCTTGCGCGCCGAAGGCTACAGCTAGTTGCATCAGACGACTCCCTTGAACTCGCGAATTTCCATCAGCAAGTTCTTCCACTCGGTCAGCGGCTCTTCCACGACCTTGCGCTTACGCAGATTGGCGTTGATGACCGTAGGCACCCTGCCGTCCATCGTCAGGATGCCTACGTGCATGGGAATCTGCGACTGCCGGAACTTGAGGATCTGCCCATGCCGGATAGGCGTGATGGGGGCAGGATTGCAGTGTGCCCGCAGATGCTTGTTCAGCATTACCTCGAACGGGCTGCGAAGCGAGTAGTCGACCCGGTCCTCAATCGTCTGGCCGAAGGACTTGGCCACCGCGATGAGAAGGCCAATGCAGTCAATGCCGACACGACTGCGGCCGTGCAGCTTGAAATGGACCTCCAGGTAGCTGCGCGCTTCGGCGACAATCTCATCGCGTGTCATGTTGAAACGCCTCCTACCTTGAAGTACTCATCTGTCCCCGGCACTGCCGGGAAGCCGCGGAAGTTGAGGATGTTGTTGAACCGCGTGAAGCACATATCCGTTGACTTGTCGCATCCTACCACGACCTTGCAGAGGTCGCCGACCTCAGGCTCCCACAGCATGGGAAGCAGAATCTCCAGCGCGCCCGTGGACTGGACCCACGACACGATCTCAACCATGCGGCCGGCATTCTCACCGTCAAGGAACTCAATGATGCCAAACTGGAACCACTGGTCCACGGCGCTCTCAGCGCCAGAGATGGTAAAGTGAGTGTGGTCGGTGACGGTCACCACTGTTCCCAGGAAGGTGAATGTCGGCACCACGGCGTCCCACACGACCGTTCCATCAATCGTCTCATCCCCGAGGTCCGTGTCGAACGTGGGCTGGGTACCGGCGGTGTAGCCGTTTGTGAGAGCCACGAACTCAATCCCGCCATAAGCGTCAAAGCGGTTCGCCTGATAGTTGGAATCGTAGAGGTCAAGATAGACCGCGTCATAGACCACCTTCTGCCGCGTGCTTGTGTTGCGCGGCCCCGGTCCACCATCCAGCTCCACCCTGACCTTGCGCGCCGTGGCCGGCACAGGGCCGCGCAAGGTGAAGTCCCGCCACACCCGCTCCGGGCGCACTTCGATCTCACCCGTGGTCAGCGTTGAGATAAGGCCGTCAGCGGCGGTCAGGAAGTCAAGCCGTACCTCATAGACGTATCCCCACTCCTCAGCGCCCACGCGGCCCTTGACTTGGACCTCGAACTCGCCGGCGTCAATGTCCACTTCCTCAACGCCGTCAGCGTCAGTGAAAACCACGACCTGCGTGGTGGCATCGAACGTGCTAATGAGGAGATAGGCTTCCCCCTCATACGGCTGGAAGTTGATGTTGGCAAGACGCCTGACGGGACCGAAGCCGCCGCCCCAAGATATGATGCCAAGGTCAGCCTGATAGGTCAGCTCGAACCCCGGTGACTGGAGCGCTGCGCCGGCTTCCGCAGTCCCGTTGTGCGTGATGCTGCAATCATCGAACAGGATTTGCGCCGCCCCGGTGGGAAGCTCCACCGGATCAGGCCGCCACTCGATCCGCACGCGGAAGCCTCCGGGCGTGATGTCCTCGTCGTCGCAGTCCAGCGTTCTTGTAACCCACGTATTGAGCGTGGTGGCCGCCCACGTGGTGGTCTTCGTAACCGCCACAAGGCCGCCTGCGTCCAGGATCTCTACCACGCCGCGCGCCTGCCAGTCGGCATTAAGCTGGAACTGGTTGAACACGAACGTAGCCAGCGTGGTCGTGTCGCCAATGGCGTTCTCATCCACAAGCTGCTCAACCTTGCCTTCCTCATCCTCAGGCAGGATGTAGACGCGACCTTCTTTGGCAATGTAGGGCGGCAAGTTCTGCGCCAAGCAGTCGGTCAGGCTCCAGCCAAAGACAGCGCTTGAAGATGCATCCTCAAAGGACGGGTTGAGCAAGGGTAACCGGCGCGCAACGCCTACGCCGTCAACAGGAACGAGTACGCGATCGCCTACGCTGTACTGGTGATTGCGATGGACTTCCTCCGGCTGGAGGACGACCTTGCAGCGATCATCGCCAAGGTCAGCATCACACTCAGGCACGATGGTCCTTCCCACCTTCTGCTGGAGCAGTTGCGTGAGGCCGCGAAGTTCAATGCTGAACAGACCGCTGGGATAGCGGACGCTCTCACCGAAGTAGCCGTAGCGCAGCCGGATCACGCCCATCGTAAGGTCGCGGTAGTTGACTGCGAACACTTCCACTTCCGCGTAGTCATAGCGACCGTTCTTGAGGTCGTTGGCCGTGATCATTTCGCTGTCAAGGAAGCCACGCACCTCCATGCTGCCCACCGCCACCGTGGCGCTATTGGTGATGGCACTGCGGAAGAAGCCGGTCTCCGACGCATAGGTCAGGCCGTCAATCACAAGGTCGGCGTCCAGATCAGTAAAGCCAAGGACGACACCGTCCTTGCGAGTGAGCCGCCAGCAATTGCAAAGGGTGGTGGTGACCTCGAGGAGGTGCGCCGCCATTGCTCCTGAGATGGACTTCATGGGGTGACCTTCTCCCTGACTTCCTGAAACAGGATGCTACCCCACGAGATAGCTTCCCAATTCGTGTATTCCGTGTCCATGTAGTCAATGTTGAGCCGCACGTGGACGTAGAACTTCACGCTGCCCAAGATGATCTCAGCGTCCAGTGCCGGTGCGCTGTTGAACGTGATCTTGCCGGTGTTCCGGTCTACGGTGAAACCGGTGGAACCGACCGCGTTCTCAGTTCTTGCCGCACCGCCTACCGTGACCCCGGTGATGAGGGCCGGCTGGATTTTGGTGATCCAGCGGTGGTAGGTGAAGACTTGGGAGACGCCTTGGACACGGTATTCTTTGTAGATTTGGTAGACGGTTTTCGCGCCGTCACCATCACCAAGCGACTGCGCAGTAATGGTATCATCTTTGTTGTCCCAGAATTTGAAGGAGTGGCCCCTGCCTTCCATGACAAAGAACCAGTCAAGCAGCGCGGCAAAGGTGTCCGGCTTCTTGACTAGATGCGAAACGTCATATTGAGCGCGGGCTTGGCTCCAGTTGATGTTCCGCTTCTCAAAGCCGCTTGCCAGCTCCAAGACCGTCGTGTTGAACATGGGGCCGCCACGGAACCCGTAGGCCAGCCCCGTCGGGAACAATGCGTCGCGGTATGCCATAGCTCATCCTCAGTTCTCGTAGTAATCCGCTTTGCGGTTCGCCTGCGCTGCCCACGCCGCCATCTGCGACTTGCTCTTGTTGAAGCCGCTGACGTCCTTGACGCCGTGGAAGTGGAAGTGGTTCTCACCGCCCATTGACGGCTGCCCGTCGTCATCAAATTCGTTGCGCGCACGAAGGCCGTTGCCGAGCGCGTTCAACTGATCCTCGTTGAACACCGCTTCGTTGCGATGCAGCACGGCGCGGAATTCGTCCGGCATGAGGCCCTTGGCTAGGCGCGGACCTGAGAATCCACCTGTCCACATCGATGTTAGCGCACCGCCTGCGCCAACCACACCGCCTTCGTGCCAGAGACCGCCCATCGGAGCAGCCGCCATCGCGGCCTGTGCCTGAGCACTGATAGCCGCTCCGCCTGCGGCAGCCCCTAGGGCGTTCAGACTGGCCGCTGTAGTGAGAGCAGCGGTGCCGGTGGTGGTCATGCCCGTCGTGGCGCTCACAACGCCGGACGTGGTCATTTGCTGCATGGCCTGCGTCGTGGCCGGAACGGCTCCCGTCGCCAGCGTATTGACAGAGGACGTGAGACTGTTGGCCGCCCCCGGAACCGTCTGCAAGGAAGTGACCGCAGCGGTCTGAGCGCCGGCGAGCGACTCGGTGGACGCCGTGAGACGCTGGACGTTCAGTTCCGCCGCGTCAATCCACTGTTTGCTCACGCCTCCCATTCCGGTAGGCCCTTGATTGCCACCAAGCATCTCAAGCTGCAAGCCGGATTCGGCCATGCGCGTAGCGCCGGTAGCGAAGCCAACGTGGCCTCCACTCTGCCCGGCCGCCAGCCCGCGCGCTTGCACAAGAATGTCACCCTTGAGAACGTCCTCGGGTTTGACCGCTGTGCCGACATTCAAGAAGGACGTAGCAGTGAGAGTTGCCCCCTGCGCGTCAATGCCTACTTGCGCAAGGCTGGATTTCACGAAGGCCGCGCACCATGCCGTCTGAGCACTGTTGATGTCCACGCCGCCTGCTTTGAGGAAGGAGTTGATTTGGGCCGTGTTCGCGCTCTCATTCAAGCCAATCAACTGCGTGGCCGTATCCACCGCACTGCCCGCGCCCGTGACGCCGGCAGGAACGGCCGCAGCCGCAGTCGCAGCGGTAGCGGCAGTTCCAGTCAACGCAGTAGCCGCAGCAAGAGGATTCGCAGCCCCGCCTAGACCGGGAATGCCACCAGACACGCGAACCCACATGGGATTGTTCATGGTGCCAAGCTCGCCTAGGCCGCCACCGAGACCGGGGATACTCGGCAGTCCGCCTTTCAGGAAGTTGCTCAGCATACCGCCAAGCGCATCTTTGAGCGGGTCGGTGACAAGGGACTTGTACATGGTGCGGAACACGTCCTCAGCCAAGGACTGGCCCCACGCCACGACGTCCATCTTGCCGGTGGACAGGAACTCAACCAGCCCGTCCTCCATGCTCTGGAACATGCTATCAAAAGCGTCCGCAATGGGCGCAAGGTTACGCTCAATCCACGCCACGCGGTCTTGGATGGCCTTGAACAGAGCCATCTCACGCTGCGCCATTGGATCCTGCATGGACCCATACTTCTCAATCAGCTCCAGTTCCTTTTGCCGCAGGGCAAGCATATGGCGCTGCGTCGTCTCAGACTGGAAGTAGGACTCGACCAGTGCATCCTGCAAACTAAGCTGCGTCTGGAGAGCCTTGATCTCAGCGTTGTGCTGGACCAGCATGTTCAGTTGCCGGATCTTCTGCCGGCGCTGCAATTCCTCTTCGCTGATGACGCCATAGGTGTTCGCCAGCTCGATCATGTCGCGCCACTGCGCGACCTGCTCGTTCATGACCGCCGTGGAAGCGTTGCCAAGCTGGACCTGCTTCTCAAGGAGGAAGATCTCGTCGCCCAGCGCCTTGATCGACTGCTCCTGCGCCTCAGCCCGCTCCAGCGTACGGATCTGCTTCCGCAGTTGCAGTTCCTCTTCCGACGCCTTGCCGTACTGGCGCTCCAGCTCTAGCCGGTCACGCAACTGCGCAATCTCTTCGTCATGGATGGCAGTGAGGCCCCGCGCCGTGCTGACACCACGCTCGAGAACCTTGACATTATCACGAAGCGCGATGAGCGCCTCTTCCTGCTGCGTTGCGAAGTCGACCTCAACCAACTGCCGCACAATGCGAAGCTGTTCCTTCCACGACTCGCTTCCTTCCTCAACCTTGTTGTTGAGCATCTCCTGCTTCTTGGCGAGCTCAGCCGCAATGATGGCGCGCTCACGATCGGACTTGCCAATGTTCCCAAGCTCGCTGGACTGGCGGGCCAGTTCCTCAGTGAGATCCTTCTGCATCGTCACCTGAGCGGCTTGCTGCCGGAAACCGGCCATAGCAGTCGTCAGGGCGATGATCGCCTCAATCTGCTTGCGGATCTCCTCACTCTGGAACTTCATCGTGTCGCGCCAGTTCTCACCAAGCGTGGGGAATTGCGACAAGACGTTCTGATTGATCTCCTCAGCAAGGGTTAGGTCATACAGTTCCTTGCCCAACGCGCCGGCAATCTTGATCGACCGTTCCATAGCCTTCGTCTGGCGGCCCAAGTCGCTGACAAACTTGCGCGCGGCCGTGCCGTTCTCTTCCACGACACGCTGCATGTCGTCAAGAAGAGCCAATCCCTCAAGGTCGCCGGTCTGACGAAGTGCTTCACGCATCTTCTCAATGTTGTCTGTCAGGTCGGTGATGCTGGCACCGGCCAGCTTCTCGTCCTTGATGAACGGCATGAACTGATCCCGCATCTGCGTGAAGCGGTCCAGCGCTTGGCGCAGCGGCGCGTTCAGCGAGTCGGCGATAGTTCCGGTCTTCCGCATATGCTCGAGTAGTGGCGCATACTCCCGATTGAGCGCCTCCATGACCGTCTCAAGCTGCTTGACGTTCTCAATGGTCGGCTCGAGGCCAATGGTCTCAAGCACCCTGAGAGCGTTCTCCAGAGGCGCGGGATCAATGTCAGGGGTCGTGCCTTCACGCGCCGCCCGCAAGAACTCGGACTGCATGGCGACAATAGCTTGCACGAGCGTCCGGTACTGTTCCTTAAGCTTCTCCTGTGACGAAGGATTGAGTTCCGGCGCGTTGATGAATTTGAGAGCCCGCGACTGGACCAGTCCGGTCACGTTCTCCATGAGATCATGGAGATTGTTCATCACCCGGTCGAAGCGCATCTCATTGACGGACTTGCCGAACACCAGAACGGTGCTGTTGAGAACTTCGTCAAGGAAGCTTCCAAACCGCGACGTAGCGTTGATGGAGTCCTCGTAGTTCTTGCGAACCTGATCAAACGCCCGCGTGTGTTCGTTCGCAAACGTAGACGTCTCAGCAGATAGAATCTTCTGCGACGTTACGATGCGAGTAATCGCCATAACGGCAGCGGCGGCTAGGCCAAGATAGGTAGCTCCCAAGACACGAGACATGATGGCAGCCTGCGCCGCCACCATTCCCATCGCGCTAATCAGCAATCTAAAGTTCTTGACAGCGGCAAGAACCCACGTCGCGATCTTTAGCGTGATGAACCCGCCAAGCAGCATCAGAACTGTGTCAAGATGCGTGGCAAGCACTTTGAGCACACCGCCAAGGATGACCATTGAGTAGTAGAAGATACTGCCGATGTTCCTCGCGAGGTCCATGTCCCGGTTAAGCTGCTCGAAGTCCTCAGTCAGTTCGTTGAGGCCAGCGGTCAAGGTCGTGAGCACACCAGTCGCGGCAACGGACTCAGTCAGGAAGTCGTCCAGCGACTCAGTCAGCCGGTGCCAAGCGCCCATAAGGCCGCCCGTCTCACCCGTGGCCGCCGCAGTGACGTCGGACAGCTTCGCCATGACAAGCGCTTGTGCGTCGTGGAGCTTGCCGCTCCTTTGCAGGATCTCAATCGTCTCCTTTTCCGTAGCGTTGAAGAACACGCCGGACTCACCGAGCTCAGTCAGGTTGTTGATGGGATCATCCAGCGCCTTACCGACGCGGCGGATTTGTGACTCCAGCGTGCCTCGGCCGATCAGGCTCAAGCCTTGCGCGGCAAGCAACGCCCCCTTGTAGAGGTCCGAAGTAACGTTATCCAACGTCAGGAGGTTCGCAATGGCGGCACGCGCTTGATTGTCGGTAGCGGAAGTCAGTCGGCCGATTTCACCGGCCAGCCTATCCAAAGTGTCGGCAGCGCCATCGGACGAACGTCCTGTCGCTTTGAGCACCGCGTCAATGCGGAGCAGTTCTTGCTCCCACTGAGCGCCAGCATTGACGGCCATGCCGAAGCCGACACCTAGAGCGATGATGCCAGAGATCATGAACGCGATAGCCGCAGCGTTCGTCTTGAACAATGCAGCGGTGGCGGTAATACGGGAAGCGACGCCGGAGAGCGGGCCAAGAGCGACCTGAACGGCCTTTGTCAGGTCGTCCACTTCCGAGCCGAGCAGCCGCAAGATAGGATGCGTGACCTTCGCGTCAGCATAGGTCTGACGAATGACATTGTTGAAATCGCGCTGCGCCGCCGCGTACCTGCGCGCGGACATGGGACCAGCGGTCATATCCGTGTTCAATTGCTGGAACGCGGTATGCAGGCGTTGCATGATGGCAGGATCCATCGACCGCGTGTACTTCTGGAGCGCCGCCTGAGTGTCCTCGTACTTGTGCCTTAGCCGGTCAACCGTGTTCTCCTGCCGGATCATCTGAGTGTCGCCCATACGCACAGCAGAAGCGGCAGCCCGGTGGTTCCGTTCCGTCTCGCGCAAGGCGGTGTTGGCACGGCCGAGCGTATCAGTCAGGCGCTTCTTGGCACGCTGGAAGTCATAGGCGCTCAGCGTGCCGCTCTTCATGGCACGCTCAAAGGATGTGAATGAGCGGGTTGTCCCGCCCATCCAGCTTGTTAGGTTGTTCGTGCGTAGACGGGCGTTCAGCTCGTCCACGCGAACCTTCATGTCCTTGACGGCGTCCGCCTGCTTCCGCATACTCTGGCGGTTTGAGTTCGCCGACCTCGTCGTCGCAGCCTGCGCGGTCACGGTTGACCGCGCCATCTGGTTCATGGACTGATCGTAGCTCTGCGCGAGCTTCTCAACAGTCGTTTCAAGCTTCTCAAGCGACTTGACAAGCTTGTCCAGAACAGGGAAGGCTTTGTTGAGGCCGTCCGTGTTTGCCGCGATCTGATATTCGAGGTCTCGAAGAGTGGTCACCGTCGTCTTCCCCGTCCCCGCCTTCCGCCCTGATTGCCACCCTTGCCTTGCTTGCGCTTGGCGTCCTCAATGGCTTTCTTCTGGTCGGCGGTCTTGATGTTGAAGTACGCCAATAGCTCTCCGAGTTCCTCAGAGCTGAGAATGTCAGCTATCTCGTTTGGGAGCTTCCCAAACGCCTCTGCGACCGCTATAACGGCGAGTCGGAGGGGGCTGCGTCGGAGTTTTTTTCCTGTTCCTTCACGTTCACGCCGGTCAGTTCCTCAATCGTGTTGTTGAGGTCTGTGAGCCACTGGCCCGTCGGCATGGATAGGAGACCTTCGCGGTCCGCCTCTTCGAACACTTTCTCGTCAGTGCCCGGCACGTAGCAGTACGTGATCAAGATGGTGACGATGGCCGACACGTTGGGCTTCCCCGCCTTGTCAACCATCGCCGTCACTTCGCCAACCGTGGGTTGGCGGATGTCCACCTTCTGTCCGAAGAGCGTGATCTCCTTGCTCTTCGGCTTTTTGTTCTCCGCCGCAAAGATTGCCGCACGGAGTTCGTTTCTCGTCATTGCCTGTGTCATCTTTCCTCTTCCCTTCCTACCTATGTGGCGGCCCTATGCCGCCACGCAACTAGAACACGGCGCGGGTCGGCGCTCCGGACCCCTGAACGTTGACGGTGAATTCGTTCATCGCGTCGAGCGACGAGCTGAGCGACAGGTCGGTGACGATGCCGTCGCCTTCGAAGCCGAGGATGGTCGGCCCTTCCGGCAAGTAGCGAACGTCAATGTGCGTCTGGTCGATGAACGAGTCCAGTGCGATGCGGATGCCCTGCGAAAGCGTGGTCGCCGCGTCGTGCAGCCAGTCGAACGGAAGGGGCAGTCCTTCCGGCACGGCCAGATTGAAGTTCCTGGTCTCTTCCTCCAGCGCGCCCACGTCGCCGGACTGAGAACGGGTGACCAGCTTGAACACGCCACGAGCCCGGCTGAGATTGGAACCATCCGGGTTGATCTCAATGACGATGTTCTCACGGGCTTCAAGGACCGTCCAGAACTCCGACGCCGTGTCGTAGAAGCCGCCAATCTCAAGATTGACGGTTCGCAGGCCGGGGTCGAAGATCCGGTAGCCGTTGTTCGCCCGCGCCGTGGGAAAGTCGGTCTTGTCCAGCGGTTCCACGGTCTGCGTGAGCGTGAAGCTGGAGCCCTTCCCGATTTCCGTCATGGGCAGGTAGCTGGCGTCCACGGTGACCGGTCCGGTGACCGTGTAGGCGGCTGCGAAGGTGATGCGGCCGAACAGGAGGTTCACCGACTCGACCTCAGCCGGGTCGTCCACGTCCACGGCGACGCCGTTGTCCTTGAACGTGTAGGCATGAGCGAACGAAATGACGCTCTTCGTGTTGTCGGTCACCCGGTAGGTCTTGCCGGTAACAAGCGACATCGCTTCCGCCGTCATGGCCGTGGCGGTGCCGCTGGACATCAGCTTGGCGACGTAGCCGGCGAAGCCCTTGTAGAGAGCGTTCGCGTTTGACGTCCAAGTGATCAGACCCGGTTGCGTGGAGGCAAACGTTTGACCGAAGATGGTATCCTCGATCTGGTCCGCTTCGTCGTTCCATTCACCGGAACCGCCGGGGAGCGTGAAATAGGTGGTTCCCCCGTCACCCGAAATCAGGACTTCTTTCGCCACAGTCATCTGTCAGTCTCCTTGTTACAGTGGCCTCCGGTGCTGCCCGACTATCGGCTCCCTTGTGATGCGATACGTGGTGGTGAAGATGAACCGCTGGTTCTCATCCACCATCAAGAAGGCCGTGTCCATCACAATATAGACTCCGATATAACGGATACCACCTAAGTCTTGGCTTGGCAAACCGAGGAGACGGCTTTTCACAGCCTCACACTGATTGTACGCGGCCTCGTATGCCTTCGCCCTTACCCGCACTTGCAAGCGAGGGAAGTCTAGCAACCACTTCGGATTCGGTGCCTCACCCGCCGTGTCGTAGAGAGTCACGGTGTTGTCGGGTATCGCAGGCTCCTTGCCGATGTAGATTGAGAAAAGAGCCTTGTTGGGATTCTCACCGAACGTGCCCAAGGCCGGCGCGGTCAGCATAAGGTTCTTCATATCGATGGTCGGCGCGCTCATGGCTTGATCTTCCTGAGCTCCCTGATAATGAACTCGTCCACTTCCTGTTTGGCGTCAAGGCCGCCGTTCTCTAAGAACTTTGGACCGCCGACGTTGTAGGTGCGCTCCAGGTCTTCGTGAACCTTGAGCGCGTACGTCACGATGCCAGTAGGAGCGTTCGGAGTGGGCGTCACCGGGTTCGAGTCGCCGCCGAAAGTAACGATGCCACGCGGGCCTTTGGGACCCATCTCAGCATAGGCACGGCCGCTCTCACGCAAGCCGCCAAACTGGAGCGGTGTGTGGGGGATAGTCGCTTCCAGCACCATGTAGGCAGCTTCCTCCATGATGCGCAGCGCCTCATCCTCCACCACTTGCACGAAGCGTTTGTAGTCAGTGAGAACACGGCCTACCTGACGGACATCCTTCCGGCCCGATTTGCCTGTTGCGAAAGGGGTCTGCCGTGCCATCAGAGATATGCCAATCTCTCGAAGTCGGTTGCGTCCAGTGACGGGACTTTCCTGAAATCCTGAACGATGAAAGCCATGTCAACGTCCTGCGGGTCAGTCGTGGAACTGTTCCCAAGATAGAGCCAGTCACCAATGCTGATGTCCCTGTCCAGCCAAACACGCGACCGTGACGGGATTTGCTGACCTTCGGCGTTCGTAATCAAACGCGAGCTATCCTCCCAACGACAAGGCAGCGGCACAGGCGGCGCAAACGTCACGTTCCCGAAGCCGTCTGTTCCTGTCTTCCTCCACCAAGTCGTAACTTGGTTGAGATACATGGTTAGGAAGCTCATCCCACCCCCCTAGTAGGCGCGGCGGTAGTGCTGCAAGATGCCCATAGCCGAAGCCGGGACACCTAGCGCTGCCACGTCACCGCCAAGGAACTCCGCGTCCTGCTTCCACGCGGCCATCGTCTCACCAATCTTGTAGCTCGTCATGGCGGGGTCTGCCCCCGTCTTGATCTGCTTGTAGCCGCTGCGGATCATCTCAATGCACGCCCGCTCGAGATCATAGGGAAGCGTGCGCGTCATAGGCGCACCAGCCCCGTCTACCCAACCGGGCAGGATGTATCCACCTTCGTAGGTGATTGCCCACTTCCGCATATTGTAGCTGGTCGGGCTGCGGTTCAGGTAGTTGGAATAGAACCCGCTGTCCGTCCATCCCGCCTCACGTTGCAGGCACCCCATCTCAGCATCATAGATCGTGTAGTCGGTAATAATGCTGCCGTCGTCCCAATCCACTTCCGACACCGTGATAATGGGAGTGATGCTGACAAGAAGGTCCGGCAGGCCATCACCGGGCAAATGCTCAGTGACGGTCTGCCGGGCGAATTGTCGTCCGCAGTAGTTGCAGATGAAGTCAGACGACATCTGGAGCAGGTGCTCCATGACGGTCAGGTCATTCGCATCGGGGTTAGCCGGCGCGTTCAGATAAGCCCGCACCATCGCCATCGTGGTGAGGAGCGTGCTCTGCGGCGGCGTGACGACCACAATGGTTCCACCGGACCTCATTGGCGCACCTGTTCCTTAGCGTTTCTCGGGGCTGCGGCCGGGCCTACAGGCGGGTCCGGGTCTTGCTCTTGGCTTTGGCCGCCTCTGCCTCAGCCGCCGCGTCAGCAGCCGCCTTGTCGGCCTCAGCCTGCTCGGCGATCTCCTTCTTCACCGTCTCGGCCTTCTGCTCCTCGCGCTTGGCAACGGCGTCGGGTCCCTTGGCCTCGGCGGCGGCGTCACGATTCGCCTCCTTGATGGCGTCACCCTCAGCCGCCTGCTTCTCGCGCTCGGCCGTCGCGCCGGCTTCCACCGGGTCGGTACCGGTACGGCGGGCTTCGGCTTCCGCAGCCGTTTTCACGCCCGTCTCCTTCGTCAAGGAAGGATCGCCGCCGTGCTCGCCCACGTTCATCGAGTGACCGGCCGAGTCCTGCGTGCCAAGTCGTCCCGCCCCCGTGCCCGTGCCGCCCGGACGCAGGCGCGGATCGATAGGCTTGCTCCGCTCACCCGTCTCGTCGAGCGGAATGCCGTCCTTGTCCAGAAGCGGCTCACCGCGTTCGTCCACGTCAACGGCACCGCCGCGCATGGCACGGTCGAACTCGTCGGGCGGCGATTGGAAGTCTTTGCCGGACGTGACGTTGCCGTGGACGCTGTGCATACGGTCCTGAACGTCGCCAAGGCGAACGCGGCGGATAGCCTTCTCATTGTCACGAAGGTCGGGGTTCGTGAAATGAGCAACGCCGCGTCGGATGAACGCCTTGGCCTTGGCCATCGGGAAGCTGGCCTTGTCACCGGACGTGTACGGGCTCGCCGAACCCGTGAAAGTGATATTGACTCTCTCGCTGGGCATTGGAATTCATCTCCTGTTTGACTGGAACTTGACGCGCTCAATTTCTAACGTATCACCCTGATCGTTGCAAATGTATGCGACGGATGTGAACAAGGCAGTATGCCACTGCCCGGCGCGTAGAAATTCGACAACCCCGACGTCTACCGGCTGCTTGCCGGTGAACGCTTCTTTTGGGATCAGGTTGATCATCTCATATCCAGCCTGAACTAGCCTCGCTAGGCCCTGCGGATCTCGGACTGAGGGGCGGCTACCTGGAAGATTGCAGCGCTCAACGCCGTCAACAAGGTGCCATCCTCCCGTCCCGTTATTCAGCTTAACGAGCATCGCCGCTACTCATCGAAGCTTCCTGCGCTTCAAGAAGGTGCTCGCCTAGGCAGCCCTTGTAGTCGTAGCTGCCGAAGTGCGAAAGGCTCAGCGTCACGTCCACATAGATTGCACCGTTGCAGAGCTGACGCCACTTCCGGGCGAAGTTGATGTCCTCCCCTAAGTAGTCACCGTTCACGACCTCAGGGTAGTACCAGCGGTAGAACGGACCTTCGACGGTCTTGTCAATGATCCGCTGTTCCGGCATGGCAATGGCGGTGCGCTCAAACACGCGACGTGACATCATTGCGAAGCCGGTGCCAATCTCGTCCACAAGGAGGAGGCCCTCCTCGCTCACCTCCGCCCCTTCGGTGAAATTGACGTTCCAGCGCACATCCTCGCTCTTCTTGCGAATGGCTGCGCCTACGAAATCCTTCTGGTGCGCCAGCAGGCGCACAACGTCAGGCGGCTGCCACCCTTGGTCGGGATCAATGAAGAGCAAGTGTGAGTAACCGCTCGTCATGAACTTCGCGACAATGGCGTTGCGTGACTTCTCAACGCACGCTCCGTCGAAGCAGATGAAGCCGTGGCGCACGCCTTGTGCGGTAAGATAGTTGATTGTGGAATAGAGGGAGTTCACAAACTGAGCGTTGATGCATTGCTGCCACGTGGGAACTCCAATCACCACGCCAATGCCGTTAAGATTCAATGTGGCCATGTTGCGTTCCTCTTACCTGTTGCCTGAGATAAGAAAGGGCGGCACAAGGCCGCCCTTTCCCTACGCGCTACCGGAACTGGTTCCCGTTTAGTACGGGGCCGGAAGTTCCTGCGGACCGCAAAGGAGCAGCATACCGGCTCCCATGACGGCGGTGTCGGTACCGGCGGCGGACATATTGGGCGTGGCCTGAGCACGGATGTATCGGCGAGCGCCCGTGATGTCCACTTCCAACTCCGCCACCCCACGCGCCGCGCCGCCGCCCGAGGGGCCGGTGAGAAGCGTGGTGGCCGCCAACGCCGTAGCGTAGTCCGACCAGTCGGAGTCATTCGCCGAGTCCTGGAAGTTCGCCGCGACCGAAATGGTTGCGCCGGACGCCAAGACGGCGGCCACAGGAATGCACAGCTTCGCCGAGCGGAACCGCGTGCCATAGGCAAGCAGATCGACCGAGAAGCCGTTCACTTCCGTGGCATCCCCGGAGCCGCCCGCCGTGGCGGGGGTCGAGGGGAACGCGGCAACCGGAGTGATAAGTGCTCCCGCGTTCTTCAAGAAAGCAATCGAGCTCATTTCATTTCCTTTCAGTTGAGAAGGGTCTTAGCCTTCCCTCATGGTCCTGCTACGGGAGCCTCCTAGGCTCAGCCGCCCCAAGTCACGCCGGTCTTGACGGCGACGGACTCTGCATGGCGCATTGCGAAGTCGTGCCGGCTGATGGCACGGATGAGCGTCTCGTCGCGGCTGAACGCCGACTTCATCACGCCGCCCTCGACGTAGGAAGCCGAAGCGTCCACGACGATCTCCAGCGAAGTGGCTTCGCCGATGATCGCGTCGACCATATCGACGAGCATGATTTCCGACTCGTTGCCGCCGCCGCCAAGGTTGGCGGGAAGCGACGTCGTGGTGAAGACCGGCCACCCGTAGAGCGTCGGGCTGGAAGTCCGAATCTCGGGGTAGATCAGGTTGCCGTTCGAGTCACGCAAGGTCCGCAGGTAGTTTTTGCGGGTCGGATGCATGAACCACGCCGGGCGGATGAGACGAACGTCAGCGCTTTCCAGTGCGTTGACCAGATCGCGGAAGTCCGTTTCAATGTCCGTCGCGGTGCCGGTGCCCTCCATCGGGATCAGGTTGCCGGGCAGCGCCCAATGCCTGAGACCCTTCGGGGTGTTCTGCGTGCCGTCGTCACGGAGGAACGCACGATCCTCGCGGATCGAGATCTCCAGGACAAGGTCGTCACGCACGAACTCGTCGGCGGCCGGCGAGCTCGTAAACTTGAGCAGGTCGTTCGAGATGGGAACGATTGCCGCAAGCTTCTTGCTCACGAGGTTGATCAGGCCGACTTCCGGTTCGGTCACCGGAATGTCCTGCGACTCACCAACGTACGAGGCCGTGGTGCCGGCCGTCTGCTTCCGGATGGTCAGCGAACCGCTGTCCATGTCGAGGCGCCGCGCACCGGCCGCACGAACGACGGTCCGGGAGCGAAGCAGTTCGATGATCTCCGCCGCGTATTCGGGAGGAATCAAGGCACCGCCGGAAATCAGTTCGCCCGCCATCATGGCGCGCTGGATTTCCACGCTCAGTTCGTCGTCGTACAGGGTCTTGAGGAAGTGCCGTGCGCGGCCCACGTCGCCACGCGACGCCGCAAGGGCGCGAACGTAGCGGGCAGCAGCGATGCCCTTCTGTTCCGGCTTGATCTCGAACTTCCGTGCGCGGATGATTGCACCGGGGGTCCGGTACAGTTGCAACTCACGCGACTGCGAAGACCGAGTCGACGGCAGATTGCTGTCGTCGTCGCTTTCCGGTCGGCCGAGAGCCTTCGAGATTGCGGCGGCGACAATGGGAGCCAGCGAGTCGTTGACGACTTCCCGCAGCTCTTGCTTCGTGACTTTGCTCATTCCTTTACAGCCTTGCAAACTTGCGGCGCTCAGGCCGCTGTTGAAGGAAGGCTCGAACTAGTCGAGCGCCCCCCGTGCCTTCTTCACTTCGGTCGCGATCAGGGCGGCAAGTTGGGGCTGAACCTCCTTGGCCAAGAACGAACCGAGATCTTTCAGGTCGATTTCGTCCTTGTCGTCGGACTTGGACTCATCGTGCCCGTTGGTATTGACCTTGACCTTCCCCTCCGGGTCGAGGTCGTCGGCCAGCTCGCGCAGGTAGGCCCCAAGCGTCTTGAGCTTCCGCCCAGCAAGCTTGGAGACAAACTGCCCGGATTTCTTCGCCTTGGCAAGAGCCTCCTCGAGGGAGGACATCAGCGCCTCGGCCTTCTCGATTTCCTTCATGAGGTCGATGGGACCCTTCGCGGCCTCGTCTTCCTCCTTCTTCACGGCGGCTGCAATGAGCCGACGGATTTCCTTGGCGGCCTCGGCCGGGATCTTCTTGCCGCCGATTTCCAGCGGCTCGTCGTCGCCGTCCTTCGTGGCCTTCTTCTCGCCCTCGGCGTCGTCGCCACCCTTGGACTCGTCCTTCGACTCGTCCTTGGACTCCTCACCGTCCTTGGACTCCTTCTTGGTGTCCTTGGTGTCGGGCTTCTTGGTGCCCTTGTCGGCGTCGTCGCCCTTCTCGTTGGGCTGCTTCTGGTCCTTGGTTCCGACCAGCTCGGCCATGAGTTCGGCGTCCGCGTCCACCATGCCGTGAAGCTTGTAGGTGGCGGCGAAGTTCGCTCCCTTGATGGTGAGCAAGACGTGCGACGCCTTGTCGTCCATCTTGAACTCGAACAGGTTGGCGTCCTTGCCGAGGACCTCGGGGGCGATGACGGCGAGCTTCGGGGCCTTGTCGATCACGAATGACCGCTTGCCGTTGTGCTCCTCGACGGACATCTGGATGCCCTTCGTGCCTTCCATCATCCCCGAGTCGATCTCCGGGACAAGCAGGAACTGCTTCTTGCCGTCCTTGTCGGGCAGCGGGATTGCGTACAGCTCCGCTTCTTTGCAAGCCTCCTTCAACTCTTCGACCTCTGCGGCCGAAACGCCGAAGATTCCCTGCTTCACTTTCATCGTGCTCTCCTTGTGATCCTGGTCCTCGCTCATTCCGGAGTTGGCGAAGGAGCGCTGCGCGTCCTTCTCAACGGCGTCGGCCCCACCAATGTTGATGATGATGTCCCCGAAGTTCCGGCGACGGAGTTCTTCCGTCTCCTCGGCGGACAAGCGGTACACTGCGCCGGTTCCTGCCGCCTTACGGCGGATAGACTCGAGCCCCTTCCGGTCAATGCCGTAGAGGCCACGAAGTTGCGACTCACGCTCGGGCCACTCGTCGAGCATGTGCTCCGCCCACTTCTTGAACGGAGCGGTGTTGATCCCCTTCGCCCGTGCGTTGACAAGGGCCTCCGGGTTGGCCGGCACAGGCACGGCGCTGAATTCCAGAAGCTCCGACTTCACGAAGTCGTAGCCGGTGATGTTCCCGTCCGCGTCCTGAATGAAGTCCCATTCGCGGGGCATGAAGCCGACGGACGTGGCGCGCAGGAAGCGCTCCTCGTACATGCGGAAAATGCTGTGCGCGAACGGGCTCAGATCCTCAGACATGAACTGAGCGGTTGCCCGCAGCGCTCCATCTTCCTTCCACACGCGCACGGCCTGCGCGACAGGCGGTTCGCGGTTCTGGTGACCGAAGAGGACAACCGGGTTCGCCTTGTAGGGTTTGAGGCTCCACCCCTTGACACGAATGACATCGCCGTAGCGGTCAACTGACTCCGTCGAAATGATGAAGTCAATCCTCCGTGTCGCTTGGTCGATTGATTTGATGACGCTTGGATACGACTTGCGCTCCGGCTCCCCCTTAACTGGCGCTTCGCGCTGTAGCGTCTTTTTGCTCATCGGGATTACACCCTGCTTGCGTGGGAAAGGTATAACCGTGGACAAAAGCCCCGATTTCGTCAAAAGTCAACCGGAGGATTTATCCATGCAGATAGAATCGGTCAAAGTCTCAGCACTGCGGTACCTGCTTTTGGTTAATCAGGCGGATGAGGATTGGACCAAGGTGACCGCTGAGGCGCTGGGATGCACGGCGAACGACCTTGCATCACCTGACCGCATTGATCGCATCTGGAACACCGGATGGGGATCTGTTGAAAACGCTCTTCTCATGGGCTCCCCCGACCTTCCCCTCAATGGCCTCCACGCCCTGATATGGCACCGACCTGACGGCGGGCCGGCGCTGGTCGACCCCTCTAACAGCCTCAGTGCAACCAAGATGGCTCGCTTTGCGTTACAGGGCAGCCTTATAGCTGCCCTGCGCGCGGAGAATCTGGTACCGTACGTGCGCCAAGGCTGGCCTTTGGATTGGCGAAGGATGTCGGTTTGGTATCGTGGCGAACAACTCGACCACGTCATTTGGGCCGATGCCGTGACGCAACAGGCAGAAGTCTGGAACCGACGCGGCAAGTTCCAAGAACCGGGCGTCTTGCCAGTGCATAGGTTGAGCGGCAGTATAGTGATAGAGCTGGGAACGAAAGACCCCGGCTTCTTGTGAAACCCGAAGAAAGGAACTACCAATGAGTGAGCACGACAAAGGCAAGGGCGACCAGTCGCAGGACAAGGAAAACGTGGACCGCCGGAAGCCCGGTGAGCAGGGCAAGGAGGATCCCTCCCGCAAGCCCGGTCAGGACCAGCGCCAGACCGACGAAGGCGAGCGTGAGGCCGGCAAGGCTCCCGGCCAGCAGCGGCCCGGCTCGAGCGGCTGAGACCAGCTCCACACCGAAGCACCAACAAACGGAAGGACATAGCATGAGCGAACAGGGAACGGCTGCCGCCGCAGGGGGCGCAGCCAAGACACCCGAACCGGGCGGTAAGGCAAGTCCTGCGGCAGCGAAGACGCCTGAACAGGCAAAGACCGCTGCCACAGCCGCAGCCGCCGCCCCTGCCGAAGCCGAGGTGGCCGAAGACAACGCTACCGTGCTTGCACGGATCAAGGAGCGTGTCGGTGTTGCTCTCGGCATGAGCATGAACCGGAGCGTGAACAAGGTCCTCGAAGGTATTCAGGAGGACCTCAACAAGCTCTGATGTTCCCTCCTCCCTGCGAACTGCCTCATCCTATCACCCCGAGGCAGAACTTGAAGCGGCTGCGAAGCCGCTTTTTTTTTATCCCGAACGGTATGATTGTGCATGGCACAAGAAACCAGAACCTACCGTTGCTGGCTTAACATGCGGCAGCGGTGCCTCAATCCCAATCACCCGAAGTTCAAGGACTACGGCGGGCGCGGCCTAGTGATTTGTGAGCGCTGGAACAACTTTGAAAACTTCCTAGCTGACATGGGTGAGGCCCCGCACGGCCTAACCCTTGAGCGAAAGAACAACGAACGCGGCTACTTCAAAAAGAATTGCCATTGGGCAACCGCACGCCAACAAGCTCGAAACACGCGCCGCAATCGACTGGTGACGCTTGACGGTAGAACTAAAACCCTCACAGAATGGGCTGAGGAGATCGGTGTGCTTGCCGACACGTTAAAGAAGCGGCTAAACCGAGAGCTGAGAAAGGTATAGGTGCAACATGGCTAGATCAAACCTTTGCGACCTGGAACTGTGCCTCCACTTTGAGCGCCCCAAGGCGTTGCTCGTCTCAACTGACGGCGTGCGCGCTACGGCGGTCTGGATTCCCAAGGAACCGGTGGAGTGGGAGGTTAAGAAGCAGACGCGTGAAGGCACCATCATCATTGCCACCATGCCGCAGGACTTAGCGGAGGAGAAAGGGCTGGTATGAGAGCAGAATACAAACCGCTGCCCGAAGCGGAATACAAGGAACGGGAACTGCTTACCACACTCACGCTCAGCAACGGCGCAAGGATGGAGGTCAGGATGCCGCTCACTGACGACATTCTGCCTTTTGCCGGCCATCCTGAGTTTGGGGTCCTGCTTGCGTGCGCTGCGACCAACCTTAGCCGCACGGAATACGGCAGATTGCCCTTCATGGACGGCTTCGCCATTCTTGGCCCGCTCAATTCCTATATTGAGGGGATGCAGAAGTATAATGAGCCGTACAACACAAAAAGACGTGGAGAACCGCGAAAATGAGCGGAATTCGGCGAATTCGGCTAGATTTGACCCCTTCTGACCGGATTTCGTGCTATTCGGCCCGATCTGGCTTCCCTGAGAGCCTATTCTTGGCTGGAGACGGCCGAATCGTGGGAACTTGGGTCATGGGGAACGACTACAGCGTGAAATCCGGCTTTTACGGTGGATACCCGCCAACCTACCTACGGCGGGTCAGATGCATGTTTCCTGACAAGCGAAAGTGCCTGCATCTGTTCGCCGGGGCGGTGAATGTTGACGAATTCCCCGGAATTACGGTGGATATCAACCCCGATAGGTGTCCTGACTACGTGGATAACGCCGAATCGCTGGATTTGGTGCCTTTTGACGGGATAGACCTTGTTCTGGCTGATCCGCCCTACAGCGTTGAGGACGCGGAGCACTATCAGGCATCCATGATCAACCGGAACACCGTTCTCCGCACCTTGGCGCGCAAGTTGAAGGCCGGCGCTCACCTTGTCTGGCTGGATCAAGTGCTGCCCATGTATCGCAAGGATGAGTGGGCAGTTGAAGCCTACATCGGGATGGTCAAATCTACCAATCACCGGGTTCGTATGGTGACGATATTTCGTAGGCTTGAGAACGCCGCCAGAACCGTATAGGTCTGTAGGCAACTGAGGGTTCCCTAATCATGAAGAAGCTGGTCGCAGTGCATCCGACCGATGGGGTTTTTGTCGGCACGGGTTTGGGCCTCGCGTTTTTCTCCTTCGTGGAGGACGCCGGGCAGGAGTCGGTCCCGGTATTTGACACGGTGGACCAAGCCGTGGAGATGTTCACGAGCTGGAACCCGCCCTACGACCATAGCGTGATCCGCTACGTGGAGGTGGAGTGCGCTGGCGGGCATCAAGCGACGTATGACGAGCTTTGCGCCGCAGGGCTCAGCCGTGAGGCGGCACCGCTCAATCCGGCGCGCATGGTCATGAGGCCGCAGAGACACTAGGTAGGCAGGCAGGCAATGGCAAAGGAATTTTACGAGCTGCTAGGAGTCGACGAAGACGCGACTGAGACAGTCATCAAAAAGGCGTTCCGCAAGAAGGCGAAGGCCCTGCACCCTGACAACAAGGTCACGGGCGACGAAGACGCCTATCTTGAAATCAACCGGGCATACCGGATCCTCATGGACCCGGATTCCCGTCACATCTACGACACCACCGGCAACAAGGATGAGGAATCCTTCAAGACAGCCGAAGAGCTGTACATGAAAGTGCTGGTCGAAGCCTTCGATTCGGCCCTCGCAGGGTGCGGAAAGGAGCTGGACAAGGCGGATTTGATTGAGGCTATGAAAATTGGGATGACTGAATCGCTCAAAGGAGTCACCGAATCCGTGGCGAATTCCACCGCGATTCGTGATCAGCTAGTGCGATTCCGCAAGAGATTGGGCACGAGAGGGCACAAAAAGAACGTGTTTCTGACCACCGTTGACCGCCATATCGAGGGCAGAAACAAGGAAATCGCCCATAATTCGCGTGCTGCACGCATTCTCACGCTCAATCTCAACGAATTGAGCTACTATCGTTCGCCTGTAGACCTCATGTGGGCCTATGGAATGGACCGGGACGATTTCAGTGAGGCACCACGGCGTCGGCCGCTTCTGGTGACCTACGCAACAGAATAGCGGATCATCCGCTTGCGTGGCCCGCGCTTCGGGCAGAAGGAGAGAGCAGAAATGGCCAAAGACAAGGACAGGCGCAAGGAGAGCAAGGGCAAGCAGCCCGCTGGCGGCCAGAAGAAGTCTGGCAGCCCTGCCGGCTATCAGGACCGGCAGATGGACACCGCGCACAAGGGCGGCAAGAGCGGCGGCAGCGACAAGCGGGACCGCCGGTGAACTAGGGGCCGGGGTGGAATGCGACACCCCGGCCCTCTCTACAGGTAGGAGGTAAGAATGCCGAAGCCCACCATGAATGACCTTGGCTTACACATCCAGCAAACCGTACGATTCGTGGACCCCAAGCAGTACGACAACATTCGCAAGTCGCATCTTCATGCGCGCTCAGCCGGCCGTATGCTTGAGGAGGCGGTGGAGCTGGCGCTGATCTTTGGTCTGCCGCCTGCCGACATTCTCAAGCACGTCATGGACGCCATCTACAACGAAGCCAAGAAGGCCGGCGTCTATCCCTCCAACATGAAGCCGCTGGGCGACACCTTTGATCGGCTCCAAGAATTGGCTGACATGGTGTTGCAGATAGAACACCTTTGCCAGCTCGCCGGTATATCTCATCCTAAGCTTGAAGACCACGCCATAGGCAAGGCCGTCAAACTGCGCGAATGGGTTGAGGCGAAGCAGATGGTCATGGTGGACGGCCTGATGTACAGGCGAAGTGTGCGAGGATAGGATCATGGCTACGCCAAAGTTGACGGATACGGGAAAGCGTCTCACACCTGAACAAACGAAACGGATTGAAGCGGCGAAACGCGGCCCTACGATCAGCATGGACCTTGCAAAGGGTCAGACCATTGTAGAGCGGCCAGCGCCGCCGCACCATTGGGTCCGTCAAGCAGCGTTGGAGCATGGCTTACCGGAGGACCGAAAGTACGGAGCGGATACGGCAACCGGTCAGATCTTCTTCGTTGACTACGAAGCAGGGGGTGACGATGGACGACGACTGGATTGACATTACCACAGTGCAGAGCGAGTTCGAAGTCCAGTTCAACATGGCAACCGGGGCTTATCGGTACCGGCCGATGAGTCTCAACCGCTATGCGAAGTCCCGTGTCTTCGAAGTTGACAACTACGGCATTGAGGACTGGAAGCCCGGCCACCCGGATGAGCAGCGCCGCAAGCAGTACGAGCGCTCTCAGTTGGCCAAGTGGGACACGAAACCCGCCAAACACGAGGAGTGGGACTGATGCCTCGCGAAGGCTTTTGGATGGAGCGCCATCACCCGCAGTTGCCGGAGCCCATCATGGGCAAACCGTGGGATGGGCAGCAAGAGCTCATCTCAGCCCTTGCTGGCTTAGAGGATATACTTCGCAAGAAGCGCGGCGGCTCAATGCGAACCTACAGAGGCTTCTCAACGTGCCGCCTGTGCGGCGCTCACAACGGCAGCTCGACGTTCTTCTACGAAGGCTGGGAATGGCCCGATGGGTACATGCACTACCTAGTGGCCCACTGTGTGCGCCCCAGCCTCGCCTTCCAAGAGTTCGTTATCGGAAAGGAATTGTGACATGCCGACATCGTGGAGCCTGTTTGACTTGGCCGCTGCCCAAATCATCACCGCAGCGCAGCCCACGGCGGCGCTGGACGTAGGCGCGGGCATGGGCAAGTATGGGACCATGCTCAAGTCCATCAGGGGCGCTCAGTGCCGGCGCGTGGCCTATGAGAAGGAGGAAGCCTACGTCAAGCGATTCAAGCTGACGGAGATCTATGACGAAGTGCGACTGCACGATATCTACGACCACATGGGCACGCACGAAGGGATCAACGAGCGGTGGTCGATGGTGATATTTGGTGACGTATTGGAGCACATGTACAAGTCAGAAGCGGTCGACCTGATCCACTTCTTTCTCTACCGCTGCGAATACATCATGATCGTGGTGCCCTACGGCTACATCCAGAACGACGCCGGCGGAGTGCTGTCTGAGGCGCACGTCTCGAACTGGCACCCGTCTGAGTTCGTGCAGTTCACCGACGTAGCCGCTATCGACGCAGATCCGCCAGTTGCTTCCCTCATCCTGCTTCGCGGCTTCATGTGCCACCGCACAGAATTCGACAAGACCATTGCAGGAGTACCAGCCTTTGGCCAAGTTTCGCCTCATCCTTGACGCCGACCATCCTGACTTGTGGGGGCAAGTTCGCGCTGGCGGCGACTATCTTGACTACATGAGATCAAAGCCTCTCGGGTATGTTATGGGTGTGACGTTCTCTGACGGCAGATCCTTCGGCCTCATCCGCCGCAAGGGCTGCGTCAGGGTGTACCCCAATCCCCCATCCGATCAGGGGGTGCTGCCCATGAAGGAGCTTGACGGTGGCGAACAGGGACCGGGAGACATATGACAGCTACGCCCGCAGCGTCGGGCCTGAGACATCTCGTGAAGCAGCCCGAAATCTAAAGCGGGCCTTCAAGGAGGATGTGTGGAGCGTCTTTCTTGACATTGAACCATGCACGCTATGGGATCTCACCATTGAGATGATCCGCCGCGCAAAGCGCCGTGGTGAGACCCTCTATCAAGATCCAATCTCAGGTGCCGTCAACACTCTCCAGTGTGAAGGCCGCATCGTGCCCACGGGCGAGCGCAAACTCAATGAAGAGACCGGGCGGGATGCGAAGATCCTGCGCCGCGCTACCCGTGAAGAGAAAGAATGGGTTCTCAACTACCGAGGCTCCAGCACGACCAAAGCGCCGTGGTGCGGTGGTGACACCATGATGGACGTCCTTGAGAACTACGATGAGCTGTATCCCTTCCTCAAAGAGATCCTGGACGACAAGGACTGGGATCTCTATGTCCTGTTCCGCAAAGGCCATCTGTGGCGCGGGGTCTACAAAGAGAAGGGCATTGACTGGTTTCGCGATCACTACGACCTGAAAGGTAAAAGACGTGACCACTGAGACAGAGACAGTAGACGGGATCATCCGCCGGAAGGCGTTCGCGAAGCTCCAGCAAGACATCAACGGTCTGTTCGAGCCTCTGTTCGCGCGCCTGCCTGAGAGCCTATCCTTGCCGCGCTACGTGGACAATCAGGGCCGGCGCACGACTGCGCGGGGCGCGCTGGAGGAAGTTCGAGCCGTGATGATCAGCCATGAGAAGGCGAAGGCAGAGCAGGCAGCCGTGGACAACTTCGTCGCCCGCCATGAGACGCTGCAAGCAGCGCTGGACGAGCTGCGGCTGGAAGCTTCGTCTGACAAGGTGCGCGTGAGATTGGAGGACAGATAATGAAACTGCTAGTCACGGGGACGGACATAGAAGTCGCCAAGTTCTACTTCGTGCTTGGCGTAGTCATTGGTTCCGTCCTCACCGGGTTCGTAACAATCATCGCAGGGGTGCTTCTATGATCGAAGCTCTCAGATACTATCTGGAATGCCTCGCCAAAGGCGTTCCTTGGATACCGACTGACAAGAAGCATCGTCCTGAGGGGATGGTAGATCTTGGTGACGCAGATGCCACGGTCTATTTCCTACCGCACAAGGGCGAGCTGCATCTCGTGCTGTCCAACGGCCGCACCTACCTCCTGATGCTGCACGGGGAGATAAAGACGTGAAGAAGTTCCTCAGGGACTTCCGCAGGGCGTGGAGGAAGTGGCGGGAGCGCCGTCACTGCGAAACGAACCACGTTCCCTATCATCGCTGCTGGCCCGTCCATCATTCGTGGCAGTGGTGGTGCCGGCGCTGCGGCAGGCAATGGATGGAGTATGACTAGCTACCACGATCAGAACAAATACACCTACTGTGAGAAGTGCAGGATGCCGCTGCACTTCTGCTACTGCTGGATAGAAGGAGCACGCCACATGGGAATTGATTCTGGCACACCATTCCAATACTGCCGGTTCATGGCGCGGAACTGCAACTGCAAGATCAGGTGTGAGGACATGCCGCAGGTAGAGGAACCGGGGAATAGGATCATCTGTCCCGCCTGCTTCAAGGTCTACCTTGACAGCAACATGACCTGTCCAGGATGCGGCACTGAGGTCCAAGTCCTGTTTGCAGGAGACAGGAAGATCTACGATCGGGACGATTGGACAGAACACGGTGAGCCAAAGAAGACGATCACCGTCATCGACGACGTGGTGACAGAACCGCATTCCAAGGAAGTGCTGGAAGCGGCGCTGAGGAGGTTCCATGATCCAGCTAAAGACAAGACAGATACTTGACGCGCTCGAGGATTGGAAGAACGCTCGAGAGCGCGTCATCGAGCTGGGCCTAGAAGCGAAGCCAGAACACTGGACTGAGCTCGGCCGAGCTGAGCACGCCTTGATGGATCTGGCCCGCTATCCTTACGAAGCGGAGATCGTCGTATCGCACCATCCAGGACTGGTCCGCATCTACCACGAAGAGGAACTAATCTATGACAAGGATAAAGTCTGAAAAGTCCCACCTGCAAGATCTGCTCGAAGAATTGCAGGAGATGGACAAGGTCTACGTCCCGGTGGAAGGGCTGAGCGGATACTACGTCGAAGTATCCAAGGACGCCTTCCGGTCAACCATCGAAATCTACCTCGACGACTTCGGCGAAGAAGACGCCGGGAACCGGAACTGGATGGTGGGATGGGATAGGGTCCTCAGTTCCGAGAACAAACCCGAACTCTGGCTCCGCGTCCTTGACGACGGAAGCTTCACCCCATTCGAGGAAGACACATGAAGCCGAAGTTCAAGACGGGAGACAAGGTAGCGATCATAGGGACGGCCGGATACTGGAAAGGGGAAGTAGTCTGCTACCACAACGTCTGTCCTGACGACGGCCTCCCATCCTACAAGGTCAAGTATAGGTTCGGGACGCCACCGCTTGCAGAACACGAAGAAACAATCGTGCTCTGTGAGAGCGTCCTCTTCCCAAGCAACGAGGAACCAAATGGCGGGACGAGTGGAAGAACTGCTTCTGAAAATCCGGCGGGAGGATAGGGAGCGAGAACTGGAAGCAATGCTCCGGCAAATGCGAAGGTTCCTAGCAGGAGCCCTCTGCGCCCATTGCGGTGATCCTTTGGGAGAGGACGAAGAGATCATCCAGCAAACGGTGGATGAAGAAGCTCTGACGATCCACGCCAGATGCGAAGTTCCAACAATGGAGATCTGCGATGAGTCTACCTCCCCTGAAACCGATAGTGAAGAACCGAGGAAGGCCGAAGGGAATGGCGAAGTTTGATTCCGGACACTATGTCGTGATCGCCAAGGGAATTGCAGCATGTCCCGAAGAGATCAGAAAGACAGTTCGTGACGCATTCGTTCGCACCCTCACTGAGCGGAGCGCGGTGTTCGACGTTGTGCAGTTTGACAAGGCGATTGCATCTGCTGCTTGGAATCAGGCTGGCGACTTCGATCCGGTTCGGGGAGGGATGAAATTCTCGATTGATCGAGGAGCCGACGCCGGAGTCCAGGATGAGCCGCAACCGGATCAGGGGAAGTCGAACCTGCGGAACGTCCCATGAGCGGGTGGGATGGGATTGGTGAGAGACGCTGCGTGGAATGCGGAGTGATCATTCGTGACTGCAATGGGTTCTGCAATGCGTCAGACTTCCTACGCCTGCTGCTTGGTGAGGCGGTGCGGGTGCGGGAACTATGCGGTCGATGCATCTTGCTGAGTGACCCGGTTCTGTTGCGTGAAATCCGTGGAGAAATGTCGGGATCGGCTTCTGGTGAAACCGCGTAGCTATGGCGGGTTTCAGTGGGGGCATGGGGGTGTCCTGAGAACCGCTTCCTTAGAGTATTGGAGTGCTGAAATTCGCAGGGAAGGTGCCCCCCGGCAATAGGGGGGCGGGTACCCGCAAACGGGTACCCGCCCCCATGCAATCAAAGCGCGTAAAGCGCAAGCGCAAAGCCGCAAAGCGCAAAGCCGGCGGCAAACGTCAGCGCAAAAGCGCGCGTCAAGCTGTAGCGCTTGCGCGGCGCGTAGCGCGCTAGCTGGTCACGCGTACCGCTGACCAGCTTGTGACCGGCACTCATGCCGGCCCATTGCCTATGCGTTGTGTCATCAATCATTGCCGCAACCTCATGCGTTACACAGTGTCACCGTGGCGCTAGGGCGCGCCGTGGCGCGCCCTAGCATGTGAGCCGCTATCAGGCGGCCGGCTTGTCACCGGCCGGCGTGGCGGCCGGCGTGGCGGCCACCGTGGCGGCCGGCTTGCGCTTGGCCAAAAGCGCGTCAGCCGCGCGCTTAAGCGCCGCGCGGTCAGGCTTGGCGGGCACGGCGGGCACGTTGCCCTTGCCCTTGCCCTTGGCGGCCGGCTTGGCCGCGCCCTTGGCGGTCACCTTGGCGGCCGGCGTGGCGGTCACCTTGGCCGCGCCCTTGCCCTTGCCCTTGGCCGCGCCCGGCAACGCGTACGCGTAGCGCTTGGCGTTGCCCTCACCCGGCAACGGCCGCGCCACAACCTTGCCGGCGGCAATGAGGTTGCGCAGTACGTTCACTTGCGTGTCACCGGTCACGCGGCTCACTTGCGCCTGTAGCGCGCCGCCTTCACGGCCGTACATGGCAAGCGCCAAGTGTTTGCCCGTACCCTGCCGTGGCAGTAGCACGGCGGCCGCGTCAAGCTGCGCTTGCGTGGGCCGTGGGCCGCAGTCAATGCCGCCTTGCGCCGCCTTGCCCGTGGGCCAGTAGTCAAGCGCCGCGCGGCTCACGCCGGTGAAACCGTAGTCAATACCCTTTGCCATTGCTTCAACCTTTCAGGCTTTGCGCCTAGCGTTACACAGCGTAACGCCATAGCGCGGCACCGGCTTGCGCCGTGTCACCTTGCGCAGCATGGCACGGGCAAGTGAGCCCGGCCGCTTAGCGCCGCCGCGGTACCACGTGCAAGCGCCGTCAAGCGCGCGTGGCCCGGTGAAGCGGGCGGCATGGGCCGCCCTGACCGGTCAAGCCCGGTGCAACGTCAATATGGGCGTTACACAGCGTAACGGCAACAAAAAACAACAATGCCGGCGGCGCTTTCAGGCATATGGTTAATAAACCTCCCGTTAACCATGCCGCCTTGCGGCCGGCGGCCGGCACCCCTCTTCCCGGCCTCCTCGCGCCGGCGCTCCTCATTCTTCTTCCTATAATCGCTTTCGAATCTCCTCCCTCTTCTTCCCGCCCTCTTCCCTTCACGGCGCGGGGAAGAAGAAAGAAGCAGACAGAGACCCCCGGAAGAAGAAAGAGGACGATTAACCATTTCTTGGGCACTCTTCTTCTCATAGTTGGCCCGCGCTATCAAACCCCCTTCGCTAGAAATTTTTTCGAATCGCCTTCCATCTTCTTCCCCGCATGTCCGCATGGGGAAGAAGAAAGAGACCCCCGGAAGAAGAAAGAAGACGATAGAGCCCTTCCGCAAGGAACGACGACCTAAGTAGCACAATGAATAAGACAGCTAGAGCATTCCCCACGTCGTTCGAAAACCCGGTTGCTAGAAATTTTTTCGAATCTACTTTCATCCTGATAGTCGTGCTACACTATTCCACATGGTCGGTGTGAAGAAATACCCAGCGTCGCACACAAGAATTGAACCTGCTCGTGCAAGGGAATTGAGTCCTGTCGTGCATATAATTCCTGCGGGTCGTGCCAAAGAAGAGTATCTTGTTCTTCTAGCAAACCCCCTTATGTGGTATGGGGGACTGTGGGGAAGAAAGAACACGATAGAGTCTGTCCTGTTCTTCTCAGTCCACGATTAATTCTTCTTGAGGGGAGGCGGCCTTAGACAGGCTTTTTCAACGGACTACGTGGGTTTCCTGTTTTCTTAAGCTGCATTGTGGGTCCAGTGGGCTCTATGGGGAGTGCTGTCCACATAAGCTGCATTCTTGGTGTCTTTGGCAGGATTATCCTCTTGGTGTCGGTTTGCTTTGTCCTAGGAACCTGTTCTATGTGACGGGGGTGGGACGTAGGAAGAGTAAGGTTGCTGGATGGGGCTTTTCTTAGAGTCGTAGGACTGCTAGAACGTTTGCATCTTAGGACACTGGGAACCGCTTCTCTTGGGCCTTGGGGCTTTGTTGTTTATTCGTTGGCTGGACAAGGAGTTAGCTCCTGATCCTTGGTTGCTAGATTTGTTTTCGATTCCTCCTACACATGGATGCGGTTTGGTCCCCTTCTTGCGGGCATTGTTGCACTTATGTCGTTTGACGGGGTTGGGGGTTTTGCTCTTAATCCCGTTTGCTAGATTTGTTTTCGAATCTGCTTTCTTCTTTGCTATGAGGGGCGGGAAGATATACGAATAAGATGGGTATGAAGAATGCGATGAAGATGGGTGCGAGGATGGTAGCAGGATGAGCTGCCTTATCTTTTGCACAGGCTCAAAATTATCCTTTTGGCTAGGTTGACACTGTGTAACGCCTATGGTAACGTGTAGCTGCCGCTATGCGTTATGGCATAGGTGAAGGCATCTGAGATGAGCAGCGCCGTGAGGCACCGCAAACTCTCATGAGGGTAACCCGGTAGCCACTGCGCTGCTGGTGAAACTCTCATCCCGCTGTTAAGCTGCGGCGCACGGGCACGGGCAAAAGGGGTCATCTAGCGTGATCTTGATTGCTGAGGGGCACCTGACGGCAAGGGGGTGAGATGAGTAACCGCTGATGATGGTGACACTGGCCTGTAACTCCCGTTGTAGGGGGCAGTGAGTAAGTCTTCCCATGTGTTGCAGCCGGTCACCGGCGCGGGGCATGGGGGCAAAACCCTTCCGTATCTCACAGGCTTGGCGCTTTTCAACGCGCCTAGGGTGAGGGGTAGCACTCCTCATCTCAATTAGCCGGGCGGCAAATTCAAGCGTGGTGTGTGGGCTTCTACTCCCGCACCCATGATAGCACCCTGCATAGCTCAATCAGCCACATCTTGCATCCCGCCAGCCCCGCAAGGGCTGGCTGGCGGCAATCAGCCTACGTGACGCACCGGCAGCCCTCCCACAAGGCAAGCCAGCAAAGGGAAGTGTAGTGACGCCCTGAAACCTGAACAGTTCCCGTGATCCTGTTCAGCACGTAGGTGTCAAGCCGCAAGGGCAGCAAGATAAGTGAAGCCGCTAGCAACCAGCCAATGCTGCAAGGTTCTTAGGCATCTCAAGTGAGGGGCCAAGTAGCTGCCATCTCACACACCACGCTGTTCTCCTCCTCCTGCAATGTTGGGTAGGCGGGCGCGCCGTCACAAGCGCGCCTGCCACCTACCCATCAGCAAGTGGCTTCCAAGAAGGCCATTTGCTGATGCGTAGGGCATCACACAGGAGGTGGTTGAAATGGAAAAGGCAGTAAGAAAGCTGCTTCATGCTGAACATGACCTACGGGAAGCGCGGCGCGCATCCCAGCGGGCACGGCGTGAGGCGGCAGGCACGCTCCTCTTAAGTGAGCAGGGCCTAGCCTTTGGTGAAGCACGGGCACTGCTCCGTGAGATAGCCAAGGGCCAGGATGAGCGTGCGATGAGCAAGCCGCACTACCCCACGCGGGATGTGCCGGTCACTCTCAATGACAAGGCTGTTCGCAAGAGGTTTGGTGACCGCCTTGAAAGAGGTGGCGTCAAACTCCCCTTCACTGTACGCCGGCCGGCTGGCTGGAGCTACAAGATGAAGGGCAAGCAGCCGGTGCTCCAGCCTCACATGGTGAATAGCCTCTTCATGATCTCAGGGCGCAGGCTGCGTCAGGGGGTGTGGATGATCACACTCCCGGTGGCCTTGCAATCCCAAGTGATCACGTGGCTTCTCATCCAGTGCGGCCCCATGAATGAGAATCATGGTGACGTTGCGCTCCCCAAGATGCGCAGCGTAGGCACTGACAACTTGCAAGAGCAGCTAACACAAAAGAAACCCAAGGCCAAGAAGGCAAAGCGGCATGGGCCGCTGAGGCAAAAGGAAGTGGCCCGTTGGGGAAGCAGCCCTGCGAAGGGTAGGGGGTAAGATGAACGTCATCTCAATGGCTGGGCGCACTTCGCGTTCAGTCATTGGGGAGGTGTTCACAAGAGCACGTCACAGCAGGAGTTGAACATGAAGAAACCTTGGCGTAAGGCCCGCAAGGTTCCAAGAGCTAAGCTGCCCCGCAGATTGCGGGAACGCAGGCACAAGGAACCCGGCAGGCAAGAAGCGCTGTGTTCCTTTTACGGTATCCTCCCCCGAGGAATACCTGAGAAGCACAGCACGCATGACTTCGTGGATGATAGCAAGCCGAAGATAAGGTTCAAGAAAAGGCAGCAGCATCCAAGATACTACAAGTACAATGACACTCCCACAAAATGGCAGCGTCAGATGAAAGTAGAGTGAAGGCAACTATATCCAGCGGCGTGGCCGCTGGATGCAGGAGTGTTCACAGCAGGATACTTCACAGCAGGAGTGAGAATCATGACAGCAAAGAGAACCCGAAGGTTGAAGAACCTGGATAACTTCAAGGTGGGTAAGATCACCGTGGAAAACGCTGACGGAGTGGTTGGCAGAAGCAGGCCGGCAACGAAGGCTGAGATAGCCAACGTGGCCAACTCTTTCTTCGCCGCCCTGAGCCAAGGGAATGTCACGGTGAACGGAAAGCCTGTGGATCCGGTGACCGGCAAGATTGGCCCCCGGAGGCGCAGATGATCACGATCACCTTTTACGGCTACGAAGAGCCGTTGGTCATAGAATGCGCAACCTACTTGGAAGCCCTCGAAGAGAGGAACCTCCGGGCTGGGATGGGCTTGACGTTTGAGATAACGTCATGAAGAAAGTCACCGCCTTTCTCAAGCTTGACGATGACACGTTCATTGCCGCTGATCCGGCGGCCCTCCGCGTTGCCCTCCACAGGGGCTACGTGAAGGAAGTCAGCAATGACAGAAGACAGTTCATCTACGAGCTTAGGCTCAGCGGGATGGTCAGCACCTTGGATAAAGCTGGCCTCCTGCGCGCCCAAGAAATGGTGCGGGAACGGCTTGTGCAACAGAACATATAAGAGCGCAGCCCCATCTAACCGGCCAGCCCGGTTAGATGTGGAAGTGCTTAGGAGCATTTCAACACAGCAGGAGAGAGAACTATGAGCAAGATACTTGAGTTGACTGACGCCCAAGAGCAGGCCCTCCGTGAGAAGCTGTCATGGCTGATGCGGGAGGCCAACGGCGTAGACATCTGGTTAGCGCCGGGAGGCACGCTGGATGTCAACAGCCCGGAAGAGGGCGGCACGGAGTGCTTCCTGGACTGCGATGAGGAAGCCCACTACCGGCTGGGCGAGATCGTCCAGAAGCTGGGCGGGCCGTTCAACCCGCACCGGAGCGAAGGGACGTTCAAGCCCCCGCTGGAGCCCGGCGAAGACTGGGCCGTGTGGCTGGTTTACGAAGTCAGCATGGATGGCGGCGTGACCGTGGAGGAACCCATCACGGGAACGTATGCCACCGAAGAAGCGGCTGTGGCGGAAGTCAAGAACCGCCTTGGCGAGGATGCCACACCCTATGAACGCGACGAGCTGCGTGTCTTCTACAAGGCGCAGCCAAGCTTGGATGTGGTCATCATGAAGATGATTGTCAGCTAGAGCGCTGCCATTACCGGCGCAGGGAACTGCGCCGGTAGGGGAAGTGCTCACGATGAGGACTTCACAGCAGGAGTGAGAACTATGAGTGACAAGATCACATTGCCGCGCGTGACCATGCTCCAGGATGGGATGGGCAACCCCCGTTACACAATGGACAGCAAGGACTACGCGCAGCATGAGACGTTCAAGCTGGCGGAAAACTGGCCTCTCAACGAGGGCTGGGAACTCCGGCAGCATGGCGTTGCGATGACGCTGGTGTATGAGCGTGATCTCACGATTACGATCATCATGGGAAGCTGGGATTGGAACAGCAAAGCCTACGCCCTTGCTTCCAGCGCCGGCGATGGCGAAGTGGCGGCCACGGAAGACACGTTCCTCTGGGACGATGTCCCCGAGCACATGCAGCAGGGCCTCACGGAAGGCAACGGTGCCACTCCGGAGATCATTGAGCAGTTCTACAATCACCTGATCTTCGAGGCACTTGAGAGCTATTTGCCAATGGAGCGGCTGGATACTTCCAGCCACATCCAAGTGTAGCGCAGCCTCATCCAGCCGGTCAGAGCGGCTGGATAGGGAAGTGCTAGGAAGCATTTCACAGCAGGAGAGAGAACTATGGACACAAATTTAGGAAAGCGCATCCGGCTCATCGCGGAAGAGATGAGCGCCCACTACAGCAGTGAAGATGGCTACCCAACGGAATATCCCAATGGGATGGACATCTTCACGGCGATGGGCATTGGCAGCACGGCGAAGAAGGTCAGTGACGAATATGCCGCGCTGGTGCTCTTGCAGGCGTTTGACATCTACCGTCACACCATCTTTGGGCACGAGATACTGCCATCAAACGAAGAAATGGCGGTGTCAATCATCCACAATCTTCATTCACTTGGATACGCGAAGCAGTATCAGGCGGTGCCGGATGCAGCCTGACCACGTCTTCTTGCTTGTGATGATTGCGCTAGCAGTCATCGCAGGCATCCGCGACCTTCTACAGCAGTAGAGCGCAGCCTCATCCAGTCAGTCAGAGTGACTGGATAGGGAAGTGCTCAACGTGAGTGCTTCACAGCAGGAGAGAGAACATGAAAAGAGCAACAGGCAAGAAGCCTCAGGCTCTTCCGCCGAACGTGCTGGCGGTTGACCTGAGCTACCCGGACTTCCAGAAGGACCCGATGGTTCACGATGTGGGTCAGCACGGGATGTTGACCTTCTACAAGACGGACTCCATCGGATGGTGCGTCATGACCTTGGACATTTCCCGAGGACGTGGCAACAACGCCGATAGGAAATACGGCATACGGGTGGATGGCGGCGGCGTTGTGCGAGTTGGGAACGGCCCGCACGTCAAGGAGCAAGTCACCATCTACGTGCGGAAGTCACGGGCGGCGGCCTT